CCAAGGATGGTGTAGATGCATCCAAGCTTCCTCAGAAGGTAGAGGAGCTTAAGTGCGAGCTATATCCAAAGAACGTTCAGCAGATTTGGGACAGCTACAAGCATTATACCGCTGGATTTGATTGTTATAATGATGATGTAGTCCGTGATGCTATTGAGCGCACCTGGGATATCGCTCACAATCAGATTGGAACGGTTGATTTTGATCGTTCTGTTAAGCTTCCTGTTATTGAGAAGCTTGTTTCAAAGACTCACCTTGAAGATGCCATTGAAAAGCTTGGTGAAGGTGCAGGCGAGGACGTTCTTGCTTTTGAAGAGTTGAAGCGTCTTGCTAAGATTGGTCTTAAGAACCGTAATAGAGATGAGGAATCAGAATATATTGACCGTCTTGTATACGAGCTTGGAGTAATCAAGGAACTTAAGTTTGCCAAGTATTTCCTTACATATGCCAAGATCATGGATATTGCTTCAAAACATATGTTGATTGGCTATGGAAGAGGTAGCGCCGCAGGTTCTCTATTAAGTTATTGTTTAGAAATTACTCAGGTAGATCCAATTAAATACGGTTTATTGTTTGAAAGGTTCTTAACAAGGCTTAAGAAAAATTCATACCCAGACATAGACAGCGATTTCGGTGATCGTGAAAAGGCTGTTAAGCTTATTGGTGATTACTTCGGGACAGAGAACGTTATCTCAGTTTCTAACTTTAATCAGCTACAGCTACGCAGTTTGATTAAGGACGTTGCTCGTCTTGCTGGTCTATCATTTGATGAAGTAAACAAGTATACCGGCAAGATTGAGAATGAAGCTCTTGCAGAGGCTAAGAAGACGCCAGGATTTGATCGTGCTGGATGGGTTCTTACCTATGAGGAAGCTGAGAATAACTCTCCTTCATTCCGTGAGTTGATGGAGAAGTATCCAGAGTTTGAAAAGACAGTTCGTGTTTTATTCAAGCAGATGCGAAACGTATCTCGTCACGCTGGCGGTGTAATTATTACCAGCAATCCACGAGATAATATGCCAATCATTAAGAGCGGCGATGTTCTGCAAACTCCATGGCCAGAAGGTCTTAATGCACGCCACCTTGAAGGTTTCGGGCTTCTAAAGTTTGATATCCTCGGTCTTGGAACCCTCCGAATGTTTGAGGAGTGTATCCGTAAGATTGTCCGTAAAGAAAATCCCAATAGGAAGTATGTTACTTTTGATATGATCAAAAAGTGGTATGATGACAAACTTCATCCGGATAAACTTGATCTTACTGATCAAAAAGTGTATAGAAACGTTTGGTGGGAGAGTAGATATGCTGGAGTATTCCAGTTTATTAATCCACAGGTTCAGAAGTTTATGGCAGAAATGAAACCTACCAACATTACCGATCTTTCTGTAGCTACTTCAATTTTTAGACCGGGACCACTTTGTTTGTCTGCTGGAACGCAAATTCTAGTATCTCGTCACAAATATAATGGTCGTTATTTCAAATACAAATCTATTGAGCAACTTTATAACGAACAAGAATATCCTGTAGCACATGCCAGATATTCGAATAATCTTTGTTCTTTGGATGAAAATACAAATACCATTGTATCAAATAAAAAAATTCGTATAATCAAATCAGGCAAGAAAGAAGTTTGGTCCCTCAAAGTTCAACTTAGGGTAGAAGGTCCATGTCAAATTATTGATACCGGAAAATGTAATATGCGTAGTGCCATTAAACCACTTAAAGCCACGCTGGATCACATGTTTCTTACATTAGACGGTTGGAAACCTCTTAGAAAACTTAAAGAAGGTGATTATCTTTTTATGCACAAAACTCAGCTTCCATCGATATCGAGAGCTACCAAAAACATTCATGGCGAGAAAAATTTCAGAAACATAGCTTTTTTAAATTATCGACATCGTTGCTGTTTTTGTGACTGGAAATCTGGAAGTTTAGACACGAATCACGTAGAAGGTGGACGAAAATACAATAATTCACCAGAAAATCTATCTTTTCTATGCCCTAATCATCACCGTGAATATACTGAAGGAAATATTAGCAAAGAAATTCTTCAACAAAAAATGGCTGAAAACCGTTTGGTTTTAAATGATGATATTCGAATGGTCAAATTTCTTGGCATTGAATCTCACGGAATAGAGGAAACATATGATATTGAAATGGCGGCTCCTCACCACAATTTTTTTGCGGGCGGGCTAGTGGTACATAATAGTATCGGTGCTGACAAGCTTTATTTAAATAATCGTAAAACCCCATCTAAGATTACATATAAACACCCGCTACTCAAAGACGTACTAGAAAGCACATCGGGTTTAATCATCTTTCAAGAGCAGCTACAGCTAATCTACCATCGGCTTGCCGGTGTTCCTCTTGAAGAAACCGACAATGTTCGTAAGGCATTCACCAAGAAGGATCTATCCAATAAGGAAAAGGCTGCAAAGGAACGTGAGGCAATGCGTGAAGACTTTGCTAATCGCTGCCTTGCTGTAAACAATATCGCTAAGGAAATCAGCTATAGTATCTTTGATGAAATGGAAAAGTTCGTAGCTTATTCGTTCAATAAGAGTCACGCAGTTAGCTATTCCCTTGTTTCTTATACTTGTGCATGGCTCCTAACCTACTATCCAGAGGAATGGATTACCACCTACATTGATTACTGTGCCACCGAGAAAGGTAAGCAAGCTGGCAAGGAAGATCCAAAGGCTATTGCTCTATCTGAGGCTAAGGCACTTGGTTTCTCTATCGGTAAGCCGGATATCAATCTCTCTGAGAAGGATTATACGATCCGGGATGGAAAGCTTATTCCATCGTTCGCTTCTCTTAAGCACGTTGGTATGACGGTTCTTAATGAGATTAACGAATATCGCCCCTATAACAATCTTGAAGATTTGTTGTTTAGCCCCAATGACACATGGCGTCATTCCAAGTTTAATAAGCGTGCGTTGTCTACTCTAATCAAGCTTGAAGCCTTTGGAAGCATGGGTTTGGTTGGAGAGGACAAGATGTTTAAGAATTATCGTCAGCTTCACCATGTATTGGTAGATAAGGGCGATGATGTTAAGCGTGCAATTAATAGAAAAAAGAATAAGAATCATAGAGAAATATTGCAGAAATTAATTGCAGAAGCGCAGGATCTTGAAGATTTCTCTTTGAAAGAGAAAGTAGAATTTAGTAAACAATTATCTGGGACTATTGATATGAGTTTGATAGTAACTCCAGAGATAAAAGAATTTTTAGAATTATCTAATATTGAAAGTATTGATTCCTGGCAAGAAGAAGATGATACGTATTGGGCAATTGTTAAAAATTCTTTTAAGGCTACAACTAAAACTGGAAAAACGTATCTAAAGATTAATATGTATGGGCACGAGATGAAAGATTACCAGTGTTTTTGTTGGAATTTTAATCCTGCCAAAGATCAGCCAATTCCTGAGAATACTCTGATTGTAGGTAAATTTAAAAATAGTAATTTTGGTTTTTCTTCTTTCTTTGGACAAATAGAGATATTAATTAAAAACAGATGATATGCTAGAGTTCAATCCAGAAGATTATATAGGCAATACACCATTAATAAAATATAGCGATAGAATCTATATTAAATTAGAATATTTAAATTATACCGGTTCTATTAAAGACAGACCTGTTTGGCACATACTAAAAAAGGCTGAAATTGCTAAAAAGATTAGGCATGATTGGACTACGTTAGTAGAGGCTAGTAGCGGAAATACTGGTATTTCTTTATCAACGTTTGGAAAATTAAAGAATTATTCTGTGAAAATAATCATGCCAGAAGACATGAGCGAAGAACGCAAGAAAATAATTTCTTTATTAGGTGCTGAGATAATTTTTGTAGGTGCCGGTGGATTTTTAGATGCTATTGCACTTAGAAATAAGTTATGCGAAGAATATGAGAATTTTTATAATTTTAATCAATTTGATAGTAGGGAAAATATAGAAGCTCATTATTATGGCACCGGCAAAGAAATAGAAAAACAATGTAAACAGAATAATTTAAAACCATCAGGATTCATTTGTGGCACAGGTACAGGCGGAACCTTCATGGGAGTTTCAAAGAGGCTTCGAAAGGCATTTCCTGGAATTCGCTGTTGTGTTTTGGAACCAGAGGAGAGTCCTGTTATGTCAGGTGGCAAACCTGGATTGCATAAAATTCAAGGCATAGGAGACGGAAGCAAATATTTGGTAGATTTAAAGATGGTAGATAAAATCTATAGAATATCTTCCGAAGAGGCAATAAAAGAAGCCAAGGCTATATCAAGAGATCTTGGACATTTTGTTGGTATTAGTTCTGCTGCCAATTTAATTGCCGCAAGAAGAATGGCAGAAGAATATCCTTCTGATGGACCTATTATCACTATTTTTTGTGATAGTGGTCCCAGATACCTATCCATGTTTTAACATATAATAGATAATCATTTTATCTTGATAATAGGTAAAATGACATGGAATACGAAAAAATAACCCTGCCAAACTTTGTAAGTGTTGCCGTAAGTAAAACTCAATACAACATTTACAATGCAGAAAAAGATTCTTCTTACCTTGGAGATGATTCTACAATTTCTGTTCCTTATTGTTATTTTTATATTCCAAGTATAGCTTCTTCTTCCAATGGATTAAAATATTTTCATTTGTATCCACATGCAGGATACAATTATTCTCATGTTAAAAACGAGATAACAAGTGCGCTTGAAGCAAAAGATTTTGATCATTATGAATTTGATAACTCGCAACCAATAACAAAAGTAAAAATTGAAACTATATACGGCAACAATACTTTACTGTCTTTCAATATCAAAACAACAACTGGACAAATTGTAAGAGTAAATAAAACAGTATCTACAGCCAGTGTTTGCAGGAGTCTTCTACAAAAGAAAACAATAGAAAAAGAATTTGAAAATGAATTCTATTTCTTGAATAGAAAGAATAAACTAGAGTTAGTCTCTACGGATACGGCTAGTTGGAGATGGTACAATAAATGTTTCGAAAGGCAAAAATTACCTGTAGTAACAAAACAAAATTTGCAGGTAGGTAAAATTTATAGAAATAAAAAAGGTAATTCAGCACTTTTCGTAGGATATGTCAGCACCGTTGCGTATAATCCAGAATTTTCTAGTTCAATCAAAGAAGCTTGCCAAGGCAAAGTATCGACATTGAATATAGATCTTAAAAAAGAAATTTCTCTAAAAGAGTCTCATGTAAAGATGGCTACCATGTGGTTGATCTTGCCAAGTTTTTATATGAGAAATTCATTTAAAAAAGATAGAACAATTTTAGATTCATTTGTTAATAAATGTTTGGCTGTTGGAAATTATGCCTATATTAGCATTTTAAAAAGACATACTTTCATAGAACTGATAGATGAAATTCCCGCCTATAACATTACCCCACAAGCATTTTCTTCTGTGAAAAATTGTGCAAATGAAGATTTAGAAAATCTAAAATCTCGTATAGAAAATACAAACAATTTCTTTAAGACAATAAAAGATACAAAAATTATTTGCAAATTATCTAAATTTGCAAATTTAATACCATTTGGCATGGACACGGTTGTTCATCCTTACTATAAAACATTTAATAAAGTGTAAAATAAATAATGATTTTTCATTTATTTGAAATTCTATATGGGTATTCCTATTTATTATGAGAATGAACCATCTCTGAGGAACAAATGTCAAAAATTAAATTTAAACCCGAAGAACTCCGTTCTTTAATTCGTGATTCAATTCAAACTACGTTTAAAACAAATGGTTTGATTAAAGAATCAAAAGAAGAACCACTTCTAAAAACTCCAGTTAAAGTTTTAACAAACATGAAAGAAAAAATTGCAACCCTACAAGAAGCTCTTGTAGCAATTCCAAAAAACTTTATCTTAAAAACAGAAAGATTATCAAAAGGTGCAAAAGAAGCACATTTCAATTTATATAAAAAATATGTAGATTCTTTCAACAAAATTTCTTCTGAATTAGATGCGGTTAATAGACAAAATGCAAATTCAACTCACAGCTCCTTTCGTTCATTAAAAGTAGATGAAAATTACAATTTAAATGGCATCAAATTACATGAATTATATTGGGCAAACATTTCAGATTTAAATTCAGAAATAAGCGTTAATTCTTTTCCTTATATGAGATTGGCTCGTGATTGGGGAACTTTTGAAGCTTGGCAACTTGATTTTATTTCCACCGCATTATCAGCGAGAAATGGTTGGGCTATGTGTGTGTATGAACCATATAAAAACAAGTACATGAATGTAATTGTCAATAGTCACAACAAAGATATTCCTGTAGGTGCAATTCCTGTTATTGTTATGGACATGTGGGAACATGCATATTTTAAAGATTATCTTGATGATAAAAAATCATATCTAATTGGCATGATGAAAGAGTTAAATTGGGATGTTATAGAAGCACGAATGAAAGTTGCCGAAAATGCAAATTTAAATTTAATATATCAAATTATGCCAATGGTAAATGATGGACCAGAAAAACTCTTAGCAGCGGCAGAAAAAGCTGAAGAATTGCCAATTGCTAGCGTACAGCCAGTTCAAGGCACGGTTTCTCCTGCAATTCCATCTGGGGTAGGTTCTCCTGTAATGGTTCCTCAACAGCCTGGTACTTCACGAATAGTTTGAATCAAAGATTGGTATCCATATGAAAAGAAAAATAAAAAAAGCACCTCTAACAACAAATGCAAAAGTCTTGCAAGAGCAAATGCCGCAAATGTCATATCCAAAAAAAATTGCAGACTTTTCAAAGCAAAAAAGCAGACCAATCTCTTTAGATCAAGTTATAGATCGTTATCTAATCAGATATGAAAAGGAAAGTATTCCTATGTCCGATAATATCGGTTTAGATAAACTACCAATGATGGAAAGTGCTGCAAGCAACAATGTAAAATTATTGCAAAAATTCTTATTTGAACAGGAAGATCCTGGTGCCGCCGAAGGAGGTGGAGATACAAGCGAACCTCCACCAGATACAGGTGGAGGAGGAGGAGGAGGAGGAGGAGGTCCAGCAGAAGAAAATCCAATTTTCAAAACTCCAATTATTAACTTAAATGATTTTGCTAGATCCGTAGCAAGATTAATCAATAATTTCGAAGCATTGTCAGATCCAAAAACGATTATTTTAAATCGTGCAGAAGCTTATATTGCATCAAATTATGATTCACAAACTGCAAAACAGTTTACAGAAATGATGGAACAAAATTACGGAATTCATCCAACATCAACCGCTTTCCCAGAGGATTACTCAGATCCTGTGTTGTATGGAACTACCGGTCCAAATTCCGCAGCATCAGGAGGATGATTTTGGAAAAACTTGAAAAGAGAACTATTACTTTTCAATTTGAGCATCAACAATTACTCGACTTGAGAAGAATTCTTTTTCAAAAAGGTCTAAATCCACAATTATTTTTCTCATATATAGCAACAAAAGTCGCTATGTGCGACCCACAAATAGAGGCATTATACGAAGGAGCAAAAAAGTATAAATTAGATAGAGCATTAGATAGAAAATTAGAAAAAGCAGATGCAGATACAATCTATTCTCTAATAGAACAGCAATTGAAAAATACATAATAAAAGAAAGAGGTTCCTATGACATTCTTCAATAGAATTAAAAAAGCTTTTGATGTGCTTAACGGTAAGGATGTTGAAATAGTAGAGGTGAAAAAAGACTCCGAACTATATGCTCTCGTCTCAGATAAAATAACAAACTTAGATTCTATACAATTAGAAAAATTAGAAAAACGCCTATCAAATGTAGAGAAAGTTATGAATTTCTTACTTGTTAAATTAAATGATGTTGTGGAAAATCAAAAAGCATCAAATGATTTGCTTCTAAATGCGGCAACCATGGTTGAAGAAATATATCATGTCTTTGGAACTAATGACCTAGTTGGCGTAAAAACTTCCGATAATGCGTCAGATAAACAGTCTGATAATAAAGATTTTGATTCTTTAACAAGAATTCCAAAAAAACACGAAATGAACTAGCATGGAAACGCCAAATACAAATAACTTAGTTAAATCATTTTTTATTAACAACTGGCTATCGTTGCTCCTTATTGTTGGAGTGGCGGTAGCCGGTTATTTTGCCTATCAGAGATTTAATGAAATAAATCAAAGAAATTCTGATATGTCTGCCCTTATTGAAGAACAAAATGCGGCTATCGCTCAAAATCATAATACCATTACCCAACTAAATAATACAGTTACTTCCGAAAGAGAAGCAAGAGAAACCCTCAGACGAGATTATGAAAGAAGAGTGGAAGAGATAAGATCCGATCTTCAAGAACAAATAGATCGTATACGCAGAAATCGTTCCATAAGAACAAATGAGCTAACAAATAATTCTTCAGACTTGGTTGATAGCTATAACAGAACATTTGGCTTTGGAAGGACAACACCATGATTAAAAAACTAATCTCACATATCTTATTAATCACCCTATTGGTTGGTTGCACTACAGGAAACCTTCCAGGAGGCTCTACAACCGCTGTAGATGATCATGGCTTCCCAGATATGCCTCCTATTGAGTTAGCCCCTGTAGAAGCCGTTGTGGTGCCCGCAGTAGAGCCTAATCCAACTCCTACTCCATCACCGGTTGCCTTAACTCTAAATCAAGAGTTTAGAGCACCATATCCAGGCGTTTTCTTTTCAAGTGAACAAGCGGCTTATATTATAGCTGAACTTGAAGCTTATCAAGAACGTGTGGCGGTATCTATGGAAAGCATAAGAACCGCTTATGATTTAAGATTACGAACAGAAGTAGAAGAATTACGAATACAGATTAATGGGGATCGTGCTCGTTTTCGTATTGTTATAGAGGCAAGAGATGCTGAGATTGCCAGATTAATGAGATTAAACGAGCGAGTTATTAATCGTGGTTCAGAATTTCCATGGGATGCTGTGCTAGTTGGTGCTGGTGGTTTACTCGTTGGAGTTATTGGTGGTTTCCTAATGGGATTTGTTGCTGCCAATTAATACTTAATAAAAAGGATTTATATGAAAGTACCTCTTTTAGAACAAAGTGATGGAAAAAAATCTGCTTCATTTACCATGATGGTAATAGGATTTACCGTAGTTACCCTATGGCTTCTTGTGTCTATTGTAGAAGAAGCTTTCGGTATTAAAATAAGAGAATTTTCCGGCACAGAGGCAATGAGTTATCTAACACCACTTACAGTTTTATACTTTGGACGTAGATGGGCTGATAAGAGTGCTGCCAATTCTACCTCAGAATCCTCTTCTAAAAATTCAAATTCCTCTGCTGAAGAAAAAAAATCTGAAGATTGATATGTGAATCATAATTTCTTCAAATAATTACAAAAAGATTTCTATGGGTATAAAATGAAAATAAAATTAAATGAATTAAGAACTTTAATCCGCAAAGTTGCAGCCATGCAAATTGCAGAAGCCGCTACAAAACGTAAACCAGTTGCAAAAAGCACAAAGAAAATTTCTGTGAATGAAATTCGTTCAATGATAAAAGAAGCAATTCTTAAAGAAGCTAAACAAACAAGAGAACTAAAAACCACAGAACAAGTTAAAAAAAATGTTGTTGACGAAATAAATCGAAAATATCCAACATTTGTAAAGCTCTTTAATGAAAAAAAATTAGGGTTTTCTCTTGAAGATTTAATTGACAAACTTTATTCTCCAATAGAAAATAAAGAAGACATAAAACAAGTTAGTTCTGAATTTCCCTCACTTCAATTTTTATCCGTTAAAGCACTGAAAGATTCATTACGAAAATGGATCCCAGGTTCAGAAAGATTAGAAACATCTTCTGTTGTAGATACAGAAGAAACAGAAAAAAGACCGGAACCAGTTTATCAAACTGGCGAAGAAACATTGCAAAAAATTGCAGATGTATTAGATGTTACAAAACAAATGGCAGAAAAAATAGAAGCCGCTGCGATGGAAAAATTGTCTCAAATGACTTCATTGGCTCCTATATTCAAAGGCAAAAGTCGTGAAAAAATTTCTGCTATTTTAAAAGCCGTTAGAAAAGGCAAAGTCAATTTAAAAAATCCAGAAGATTTTAATAAAGCTATTGCAGAAGTACACAATGTTTTAATAAAAATTATTGATGAAGAAATTGAAAAATTTATCACAGAATTATTAAATAATTTAGATATAAAACTAGCTGATGTTTCTCCTGAAGATTTTACTAAACTTAGCCTTGAAGAAATAAATAATATAAAATTAGCAATGAATGTCGAAGATCTGAATGAAGCAGAAAGGCAATTCATAACAGATTATTTAAGAGGAGAAATTACAGAAGAAAATGCAATAACACATCTCAAAGATCTCTTCTTTAAGTATGATCCTGAAAAACTTGATATGCCATTTCCAAATATAGCAAAAGCTGTTCATGAAAAAGTTAGACCCGAAATAGTAGCTATTTTTAATCCAGAAACCAGAGGACGTGGAGAAGCGGATCAAGAAGTTTTAGCATCGATAAGAGACTACATTCGTGAATCAATAAAAAAAGAACTCAGAAAGAGATGAATTGTTTAATATTCATACTGTTTAAACAAGTATAGTTCATAAACTCAAAAAGCTATTAGACATAAATTTGATAGCTTTTTGCTTTTTTATTTTCACTTAATGCTTATAAAAAATTATAATTCAAAAAATTCTCATATGGGTTACAATTTTCTATTATAAATCATAACATAGTAATGGTATCATCAAAGCATGAATATTCGTCTTCTAATAGCATTAGTTCTTAATAGTATTCTGTTCTCTACAGCAGTTATTGCCCAGGATATCTCCGTGGGCACCACAACTCTTGGTGCATATGAAACTCACTTCCATTATGCAGGGGAAGATATCATACGTAATCGTGCCTATAACGTTCGTAGAGCCATGAGAAAACTGGATGGAACCATTCTCCTTCCAGAACAATCCCTTTCCTATAATCGCCTCCTGGGACCAAGAACAGCCTCTCGGGGATGGAGACAAGCTAAGACAATCCTTAATGGAGAAATCTTTATAGCGCCAGGAGGTGGTATATGTCAAGTGTCAAGCACTCTACACGCCGCAGCCATATTCTCCGGAATGGAGATCCTTAACGCTCAACATCATTCCAGATATATGACATATATAGATCCCGGTCTTGATGCTACCGTTAACTGGACAGAACCCGATCTCATAATCCGCAATCCATATGATTTCCCTGTTAGAATACACGCTTGGGAAAGAGAGCCAGGAGTGGCAGCAGTAGAGCTTCTTGGCGAAGAAAGAATATGGGAAATAACCGTTGAAACGGTAGAACTGGAACGGCGACGACATAAAACCGAAATAAGAGAACGTCCAGACCTTCCAACTTCGTATAGACACGTTCTTGAAAAAGGAACTAACTTCTTGTTGCTTGATCAATGGGTGCATAGAAGAAATCTATATACAGAAGAATTATTCTCCGAAAGAACCAGAATACAATATGACCCTTCTCCAAGGATAATAGAAATCGGAACGCTAATAGACGCTGACCATGAGGAAAATTGATATGTCTAACAATAAACCAACATATACCGTTATGTCCGGTTCTTACACAACTATTATATGACAAGTAATAAAAACGATAATTTCTCAATTACTTTTATTTATCCGGCATTAGAGCAAACATTTACATTTCGTGCATCAGAACTAATTGATTTATTAGAACAGCAAATTATTAGGGAATTAAGTTAAATTAACTTTTCTTTTCTTTTTTGATTCCTGCGAACGTCGATAACCAATATCAGAGGCTCGTTTTCTTTGCATCTCAAATCTTTGTTCAAATTTTTCGTATCTAGTCATTATTTGTGAAAGTTTCTGTAGAACCCCAGACAATGCTGTGGCATCTGCAACAGCGGAATGCCAATTTTTTAATTCAACATTTAATCCAGCCGCCAAATGTTTTAGTGAACCATATAGGTTTTTAACATTTTGATAAATTTCATCTATATTTTGTTCGTCAATGAATTGCTTATATTGCTCTATATCCATATTTTTTATATCTTTTGCAGGATAAGATAGAGCAACTATTAGCCTTTTTGTTATTTCGGGCGGTGAACCACCTTTCAATATTCTCAATAGTGGATGTATATAATTTTTTACTAATTTAACCGTATCTAAAACGGGAATGTCTTTTGGTAAAACCCCTAAATTACGTCGTTTCATTCCGTTATTGATTTGCATCATATCAAATGTTGCATTGTGGGCAATTAACAATGGATTTGAAAATGATTTTATAAATTCTACAAACCCTTTTAATGCTTCGCCTTCCTCTATGTATTTAACAGAGGGATCATCTGAACTATAATATCCTGTGAGCTTTAGAACATCTTCAATAGATTGGCGTCCTGGTTCCCATGAATTCTTTTGCGTTATTTTTTCTATAAAATTTCTTATTTCTTCAAGATGAAACCCTGCTGTATTTTCTGAATTCTTTATAATTTTTTCAATTTCATTTTGGATATTAAAAGAGTTCTTATCGTTATTTAAAGATGGAAATTTTTTTGTATCAGCACTCTGTCCGCCAGATATTTCTTCAATTTTTTTTGAAAGCTGATCAAGTAAATTTTTTTGTAATTTTATCAAATTTTTCTTGTTTGGAAGATTTTCTTGTTTACGTATCGACGTTCCCAATTCCTCTAGAAATTCTTCTAAGTTTTTTAGCTGTAATATATTTTCTGGTTTTGGCAATTCCTTTTGCAGAAAATTTATAAATTCTTGATTTTTTTGTTTTTTCTTTTGCTTTTCTATTTCATTTTTAACAACATTGCCTAGATTAATTTTTGTATGATATTGCCCTAGTTCTTTTGCATTGTCATCAAATGCTACCGCAGCAATTTCGGTTATCTGCGACCATTTCATTGTACCAGAAAGTCCTGTTGTCTCGGTATCAAAAAATATTAAAGTTTTACCACTAAAAGAATTCAAAACATCTTGAATGGTAGTCATTGGATTTTCATAAAATCCTTCTTTCAGGATTGCTTTAACTTGAGATTCAATATATTCTTTTAAAATGTGTTTCATTTTCATTAAATAGATTTATTCGTTTTCTTTTTCTTGATACAATAGCATATTGTATGGAAGATATAGCAGGTAGTATTACAACAAAAAATCTAAATGCACTTGTAAATTATGCAAGATTAACGATAGATAGCGAAATCTTCTTGATATATTCCCCGGAATATTTAGCTTTGGCAATTCTTGAAGAAGATGTGCTGGCAAATAAATGTGGTTTTGTAAATATAATCGCTGCTTCAAAAAATTTTTTATCGCTAGAGATAGCAATAGATGAGATATATGAACAAATTAGCAGGTAAAATAAGCTATTTTTAAACTTTGTAGTATTTTGATAACAAACAATATTTATTGTATATCACCAAGTAGTTTAAAATGAGTGAAACAATAAATGCAAAAAATATATTAGTTTTTACAGGAGATAGAAATAGCGACGATAAGCCTGCTGACTATACCGGTGCCTTTTTGCCAGAAGCATTAGCATTCATGAAATTTCATAATATTCCTGCTGCTAATCATTTGCGTGTAGACCTGTCAAAAACCGAAAGTACACGCAGGCAACGTGTATATGATTTTATTAAAAAAAGAGTAAAAGAATCTGGACCCATAGATGGTATTGCTTTCTTTTGTCATGGGTTAACCAGAAAAATTCAATTAGGTATTCGTATACCTGATTTAGAAAATTTTGCCTATCTAATAAAAGATGCAGTAGCTAAAGATAATAAAAAAATTGTTATCGCATTGTATTGCTGCTCTACCGGGGATGGACCAGGAGTTGGCGGAGATAATGGATTTGCAGACAAGCTAAGAGATTCTCTATGTCAAGTTGGATTAGAACAATGTTCTATACTCGCTCATTCAGTTAGCGGACATACTACAAAAAATTCAATGAAAAGAAAATTTGATGGCATGGGATCACCTGTAGGTGGTGTTGGTGGATTAACCATCGTAACCCCAGGATCCTTGTTATGGAAAAAATGGAGAACAGCAGTCACAACAACTCCTTTTAGATATAAAGTTCCATTTATGACAATTGCCGAAATACACAAAGAACTAGATGATAAATAATATATCTAGTTAAAAAAGGAATTAACGCATGTCAATACAAGCTCCTAGAACAAATAAAATGAGTGCTGGATTAGAAAGAGTATTCAGAGCCATTCCAAATACACATGGATATTTTAGAGAAATAACTCTACATTGGATTCATTTCATAGATCCAGCTACCGGCAATATAGTTAGTTCAAAATTAGATAGACAGATTCCTGGCGGCGTTTACAAGATTGCATCTGATGGTGAACACTCACTTTATGGGGAATGTGAATATACATTTCCCGATGGCGTAAAGCGACGTTTGGTGGGAGTCAATGAAAGAATGATGTGAAACATGCCAACTGTTCAAATTCTACCTGCAAAAAAGAATCAATTCTTTCTCTTATTAAATGGAGAAACAGGTCATTTGATAAGCAAAATATCTCTTCCAAAAATTTCTGGAACAGAAGCCAATACCGATGATAAAATCATATTGCAATTTTCAAATCCAATTATTCAAGTAATAAATGGAGATTATTTTACAAGAGACATTGCTTCAGTTGCTAACTTGGACTCATTAGCTATATTTGTTTATAACGATACTGACGGTGTTCGAACAATATATCAAAAATACTATTTCTATAATCTGCGATCAATTGATATTGAGAATTCACAGTTTGATTCTAATTCAACCGATAATCAAACCATAACATTTACCTATTCTTTTGAAGATTATAAAATTCAATTTGAAAATGTCGGCAGGGCTCCAGAAATACTTGGTTGAAACTACAAATTCTAATTGCAAAATCAAAATAAATCAATATCAGATATCTAATATAAGTTTGTTTTGCTGCTGGGCAACAACACCATCAGATGCAATATTTTCTCTATTTTCACCAATAGCTCTTGCTAATGCTTTCATTGTAGCATTATCTTCTAATTCTAATGAAAGAAGATAGATTAGATAAAGCATCTGTCTTTGATTAACGCCAAATTTTCTTATCTCAAGAAGAATATCACGACACTCCTGGCGCTTTTCTTTTGATAGTTTTAATTCTATATTAGGCTTAATATAATCAACATTTTCCTCTGCCGTGTCAGATAGAAAACTATCAAAAGTTCCATCCAATTCAGAATTTTTCTCAGTCATCCATGTCCTCCTCTTGATCAATCTTTATTTTATATAAATTTTCCCCAATTAATATTATATACTTTGTAATATATCTCTCGGCATTTCCTTGATCTGGCTCCCTTGATAAAACAAGTATTTTACCCCATTGTTCATTCTCAATAACAAATTGAGCTTCCTGCCATGTAGGCAACGGGCAATCATGCTGCTTCAAAAGAGCTACAAGCCACCCAGGAAGATTTGTCTCTATGTCAGAAATGGTTGGTACAAGATTAGAACCTTCTTTTTTTATAATCTCACTAGTGCCACTTTCTAAAATTTTATGGGTAACATTGCAATTATTACACGAAACAAGCGAAGGCTTTACTAAGCCATCTTTATTCAATTCAGAAAATACAATAAATTTATGAAATACAGGAGGAGAAATGTTCTTGTATTGAGGAAGTATACAGTTACACTCTATGATATGCTTTATATATGCCTTTTGCGGCTTAGAATCAGAACTGCTAGATACAATCGCTATGCTTCTCGATGCCAATAGCGATTGGTCTGCTGTACCCTGCGATTTTGATTTACGGGGTTTCGGCAACGGCTGCTGCCCTGTTTCTGTTTTCTTGCGTGGCATAACCAATAATCATCTCACCAGTAAAAAATAATATAAAAAAACAAACAATAGCTACAATTGAAGGCAAGAGATATCTCTTAATCTTTTTTCTTCTCTCCTCAATTGTTCTCTCTAGTCTGTATTGCTCTACAGCAGTCAGCGAAGAATCTTTAGATTTCTGATATAAAATACCATAAATACTCAGGTTCTTGCTGATTCGGAGTTTTTTGTTGTTTTGCGACCCTTTGCTGGCGCTTCTGGCTCAACGCTCTCCTCAATTGTTACATTCATCTTGTTCATGAAAGAGTCTATCTGGGTAAAATAAGAATCTTCAATCCCATTTCTCACCACATCCAATATCTGAGTTAGTTGATCACGATCTATGTGTGACATATTGCGGCGAACATAAAGCACCGTGTAATCTACTAGATGCTCCTTTATGTTGTTCACAAAACCATGCATCTCTTTCTCAATCTGAGTCTTTAATTTTAAACTATCCATATATTTCCTCGTTGAATTATTAATATAATTTCAACTTTTTTTAGAATGTCTATCCGCAATGCAAGAAGCTATGTAAGAATCCGGTTTTAATACACACTCATAACCAGAAGAAACAACATAACCTTTTAGCTGATCAGAAATGCTGCTCGTAAATACCTTCCGGTGCGGCTTTGAAGCATCAACATGCACAGAAGGCTTTATACCAATCAATTCCTCTAGCTTCATAGCTACTTCTAACGCACGCCGAACCTCTTCGTACATTCTCAATACTTGATTGTTACCCATTCCTAAATTCTTCTTCGATAAAACAGAATTCATATAATAATATGTACCACCCTTTGTCTTCTGATAAAGACAAATAACGGTAGTAAAATAAACATTATTACCACGAATCTGAGAATCCGTACCAACACCTATCTCCCACTCTACAGCAGGAATAGAACGCTTTTGACGTATCTCTTCACAAATCTGTTCTATAGAAAAATGCCCCTCTGTATAAGGTTGTTTCCAAAACAAATTTTCTTTTTCTGTGCTCATGTTGAAATTATTCGATATTTTTCTAAAGCTAATGAAAAAACAGAGGAGGATGCATGAATTTTTTTTCTATTCTTCATCTTTTTCATTTTCTGGCTTGTTCATCATTATCCAAGTATTAGGCTTTTCTTTGCCTTTTGTGAAAAAGTTTGACTTAACATAGTTGCATAAGTAGTTTCGGCACATGTCGGGACGTTGTTCATAAATAACGCAAAACGATCTATTTGGATCTAAAAATTTACAAGAAAATCTAGGACCATCTACTTGCATTCTAAAGAATGGATATGATTTAGGATCTTCAAATACACGATGTCCGTTAAAAAATTTTCTTCCAATAAGGACTCCTTCTTCATAATCAATAACAATGTCTTTTCTTTTATAATTTATGCCTTTTTTCTGAAACCATTTAAGAAGTTTTTCTATGTATTCATCGTCTAGAGGTCCAAGAACGTGTTCGATATCGTCTGGATCTAATTTGCAACAGGCGGCTGCTAATCCATCTACCCCACAACAACGATTGGTACAAGTGTCTACAGCGACTTCAGTTGTAAAATGCTTTCTCTCGCTTTTAGGTTTTGGTGGCCACATTGCTATATCATTAATATGCAATACAGGCAAATAATATTTGTTATTACGTTTTTCTGCACGTAATTCATCGCCTTCAAGCCTGGTCTTTTCTTTTTTAGAAGGCGGCTCCTCAGCGAGAAGACGATTTTGTTCCTCATCTCGTTTCATTAATTCGTCGATAGAAATACTTCCAACTCTTTTAATTGTCATAAATCCTCAACTTGTAATATACTTAATGTGTGAAACTTTGTAAATCAATAATGGTAAAAAAATGAGCCTTAGACAAGAATATAATAAAAATAAAATTGCGTTACAAGAAGCTAAAAAAGCTGAAATTCAAAATTGGCTAAGTGAAAATGTTGTATTTTTAACTGAACGAATGGATCGTGCAAGAGTAAAAAGATTAATAAATCTTATGCTCAAATTTGATCAAAAATTTGGTCCATTCAAAGATAAAATTCCTGGCATCTCTTCAATTGTAAGCGATGCAGAAAATGCTTTGCAAATGGCATTATCTGGCAGATTGACAGATTCAAAAATTTCAGAGATCTTTCAGCGATTAAGCATTATCTATGCTCTTCTTTCTGATTTCTTTGCCAATGATTTAAAATTACTTCTTCAAACTCCTGCTTTTAAAGTTCCAAGAAGTAAACCAGAAGTAAGATTAGATTCTATTACTGATGCTGGTTATAGTCCAAAGCATATTACAGATACAATTGTATTAACTCTTACTCCTTCAGAAGAAGAATTAGCCTTTTTGAATAAACTCTATAAAGGCGTTACGCTTCCTCAGTTGGATAGACATAGTATTGCAAGTCAAATGTTAGGATTATCCTATAAAGATTTAGAAGGCTTGTGTGGGATAGAACAAGTTCCTATGGCGGTAATCCCTGATGAAAAATTGCTAAACGAAGCAGGATTCATAAAAAATGTTTTAGGAGGAGCCGCTGCGGGTGTAGTGACAGGTGCTGTAACAGGTGCCGGTGCTGGAAACGTTCTTCCGGGGGTAGGAACAGTAACAGGAGCAGGAGTTGGAGCCGTAACAGGCGGGCTCGCAGGAGGTGCAAAAGCTTTATATGATTTTTTTCGCTCTCCTCAAGTAGAAGCAGTAAAAAAAACTATAAATGATTTACAAACAACTACAAATAAATTGCAAATCCCATCTTTGACAGCGGCAATGAAAGATTTTAGAAACAGATTAAATGCTGCGATGGTCAAGAAAGCACCAACTAAAACAGATACCCTGGTATTGAGTCAAGCAGTAGTAGTTGCTGAATTTTATAAAAATATAGCTGAAAAATTAAAGGAATTAGTAAAAGACCCAGATGCTAAAACTTTAAGTGATTGGGCAGCAAGTGTAACTAATCCGCAGGATAAAATCATAGTCAATGATGAATTACCACCCGCCGCATCTGATGAAGCCAAGCAGGCTTTAAAAACTTTAATGACATATCTAGATTCTACTGTGGAAAATTTAAATCCAGAAGGAAATTTGGCTAAATTAAAAAAGTCTATTTTTTCAAAATTCAAAATACCAAATACTCAAAATACATTACCGCAAGAATTTACTGCGGCTATTCCAAAAATAAAACAAGAAATTATTGAAATAATATTAGCAGAATCAACTACACTTCGAGAATCATATAGGGCAAATAAAAAAAATAAATTTGTTGAATTTGATAGTGAAGTAAATAAAATTTTAAATGAAAGTTTAGCTAATCTACAGGCAATTGTTAATTCATTTAATACTGCTGCAAAAGGAGTAGAAGCAAAAGCGGCGGTCGGTGCAAGTGCGCCAGGAACAGTACCGGGAGCACCAGGAGGAGGAACACCACCAGGAACAGTACCGGGAGCACCAGGAGGAGCACCCGGGGCTGTGGCACCAGCAGGAGGATCACAGGGGGCACCAGCAGGAGCACCAGGAGGAGCACCAGCACCAGGAGGAGGCTCACCGGCAGCAGCAATTGATCGAGCAGAAGCAAAACCTGATTTCAGCATAGGTCCAGCAGATGCTGGGCTGGCGGTTAAATCATTTAAAAAAATACAACAACTGAGTGCCGCCGACGACGACTACGCTAGAGGTATATTAAAAGAATTAGAAAATTCTATTATAGAAGCAGGAATTCAAACAATAAATACTGTTGAAATTGCAGTTAATACAATTAATTCTTTAGCTAAAGAACCTAATATAAAAAACACTCTAGCAAATCCTAATAATGCAAGATTAGCTGATTTGCAAAGTTTAATGAATAAAATAGGTAATGACCTAAACCCAGAAAAATCATTAAGTGAGCAGATTCCTCAAATAATAAAACTATCAAATATAGTAGCCGTAATCAACGATTTTGCAACAAAATTGCCGGATCCAGTAAAGAAATGATTATTGCTTAACGACAATACCATCACTACATAGCACCATACAAGCAACTGGACCTGCCAATTTTAATGTTGTAATGACAGATAAAGTTGGCAGTTCTTTTTTATAAGATGAAATCTTTTTTAGTGAATCAACAATTGCTTCAGATGTAAAATCTTTTGTACCTAACTTTTCAAGCTTAACAACAATCTTACTTAAATCAGTTACACCATAATTTAAAACAGCTTTTACTGCTCGCAAGCAATTATCTATTTTTACTCTACAGGCATCATTTTCAATTGTAGTGACATCGGGAAGATTTATTATTGCCGCATCAGAAACAAGACCTTTCAATCTTGCATCAATTAAATTTTCTAAATCTTCAATTGCAGATTGTTGTTGTCGCTTTTCCAAAAGATATTTGATATGAGAAGAAACAGCAAATCTTGTAACATTGTTTTCTATAAGAGTTTCTTTTAGCGTAACTCTTATTTTATCTATAGATGGCAAATTTTCCCAAGATTGATAGGTTAACAACTCTCCCTTGAGCGAAGAAACAGCTTCTTTACCACAAACAACAGATATATCGTTTACAAGATTGAGACTTTCCAAATCGGAATTAACACGTATAGGAATTATATCTAATAATCCTCGTTCTTGATTTGTCTTTAACGTAGCTACAACTTCTTCTGAAAAGCCCATTGCTATTATTGCCACAGCTTGTCCTGTTTCATGTGCCTTTTGTAATATTTGGTCTATTTCAGATATTTTTTCTACAAGACCATCTACAAGAAGAATTTTACAATTGCTTCGCTCCCAGGCTAATTCATTGTTGCTGCCGAAAAAGTATTTAAAAGGACTTAATTTAAAAGAATAACCAGATTTTTGTTCAATCACAAAATTGAATCCTTTTCCATTTTCTATTAATATTTTTCCTTCTAATCCAGCTAACATTACCGCTTGAAATACTGCTTCTGATAGTGCTTCATTGTCACCACAAATTTCATTTATTAAATTTTGTAAATCTTTTTCTTTGGCAATTCTGTTTTCAGAAAGAATTAAGTTTGTTATTTCTTCAATAATAACTTGATAAGATTCCGACAATGCAACTTCATTTGGAATTTTATCGCCAAAAGATTTAGTCAAATTTGAATATAGATTAAAAAAATAAACAAAGGTAGCAAGCCCTGCACTTTGACTCATGACTTCAGAACGGTAAATTATATTTGTAGCCAGTAAATTTAACATTATTTCGACATTGTTAGATGGTTCGACTTTATTCAATAATTCGGCAATAAAGTGATAACTTTTTTTATCGATTGGGACCAGATTACTTGACATCGCAATTTTTATTGCTTCAAACTTTGCATTTACATTGTCAATTGATTGATTTATTAACAAATTTGCCGTTGTTTTATCTAGGTAGGTTGTTGTTGCAGTCATAAATTAATATTTATATGATAGGGTGGGGAGTAACAATATGTCTTCTTCAGATTCAAAAAAACAAACTGAACAAAAGTTAGAAGCGAATGTAAATGAGCTAGAGGCTTTGGTAAAGAAAATTTCTGCCAAAGTTGAAAATGCTTCTGTCTTAAATGGTGGCTTTGATGAGATCAGAGATGAGTTAAAAGAGATCAAATGGAGCCAACTAAAATTAATGGCAGATTTAAATCGAGTACATGAGGACATTCCTGAGATTAGACGGGAAGTGGCTACAATTAAAGATGCCATTTATGATCCGGACAATGGACTTTATTCTAGAATTAAAGAATCTAGTGCAGACAGCAAGCGAAGTGAAGATATGCTGAGGGACGTTAGTGCTAGAACTTCTTTAATTGCCAAGAAGCTGGATTCTATGGAAGAAAAAATGAATCCACTAGAAGAGACAACAAAAAAGCTAAAAAGAATTGCTGGAGAAGATTTAGACAAGTTAAAGGGCATTACCCAGACAAAAGAAAATATAAATAAAATATGGTGGGCAATTTTATTAGCAGTTGGTGCTGGCGTTGGAAAATTTCTTTGGGACAATATATCGCAATTATTCTAGACATCTATAATTAAATACAAAAATTGATATTGGGTCTATAATACAATTGGAGTTAATTAATGTCAAAGAAAACACCTGAAGAAATCATAGAAATTTGGACCAACTTCCGTATAGAAGTTGAGCAAATTGATTTTGATATGAACAAAGCTTTAATAAAGGGCAACGCTGCTGCTGGTCGCAGAGCACGAACCAAATTTAGAACATTAAAGAAGCTAGCTACTCAAATCATTAAAGAAATGATTGAATTTGAAAAAGAAGAGTCAACCAATTCTTGATTTGGAGTATAAAATGGGCTGGAAATTAATTAAAAGGGCAAATGCTATTGCATTTTTAGACAGGGAACGTAAACGCCAAGAAGATTATCATTACGATGATACGCTTTCAACTCCCGAACATACCCAAGCGGCACCAGAAGAACCGCTGCCTCCAATAGAAGAAGTTCGTACTTCTGATTGTACGCCTGTAGAGTCGCATAAAGAAGATTCAGATAATGAATCAGAATCTGTGGAATTGCAGCCTACACGAGTAGTTAAAGAAAAGAAATCTGTTAAAAAAACTAATAAAAAGAAAAAAGTTGAATAATGGTAAAGACACTTATCCTAGATACAAACGTTTTATTGACTGATCCCGATAGTTTATACGCTTTTGATGACAATGAAATTGTATTGCCATTCACAACAATAGAAGAATTAGATAAAATTAAAAGCCGTACAAACGAAGTTGGTGCCAATGCTCGTGAAGTAGCTAGACGCCTTTCGCAAATGATTTCTGAGAATGAGCAGGGTGCCCTAAAGCGTGGAGTTCTGCTGCCTTCTGGTGGCACCCTACGGCTTGTAGCTATAAGCGATTTCGTCTTTGATGAAGATGAAAAATTTAGCAAAGATTGGGATACATCAAATAAAGATAATCATATCCTTGATGTCTGTAGAGGATTAACGAAACAACATCGTGAACAAGGAAAACCAGATCCTATCCTTGTAAGTCGTGATATTCTTTTGCGTGTTAAATGTGATTTCCTTGGTATTCCATGTGAAGATTATAAGAATGCACATATAACCGAAAACGTCGATAAATTATATACTGGTTCTGTTCATGTTGATATATCAGAAGAAGATGTGCAAGAATATTGGGAATGTTCCGAAGATCCAAAAAGAGAATTTTATTTGGATTTTGAGCCCGAGCTTAAAAAAGAGTTAGCTCCAAATCAGTTTTTACTTCTTCAAGATCCAAACAGCGATGAAGAACTTGCTGTACGTTATCTTGGTCAAGATGAGCCACTAAAAATTATTAATGATCTTAAATCTCCAATTTATGGTTTGTTACCAAGAAATAAAGAGCAGAATCTTGCAATGAATTTATTGTTAGATCCTGAAATAAAATTAGCAACGATATTAGGTCAAGCAGGAACCGGAAAAACAATAGCTGCGTTAGCCGCTGGCTTAAATCAAGTTATCGAAAAGAAACGTTATAAGAGATTGTTTATCTGTCGTCCAATAGTTCCAGTTGGAAATGACATTGGATTTTTACCGGGACCGGTCCCACTTTATACTAATGTTCTCACTCCCGATGGTTGGAAGAAGATGGGAGACATTAAAAAGAATGACCATGTTATTGCAAAAGATGGCAAACCAACAAGGGTTTCTGATATATATCCAAAAGGACAAAAAGAAATATTAGAAATTACGTTTGAAGACGGCGTTACAATTGAATGCTGCGAAGATCATCCTTGGTCTGTGTATTCTGTTAGTAATCCTAAACCAAAAGTTATGCAAACAAAGGATATAGAAAAAAGACAAGATGAACTTGGATGGGATAAAAAAAGTTGGAACCGATTGTTTATTGACGTAGTAGAACCCGTCAAATATTCGCCATTAAAAGAAAAGCTTTCAATTCATCCATATGTCTTGGGCTGTATTCTTGGTGATGGTTGCGTATCCCAACAATACGCAAACGAGTTTTCTTCTAATGATGAAGAAATTGTTGAAAATATTAACAACTTTATGCCAAATAACATTGTTTTAAAACATAAAAGTGGTTACTCGTATTCATTTACAATGAAAAGTAATACAGGAAAAAAGAAAAGAAAAAACAATGTGGTAACCGAAGCTATTAATCGCCTTGGGCTTCGTGGCACAAATTCTAAAACAAAGTTTATCCCAGAAAATTATCTTTTTGCCTCTGTTGAAGAAAGACTTCTGCTTCTTCAGGGTTTGATGGATACCGATGGTTATGTTTCAAAAGATGGCAAAGATGTATCTTTTGCAACAATTTCAAAAGAATTAGCTAATGGAGTTAAAAATCTTGTTCTTTCTTTGGGTGGGTTGGCTAACATCAAACATTATCCACATAAGCATGATTCATATACGGTATCGATATCCTTTAACAATTCAGATATGTGTCCCTTTCTTTTAGACCGGAAAGCCATTAGATGGCAACCGAGAAAAAATCATATCTTACGAAGAATTGAAAGCGTAAAAAGAACTGGAAAGTATACAGAAATGCAATGCATCTCGGTAGAACACCCAGAACATTTATATGTGATGGATAACTTTGTAGTTACTCACAATACCAAGGAAGAGAAGCTGGAGCCTTGGATTGCACCAATAAAAGATAATTTACGTTACCTTTTATTTTCCGGAACAGCAGGTAGAAAATCTCGTCAAAACGAAATGACTCTTACTGGATTTTTTGAAGATGGTTTAATTGAGATTGATGCTATTAGCTATCTACGTGGACGCTCAATCGCAGATGCTTATATCATAATAGACGAATGTTTTCCATATGATCAAAATATCAATACAGAAAATGGCAAAATGCCAATTGGTAAATTAGTTTCTTTATTCAATAAAGGCGAAAAAATACCAAAAGTATTGGCTTACGATGAAAAAAATAAAAACTTTGTATACAAAAACATTAAAAATGCATGGTCAAACGGATATAAATCTTTAATAAAGATTAAATCTTCTAATAGAAATATCGAATGCACAGAAAATCATCCATTCTTGGTCAAAGATAAAGGCTATGTAAAAGCCAGAGAATTAGCAGTGGGAGATTTGCTAGTTACAACAAAGCCAAAAGCTAGAAGTCAACTTCTTAAAACTTGGAATGAAGATCAAGAACAAATAATTTTGGGTTCATATCTCGGAGATGGAAATATTTCTCAGCATGGATTAAATCGTTATAGATTAAAAGCTGCCTATGGCAAGAGCCAGAAAAATTATTGTCAATTTAAGTCCGAGATTTTAAACTGCTTCACTTCTCAAAGTAAACAAAATGGATATAGCAAGAATCCAGCCACTAGATTTACAACACCTATATTTGGTTCTAAAATTAATTTTAATTCAAACAAAAAAACTTGTAACTTAGAAATTTTAAATAAATTAAATCCAAAAGGATTGGCTGTCTGGTTTATGGACAAGGGCTCAGTCTATCCAAATAAAAATGGTGCAAGAATCTCGACGCATTCTTTTGACGAAGAAAGTCAAAAAAACTTTATAAATTATTTTCATTCATTAGGAATGCAGAATGTAAAATATCAAAAAGATTATTCGAAATCAAAAGATAAAAATTGCTATTATATTATCTTTGACAAAGAAGATTATTGCAGATTATCTTCAATAATAGAGCCTTATATTCATCCAGACTTTTCACATAAGGTTGTTAACCAAAACTTAGCAGGAACCTATAAATGGAATTCTTGCGAAGAAGAATCTGGAGTAACTGTCGTAGATGCTATTGATCTAAATCCAGGAATTAATAAAGAAGTTTTTGATATAGAAGTTGAAGATCTGCATAATTTTGTAATTTGTTCTACGAGAGCTTCAAAAAATAATTCTGGTATAGTTGTTCACAATTGTCAGAACTTAACTGCTCATGAACTTAAGACCATTATTACTCGTGTTGGCGAGAACACTAAGATTGTTCTTACTGGCGATATAGATCAGATTGACAATATGTATATTGATGCCAAGAGCAATGGTTTAACTATAGCTATTGAGAAGTTCAAACCATATAAGATTGCTGGTCATATAAAACTAGTCAAAGGCGAGAGATCAGAGTTGGCAACTCTTGCTAGCAATTGTCTCTGATTAGTGTGCGATTTGTTTGTTCTTTTATTAGAAGCAACAATGTACGAATACTATCATCACAGACAATTATGATTTATTTTTAGATTGCTAATTACAGAATGTGACAGATAATAGCAAATATGGTAACAATAGAAATGTTTGGCGCAAAAGTTATGGTACTGGTCAAGCTGCAAGACCTCCAAAATTAACTACATATGAAGTATTTGATGTAATAAGCGAACCTACAAGCTTTGATCCAATTACCGGTAAACCACTTGTTTCTTCAAATACTACAATTGACTTACAAAAAACAGTAAGACATCGTGATTTTTTTAAAACGTTTGGAATTTCTGGACCTATTATTGTTGGCGAATATGACGAAGGATTAATTCATTTCAATAATGTTGATACAGTTTCCTTTAATTTTAATGTTACGTTTTCCGGCAATCCCTATCTTGTTTTTTCTATGGAACAAGAGGCGGCAGCAGTACAAAATACATTTAATTTAAACATATATGGTATTGCAGTAACAAACGCAAATGCAATCGTCGGATTATCTGCGCCATTCTCTGGTACAATACGATATCGAGCAGCATATGCAAATGGCTTTCCAGCTTATTTTTTTGGTAAAAGCGGATCCATTACTCCTACAAGTGGTTGGTTCATAGCTAGCGCAAATAAACAGAATCCAGAAAATCAAAGTTATTTATCTGCTTCTTGGAGCGCATTGCAAAATCCCTCTCCTGCTTTATTTCAAACTCCATTTGATGATAATTTAAATTTTGATGCAAACGTTTCCGTGTTACCCCAAAGTGCATCATTAAATAATGCTAGCGTAATCAATGATCTATCTGCTCCAATGAGTAGTTCAATATATATTCTAGCAGTTCAATAGACAAATTTTTGTCAAAAGAATAAAAAACAGAAACAGTTAAAGTTGGCAGCATTATGGTTTTAAACTTTTCCAGCCTCTATATTCTTTTCTCCTGCCATTAGCCAAACTATTCATCGCACTATAACAAAGATTATTTTCTTTACAAAATTGCCTTAAATTTACAATCGTTGTTTCAATATTTTCTGGCGATAATAAAATATAAGTTTTCGTCCTTCTTTTTATCCTGGCAAAAACATCAGACATTTTTTTTCTATGCTCTTCCGATTGCCAAAGCTTTTTACTCAAAATACTCTGTTTTTCTTTAAGTTCACTTGAGTTCAAAGCTTTAAGCATTTTGGCTCTAATCTCTTCATTTTCCCATTGTCTTTTTGCTTTATTTTTCTGCTGCTCTCTGGCAGCTTCGGTATTTTTAGAATTTTTAATTGCGGATCGCATTTTTTCTTTTATTTCTTCATCTTCCCATTGTCTTTTCGCCCTATCGCTTGACCCACCAATAATATTCTGTCTTGTTTCCTCATTTAACCACATCTTTTTTGACGCTTCGGATAATAACTTTTTTGTTTCATCTGATGTTACTTTTCCATACATGGGATTCCCCTCTCCAGATAAACGTTTACTTGCCTCTTCTCTAACTTCTTGTGTCCATCCTTTTTTCATCTTCTCCGATATCTCATCTCTATATCCTGGTTCATTCCATCTTTTCTTAGAAGCCTCTGATCTTTTAATACGTGTTGCTTCGGGATCAGATGACCACGGACCTTCCTTTAATGCAATGTTTTTTGCTAAATTAAAACACAGATCTTTTTTCTCAGAATCATTAAGCGATTCGTTAATAAGAGCTTCTTCTCTCAATCGTCTTTCTTCTGTTGTATGATTTTCCATTACTTCAACAATCTCAAATAAAAACGTTTTTTCTCCATACTTATTAAAGTCATTTTGAAGAAATTTATTATGATGTTTATTTCTTCTTAAAGAACTATAATGATTAACCCAACGATTTTTAAATTCTTTTGCGGATCCAATATAAAATCTTCCGTTTTGGATATTAATGATTTTATATATTCCACCTTTTTTAGAATTTCCTTGATATCTGAACTCCATATACTTACCTCTATGATTATTATTTCTAGTATAGAACAGAGGGGACGTTTTGTATGACACTAGACTACCGCGCGGCTCAGATCCAGCTAAACAAGCTAATTGCTTCGGGTTCTACCGGAACTCCAACTGGGGCTAAGTTATTAATTTATCCGCATTCTGCTGACGATGCTTTAAGTCCAAATCAAGGATTTATTAATCAAACTATATTCAATACTGGCAGTATTGGAACAGATATTTTCTTATATGTTTCTGGTGGTATTGGTAAGAAAAATGTAAGTAATTCACAGGCAATATCTGTATTTGGTGGAGATTTACATGTATCTGGCAATCTTACTGTTGGTGGAACATATCCTGGCGGTGGCGGAGGAGGAGGATCTCCTCAATGGGAAGACGGTGGTAATAGGTTAGCGACAACTTCTTCTGTTGCAATAGCTGGTAATTATGGAACTGGTTTCTTTGCAGATGATATTGGCGCTGATGTTTTCTTCTATGTTTCGGGTTCTTCAGGCAGTAAAGATGGTGGAACTCCTGGTGTAGCTTTATTTGGTGGAGATGTTGTAATATCGGGCGTCCTATATGGTGGATCTCCGCTTAAGATTAGTGGCTCCGTTGTACAAGGATTTCAAACATCTGCCACGGGTTTAGAAGCTTTTGCAACCGGTTATCAAACGCTTGCTTCTGGAGACTACTCCCATGCAGAGGGGATTGGCACAATTGCTGCTGGAGACTACTCACACGCTGAGGCTGAAAACACAACTGCATCAGGAAATGCCTCACACGCCGAGGGCAGTGGCACAACAGCATCAGGTTCATTCTCACACGCTGAGGGTTTGAGTACAACTGCTGCTGGAGACTACTCACACGCTGAGGGTGAAAATTCTTCAACAGGCAATATATTCAAAGGATTTGACGCGCTTTCACTTGGAAATGGAGTATTCCAAATTGCGGCGGGCTATGGTGATATCACTTCTGAGCTGGACTCAGCAGCGCCATTTGGGTTTTTTGGTGGACCACTTAGATTTATTACAAAGAACGGTCGATACACGTATACCAATCGATCATGGGATGGAACTAACACACACATAACCGGTACGTTAAATGATGCTTTGTCATTTGGATCCGGACTTACCTATGTTGTGTTTAATGACTTTCTACCTAGCGCCGATATAGCTATAGGATATGCTTCTCACGCCGAGGGCGTCGCTACAGCATATGGTGATTATTCACACGCTGAAGGCTTTCAAACAGTAGCATATGGTGAGAATTCACACGCTGAAGGAAATGATACAAGAACGCTAGGTCCAGATGCACACGCTGAGGGTGACTCCACAACTGCATCAGGGAACGGCTCACACGCTGAGGGTGCAAACACAACAGCATCAGGTTCATTCTCACACGCTGAGGGTTTGAGCACAACTGCTGCTGGAGACTACTCGCACGCTGAGGGCAGCGGAACAACTGCATCAGGAAATGCCTCACACGCTGAAGGGACCAATACATTTGCTTACGGGAGTTATTCTCACGCAGAGGGAGGTGGGTCCATAGCTGGACATCCTTTTATGGGATATGCGTTAGATATCTATACTCCTGTTGATTTAATCAATGACGCTCCGAATGCAATATTTAAAATTGCTATAGCTTATAACGACGTTACTGCTTCAATTGGTAGTCCAACTTATATATTCACAATCGGCGGCGGTGAATATGGGTATGTAGGAAGCAATTGGGATGGTACAAATACGTATGTAACTGGTTCAATTATTTTTGAACCATTTACCAGTCAAATATCTGCCATAACTTTTGATACAGTAGCCATAGATAGTGGTAATGTAAGTTTTGGTCAATCTAGCCATGCAGAAGGTCAAGGAACTGCGTTGGGTACACAAGCCCACGCAGAGGGCGGCGGCAGAGCAACGGGCATTCGTTCTCATGCAGAAGGAAATGGCAACGTATCCATGGGAATAGGTTCTCATGCAGAAGGGTACTATACCATATCTATAGGAGCTGGTTCTCATGCAGAAGGAACCAGTACAATTGCAATAGGAGATTACTCCCATGCTGGCGGTGAGGCAACGATTGCTTCTGGTTCTAGTCAAACTGTAATTGGAAAATATAATCAAAGAGGAAATAATTTTTCGTTATTTGTTATTGGTGATGGCGATGGCGATCTTGATGCGAATAGAAGTGACATAGTAAGAGTTAATTCGAGTCCAATTATAGGAAATGGAAATGTTCAAATAACTGGCAGTACCATATTTGTCTTAGGAGATACGGGACCAAATAATAGTGTTATTATTTCTGGAAGTCAAAATAATTCTGCTCCCGCTCTTGATATAAAGGACATTGTTAATGGTGGCACACTTTTTAAAGTAGATGTTGGCACCTTAACAGCAGCAGTTCAAAGTCCTACTGCTCCAAATGATCAGTATAGTTGGATAACTCCAGGATTTATTGAAACTGTCGATATTGATACACCTTCTGAGAAAGCTAATAAGGTTCAAATACATGCTACCGGATACCTTAATACCGGAGGTCCGTTAATTAATTTAATTGTATCAAGTTCCCTATCGGAGCCCAGCGAAGCTTATATTAACGCAACAGATGAAGTTGCTGGTGCTCAAAATCTCAATATAATATCAGATAAGTTAAAACTTACTTTAAACAGTGAGCTTGAAATAAATGGAGATCCTGGAATTGCTGGTTATGTGTTAACATCCAGTGGCGGTGGTTCGCCGCCGGGATGGACAGCAGCTAATGCATTGACAATTACTCGAAAACAATATATTGCCGGAGCTTCAACAAGTGCAACTACAAGTCCATTAATGATTGGTCAGTTTGCTTGGGTTCCTGCTGATTATACTGGTCTTACTTCTGTTAGAGTAAGAGCAATCATGGCTACGGATGGAACTGCAAATCATACCGGCTCTCTACAAATCTATAACTTAACTTCTGGTAGTTATCTTGATTTGGTTGATACACCGTCTATTGATAAACACTTTACTATAACTGGTTCTGCTCCGACTCTTGTTAGTTCATCTAACTTGTTAACCGGTATAACAAACTTTGACAATTCTTCTACATCAGTTTATGAGGTAAGAGTTTCTGGATCTACTGCTAATAATATAATAGTTGGTGGCGTTGAACTTATATTTAGCTAATAAGGAATGTTATGGCTATTAAAACATATTACGCAAAATTAGATTGTTATTCGACAACTACAAATATAGAACATATTGCTGGCGAACAATGGAAAAATTTATGCGATTTCATGACATATCTTTCTGGTTCAGATAAAGTTACATTAATAACTTGGAATAGTGGGAGTAGTGCAGCAACAGGTTCTTTTGAAAATAGAACATTCTGGGACGGTAATCTTCCATTTGGAAGAGGAGCACACGCTGTATGGAGAATAAATACCAGTTCTACAAGAAATTGGGAATGGTATATGTATGCACAAGTTGTTAGCGGAAGTGCCGCCGTTGCTAACGAAACATTTAATCAACCAATTGTAAATTACAGTTATGCTAATTTTGTTAATAACTTCAATTTTAGAGGAGTACTCATGCAAGCGGCTGTGTGTTTCTCCGGTTCAACTTCTTTTAATCCATGGAATGGAACCATAAGTCAAGGAAACTCAACCGCCGCAAATCCAAGATGGGTGTCTGGGTCCACCAGTAGAAATATGTATGTTTTACCAAGAAGCAATGATTTAGGTGGCTCACATGCTACATCAAGAAATAATAGCGTCGGTGCGTTTCTTAATCAAAATGTAACGTCAGCTCGTTATCATATACTATTTGATGGTGACGCATTTTTATTTGTAACTCCTATATCTACTCTTCCTGAATATGCGCCACAATATGTTGGCGCATTTGAATTACGCAATTCGCTAACCAGTTCTGGGATTGGCGGAGGTCCATATGGATTTGGAATGTATGTAGGTCAAACAGCAAATACTCCTTTACTTGCTTCAACTTTTGGAGATACTGCCGGATCCACTTTCGATCCACAGGGCGGCATAGGAGTTCCGATTGGAACATTAGTTTCTGGCTCACAAGGTGGTATTTCCGATATTGTTCAAACGTTTGGTGGTTCTACAACATATCAGCCAAATTATTTTACGCAAAAATATGATGAGTTTCCAGTAATGGTAGGCGTAAATGAAAATCCAAATTTTGGACTTTTAGGGCAATTAAATTATGGATTATATAGAACTGTCAGAGGACCATTATCACATGATACGGTTTCAGATTTAAGTAGAGCTGTTTTTGGTGGTATTGGCGCAACAGTTGGTAATTTAATGGTATCTGTTCCGTGGACTGGATCTTTTGCGCCGGGTGTTTCGTTTGCAAGAACTGGATCCAATTATACTTGGACAAAGGATTATGGTTGATTTATGGCAACTAAAACATATTACGGAAAATTAGATTGTTTTACAAGCGTTGCAGCATCTGCAAATGCTACTGGCGAATATTATAAATCTTTCTGCGATTTCATGAGTTATCTTACCGGTTCTAATGTTGCAACACTTGTTTCATGGAATAGCGGGAGCGGCGCTGTATCAGGAAGTTTTGATGCAAGAACTTATTGGGATGGGGCAAATCCGTTTGGCTTAGGTTCCCATACTCTTTGGAGATTTCATACCAGCTCTACAAGAAATTGGGAATGGTATTTATATACTCAAGTTGTTAGCGGAAACAATTCTGCTCTAAGATATGCATTTAATACTCCTATAGATGGGTATGCAAACGGCTTTGATGCGCCAGCGGGTAATCAAAGTTATGTTGGAATATTAATGCAGGCAGCAGTCTGCTTTTCTGGTTCTACATTTTTTAATTCATGGAATGGATCTTTATCGGATGGTTCCGGAAATGCTTCTCAAGGGGCTGGAAATGGATCTATTAGATGGGTTTCTGGAGCAAACAACAGAACCCTTTATGTTCTTCCACGAAGTAATGATGCAGAGGGCGCTACAAGCACGGGAAAACAAAATGCCATCATGTTAGCAAGCGTCCATACCACATCAGACACTGCAATGCGATATCATTTTATATATGACGGAGATGCATTATTTGTAGCAAAAGATGCTGGGAACGATAATACCTATGCTTTTTCATATGTTGGCGGATTTGAACTACGAAATATTTTAACTGCTTCAGGCATATGTGGATCAGACTATGGATTTTTAGCATGTGAATTTCAGGCAAATATAGCAAATTCTATTCCAATAAATACAAGCTTTGGAAGTATTGCTGGAACTAGTTTAAATACTGAAGGAGGCGTGGCTGTTCCAGTGGGAAGGATGATAAATGGTTCCAAAATTGGCGTGCCACAAAGTATTGCAAACTTTTTAGGGGCAACATATCAACCAAACACATTGACAAGCACTTATGATGAATTTCCAGTATATGTTGGCAGTTCAGAAGGTGGAAGTGCAGGTTATTTGGGAAATATGAACCATGGATTAGTTAGATATGTTAACGATCTTCAAACACATGATATGAAAGATGATTTCAGCAGAGCAATAGTTGGCGGCACAACTACTTTAACAGATAATAAAATATCAATACCATGGACCGGCTCGGTAGCTATCGGCGTCAGCACAAGCAGAACCGGTTCCAACTACACCTGGACAAAAAATTACGGATGATTTATGACAACTAAAACATATTATGCAAAACTAAACTGCATTTCAAATCCAGTTAACAAAGAAAATATAGCAAATGAACAATATAAATCATTAATGGATTTTATGAGTTATTTGACTGGCTCCGGTGTAGCAGATTTAGTATCTTGGAATAGTGGAAGTGGAGCAGTTTCCGGAAGTTTTGATACAAGAACCTATTGGGATGGAGCAAGACCTTTTGGTTTAGGGGCACATTCACTTTGGAGAATGAAAAGCAATACAGAACGTCCATGGGATTGGTATATGTATGTGCAAGTTGTTAGCGGAAGTGCCGCCGTTGCTAACGAAACATTTAATCAACCAATTGTAAATGGCGGCTCTACTAATATAGCAAATAATTTTCAATTTAGAGGTGTTATAATCCAAACCGCTGCATGTTTTTCTGGTTCAACTTCCTTTAATCCGTGGAATGGAACGATTAGTGACGGCAACTCCACGGCAGCAAATCCAAGATGGGTTCCCGGCTCTACCGATAGAACTATGTATGTTTTACCAAGAAGCAATGATTTGGGTGGTTCTCATACTACATCAAGGAATAACAGCATGACAGTCACCGTTGCTCAAATTGGAACAACAAATCAAGCAACTAATCACTACATATATGATGGGGATGGAATGTATGCCGGGAGCGATTGGAATTATAGTCGTGGTATTGACATTAGATATTTTGGAGCATTTGATTTAAATCCTTCTTTAAGTGGTTCTGGCATTGCAGGCGGGACAAAAGGATTTATTATGTATACCGGCTATTCAGCCACGGATACTTTTTTTACAAATACAGCATTTGGAGATACTGCTGGTACTTCCTTTGATCCACAAGGCGGCGTCGGGGTTCCGATTGGTATAATGGTAAGCGGTTCAAGAGCAGGAATACTTCAAGTAATGTCAAACTTTATTTCAACTACATATCAGCCTAACCTATTAATAGGTAAATTTGACGAATTTCCGGTATATGTAGGAGTTGCAGAAACTCCCTATTTTGGCTTTCTCGGAACTATTGATATGTTTAAGGGTATTATAGGAGCGCAAAGTTATACCGTAACTCAAGATTTATCCAGATTTGTTTTGGGAGGAAATACAAATATCACAAATAGAAAACTAACTTTACCATGGACCGGCTCATTTGCACCCGGATATGTTGGCTCGTCAAGAGAAGGTTATACTTATACCTGGACAAAGGATTATGGATGATAATATATGGCTAATGTGGCAACAACAAGTGTCGGTGTAAATAACGTTATAGCAAATGCTTATGGTTCGTTTATAGGCACCGCTATTAATAAACCTCCAACAGTAACAGATACCGCAAATAGCTATGGGGCATACGGCAGGGGTGACACATTAGCAAATGATTTAAATGAAATAGGAACTGTAACCATTGGAACACCACTACAACCTGTATATAGAGGCTTCTTGTCTGGACAATATGTTTATTCGGTAGGAACGCCACCACCAGGAGCTTCTGATGTAATCATAGTCGGTTATGAATGAAAATTTTATACATTTTTTGGTTCGTCATTGCATGATTAATAAAATCATATAGCTATGATTTCTCCTGCTTGAAACTGGAGTGCCGATTAAAAACCGGTGCTCCTTTTTCTTTTTAAGCTGTCAAAAATATTTTCATCTACCCCCTTGACAAGTTTTTCTCCCTGTTTATCATCCAATTATCCAAGCGCCAACAACTATCGGCGCTATAACAAAAGGAGATAAATTATGTTAACACTATACTCAACTCGTGCTCTTGATCGTCTATTCAACGATGTATGGAACAATGCCTGGGAAACATATACCCCATCTTATGCTAACAATATAAAAGTTAAAGACGGCGTTGCATCCGTATCCTATGAACTTCCAGGTATTCCAAAAGATAAAATATCCGTATCCTGGAAAGATGATCAACTCTCTATATCCGGTAAGAATGGTGGACGCTCTACAAGCTTCCGTGTATCATTCCCAGATATAGATACAACTACTCTTAAGGCTGAATGCATAGATGGTATCCTTACCGTTTCAGCAAATCTTAAAAAAGAAGAAGATGGAGTAGTAAACGTTCCGGTCTTGTGAATATTTAGATAAAACCAATCAAGCAGGATAACAAGGGGAGCATGAAAGCTCCCCTTCTTTTTTCAACTATATTTTGGTCTTGCTCCAGATGCACCACCAGATACTTTAACAGCCTTATTCTTGAGATTAGTGCCCGTATTCAATACCTTTTGCTGCTTCTTATCTTCAGCAATAAGCCGATCATCACCATGAGGCTTGCCAATATCTACAATACTCTTTGCAGAAAGATGGTTCCACTCATGTTGATATATTCTTGCCTTATATCCAGTAAATCTTTCTTTACGTTCTACAAAGCTTCCATCTTCTTGGAGTTCCCACCATGTAGCATCTATAGTCTTCCAGCGGCTAACCACAAATGGTATCCCAGGAACGCTTAAACAGCCCTCTATGCCCTCTTCCTTACCCTCTTCGGCTACTGCTCTCCACTCAGGATTAAAATAGGCTATAAAGCTTTCCAGGGGCTTTCCTTCCCCATCCATCTCACGGATTATGAACAGTTGTTTGAATATGTTTATTTGAGGAGCAGCAAGTCCAACTCCATCATCCGATAAACAAGCCTTAACCATCTTTTGCAATAGGGCTTTAGTTTCTCCTATACCAACCGGTTTAGCTGTGTTATATGCAATAGATTTGGTTTTAATCCGGTTAAATAGAAGGATTTGCGGGGTTTTAATTTCTGGATTGAGTTCTGATGAATTAATTTTCATATGTACCAGATTAGTATTTTATATCTAATAAGAAATGTAAATATAAGTTAAGTGATTTGATTCCTATTTACCAATAGGAGAATTATATGAAACTACCTGCACGCATGGAAAAATTTTTAAATGATATTGCTTATCCTGTTAATCCAAATTTTAAGATAAAAAACAAAGCACACGACTCTGGATTACATGCTTTTTTAACATTTTTTGGAAAACTTTTTAACCCTGAATTAAATACAAGATATATTACAGTACTACTAGGCGAATGCTGGTTTCCTGCTGATTATTTTGATGAAAATGGTGATTTTCGAGAAGATAGAGCTGAATCTGCTGTTGAAGTATTGGCACACGAAGTGCTTCATGAATATGATAGGAAAAGACTTGGAACGGTTCCATATACGCTACTGTATGCTTCTCCTCAAATATTTGCTGTGCTAGCTCTTGGAGCTATCGGTGCTATATGGAATTTATGGTGGTTATTATGCTTGCTATTTTTATTGTTATTGGCTCCAATACCATCTCCAGGTAGAGCTTATATTGAAATAAGAGGCTATCATACAAATATGATGTTAAGCCGCATGAAATCTTATGGAAATCCACAAGCATTAGCTGAATGGGCGGCAGAAACACAATTTTGCAGTGCGGCATATTATTTCATGTTTCCATTTAAATCTTATGTAGTCAAGCGTCTCTTAGAGACTGAATACGAAAAAGAAGAAATTTACAGTAAAATAAAAACATGGTTTGAAAATAATTGATCTAAGTAGGCGCAGGAGTTTTTATGATCATACCAGCAAAAGTTCAAAAATTTATAGAAGACATTGCTTATCCTGTTAATCCCAATTTTAAAATAAAAAACAAAGAACACAAAACTGGATTATATGCAATAGCTAGTTTTTTTGGAAAAATATTTAATCCAGAATTAGATACAAAATATATAACAGTTTCTCTAGGTGAATGTTGGTATCCAGCAGATTACTTTGATACTTCTGGAAATTTAAAAGAAGATAGAGTAAACGAAGTTATAGAAATATTGGCTCATGAAGTAATACATGAGTATGATAGAAAACGCTTTGGTACTGTTCTATACACAATAGCATACGCATTTCCTCAAATATTAGCAATATTTGCTCTAGGAGCAATTGGAGCAATATGGAATCCTTGGTGGCTACTGTGTCTAGCGTTTCTTTTATTTCTCGCTCCCATTCCAGCTCCGGGGCGGGCGGCGGCTGAGATTAGAGGCTTTCATATAAACATGATGGTCGCACGTTTACATAGATACGACCCCAAATACTATGCCGAATGGATAGCAGATACGCAATTCTGTAGTTCAGCATATTATTTCATGTTTCCATTTAGGAATTATGTCATTAATAAATTAATGAAAACAGAATACGAAAAAGAAGAAATTTATATAAAAATTAAAAATTGGTTAGTTGCTCAAAAAAGAGCTGAATTAGGGGGGGTTCCCCCAGTGAGTGGAAGCCTACCATAATAAGAAGATAGAATCTTAGTATAATACATATATTGTTTTACGTTCCTACTCTAGACTGAACTAGATGGAATCAGAAAGCAATATAAAAAATAAAGTTATTTCATTTCTCATCAAGAATGATCTTTATATGTTTCCTTTGCATTCTATGGTGCAAGGGAAGTGTACATGTGGTAATTCCTCATGCAGTTCTCCTGGGAAACATCCCTTATTGAAATACAATTGGAAATTTTCTGCTACAAATAAAATTGAAAACATAAATAAATGGTTCAATAAAACTGGTGTGAATTATGCGGTAGCTACTGGTCGTCTCTCTAGCGTTACAAATAAAAAATTAATTGTAATAGATGTTGATAATTCACAACATGAGATTATAAATCGTCTACCTAAAACTTTTCGTTATCAGACTGGTAGCGGCGGTTGGCATTATTGGTTTTGGAGTAAATATTCTATTCCCAATTCTGTTAGCTATTTGGCAGACAAGGTTGACATTAGAGGAACAAACGGATATGTTATAATTCCACCTTCTATTCATAAAAGTGGAAATAGATATAATTTTGAATTTACAGAATCTATAGAACAGGAAATTTTAGATTTACCTAAAGAATTTTTAGATGCTCTTTTTTCTAAGAAAAATATTGAGTCTTCTATAAAAGATTCAGCAAATAAGAAAAAACAAAAAAAACATGTAGTAACAGAAGATTTAAGATCCTGGTCACAATTTTCAATTAAAGAATTAAGGGATATGATTTCTTCTGGTAAGAAAATTCCAAATGGTATACGCAATACCACTATTCATAGATTACTATCTTCTGACAGAGCTAATGGTATTGCATCTCAAGCTGAACTTTACTTGAACGCATCAGAATACGTAAGCTTCTGCGAAAATGCAGAAAACATAAGCAATGAAGAAATTAAATGTATTGTTGGTTCTGTATGCAAGTATGAGAGTAGAAATACCTCACATACAAAAGTAAATGAATCTTATTTCCAATTTATGGAAGAAAAAAGAATCTTTCTTTCTAAAGAAAGAAAGGAATTGATACTGAAGTTAGATAAAGATTTCTTCAACAGCTTATCCGTAGCCACAGATAAATCTTCTTATGTCGGAATTGAAGAAATAGCATTACAAAGAGAAAGATTATTCAAATCAAATGGATTGAAATCATATTCTAAATACCCAAATCATTTATTGGCGGCAAAATTAAGAGAAATGGGATTCGAAAGAAAGAGAACTAAAAATAATAATCTTTGGAATGTAACATTCAATATGTTTATATTCAACAATTATCTTGATAATATAGAACAAACAGAGTTGCAAAACTTAAACATGGAGTCAATCAATATGACAATGAAGGTCGTTGAAGAACAGACAATTAAGATTAAGAGAAAGAATCATCCAAATGAACACAAGTATCCCGGTCGTGCTTCGCAAGAGACTTCAAATGCAATTATGAAACTTATGGGAATTCTTGAGCCCGAACAACTATCGGAAATGGAAAATAAATCTCTAGTTTTAGACGAGGAATCTACTGCACAACTTTTTGATTCTATACTTCCTGGCGATATTATTGGAATTGGTCAATTCCAAGAGGGTAAGGGCTATGTTGCAACAAAGATGAAGATCGAAAAGATTGAAAATGATATTCTTTATGGCAAGGATGTGGCAAATCTAAAGAATCAATTTGATGTCGAAGTTACTTTTGAAGATATGTCAATTGCTAATGCAATTGGATTTGCAGAGATTCTTATGAGAGATGATAAGCCATACGGAGTCGAACTAGAGGTTGAATATAAGGTTAGACTAGTAGAGGAAGAGAAGGCTAGCGCAGAACCTTCTGCTCCCGAAACAGAAGCTACCCATGCACCCTCGAATGAAACTACAGATACAAAAGCAGAGAATTCTAATGCCTAAAGAATATTTCATTCCACCAACTACAGAAGTAATATTTGTAGCCGATTTATATTCTAATGAATATATTGGCGGTGCTGAATTAACAACCGATGCAATTATTAATTGTAGCAAAAAAAACGTATTTAAACTGCACAGCGAATCACTAACTCCTGAATTAGTTCAAAAAAATACAGATAAATATTGGGTTTTATGTAATTGGAATCAATCTCCAATTGAAGGTAGAATTCAGTTAGTACAATCTGGTTGCAAATATTCAATTATCGAATATGATTACAAATATTGCAAATATAGATCAAGCCATTTACATAAGTTAAAAACGCAAGTTGATTGTGATTGTCACACAGACTCCTACGGAAAATGGGTAGCATCATTCTACAGGAGGGCAGAGCATTTATTTTTCATGTCAACAGGACAAATGAATGAATATTGCAAATGGTTTCCCGCACTGAAAAGTAATGCAAAAGTATTGTCTTCTGCTTGGGAAGAAAAAGATTATAAAGTCCTACTTGAAATAAGAAATAATAGAGCATCCAATGATAAATGGGCAATACTCAAAGGCGGATCATGGATTAAAGCTCAAGAAGCTACAGAAGCATATGCCAAATCTAAAGGATTAGATTATGATTTAATTGGCGGTTTGCCATATGAACAGTTTATTCAAAAACTTGGAGAATACAAAGGTTTAATATTTCATCCTGCCGGATTCGATACCTGCCCACGACTTGTAATTGAAGCAAAACTCATGGGGCTACAATTAGATCTAAATGAAAATGTTCAACATAAAGATGAAGAATGGTTTAGAACAGAAAATATAGATGATACCATAAACTATCTAAAAAATTCATACAACAGATTTTGGAAAATTATAAACAAGGAATAATTTATGGCTGATAAGTTTTTAAAAGAATTTAATAATTCTGGAGATTTGGACTATAAGGATGTGTATATAGTACCTCAATACAGCGAAGTTACTTCTCGTTCTCAAGTAGATACAAGTGTTCATATTGGCGACTTTAAGATTGATGTTCCCGTCATTTCCGCTAATATGGATACCGTTACTGCTGGTGAAATGGCTCATGCTATGGCAGAAGGTGGTGCTATTGGAGCCATTCACCGTTTTATGACGGTTGAACAGAATATCCATGAGTTTCAAACCGCATCCGGTAATAAATCCCATCCTTGTTTCGTATCCATCGGGGTAAATGAAGAAAGTAAAGATCGTGCTCGGTTTCTTCATGCTGCCGGTGCCCGTAACTTTGTTATTGATATCGCACATGGTCACTCACGAATGATGCGTGATATGATTACATGGCTCCGTGAAACATATTCAGATGTGTATGTTATGGCAGGAAATGTAGCTACTGCACAAGCTGTTAAGGATCTTGCTTCCTGGGGTGCTCATGCTATTAAGACTGGTATTGGTCCCGGAAATGTTTGCATCACAAAGAATGTTACTGGCGTTACCGTTCCTCAGTTTAGTGCTGTAATGGAATGTGCAAGTGCTCTGCATGATATATATGGCAATAAGCCTCTTATTGTAGCTGATGGTGGTATTACTGAGATTGGTGATATTGCCAAGGCTCTTGCCGCTGGTGCTAATCTTGTCATGTGTGGACGTTTGTTTGCTGGTGCCCGTGAAGCTCCTGGTGAACGTGTAGGCGGTAAGAAGGTTTATCGTGGCATGGCAAGCAAGGATGCAATGCTAACCATTCGTAATTCTTCTTCATTGCCAACGGCAGAAGGAGTTTCAACATTGATTGACGCAAGTGAGCATAGCGCAGTTGATATTGTAAATCAGATTAAGGGTGGGTTGCAGAGTTCCTTCTCTTATTCTAATTCTTGTAATCTCTGCGAATTCCAAATGAATGCAAAGTTTGGCATAAGACATACAGCAATGAAGTGAACGAAAATACCCCGATAGCGGGGTATTTCTATTTACAGATATCAACAGTTATCTAAAACGATAATTGCAAATCATTATTTTTAGTCCTCTCTAAAAAATTTTATTCCAATGCTCTTTAAGAGCGAGTTTATGTTTAAAAATGAAATTTTAACATGTTATTGTAGATTTTATGCAAAAAAAAGAACTTCCAGTATTAAATGAAAAATATATGTTGCCAACCGGTAAACATTCAATTTCGTATTCAGAAGCTTACGATTGGTTACAATGTAGCTTTCGCCACAAGTTAAAGCATATAGATAAAATATCGTTAGATAAGCCGAGTATTCATACGGAATTCGGAAGTTCGATACACGATACTTTAGAAGAATTTATTATGACCCGTCATTCTATGACGGAAGAAGTAGTAGAGAAGACTATAAAAGATTTTTCCGAAAGAATGTTGAAACTCAAAGAGATTGATCCTTCGCTGTATTCAGAAAAAGAAATAGAAGAATTTTCTGAAGCAATTGGACCAATCCTAAAACAAGTACCAGGATGGTTAGATGAAACTTTTCCAGGTTGGCTACCCGTAGCTACTGAATGGAATTTATTTGAAGAAGTTCAAAATCAAAAAGAAAAATATTTCAAAGGATTCATTGATTGCATAATCAAAGTTCCTGTAAAGCAAAGAAAAGCTATAAATAAAAATTCTCCAATGAGATTGTCAGAGTTAACTGGCGAAGATCACTCAAATGATGAGTATCAGACAATAATTCTAGATTGGAAAACTACGTCTTTTGGATGGACTCCAGATAAAAAACGAGATTTTCAAAAACAATTGCAACTTGTACTATACAAACATTTTTGGTGTAAGTTAAATAACTTAGATTTAACGCAGGTAAAGACAGGATTTGTTCTCCTGAAAAGGACTCCCAAAAAAGATGGTTCTAGATGTGAATTCGTTCCTGTTTCAGTTGGACCTAAAACTGAGGAAAAAGCTCTTGATATAGTTCAAAACATGATAAATCAATTGCAACAGCGAAGATTTGTTAAAAACAGGAATAGTTGCATGTATTGCGTTTATAGCGGCACCAAATATTGTATATGATTAGCATTTTTATTAATTCATTAATTTTGTTGATTACTATAATAATTTTTATTAAAACTATTACAATGTCAGGAAAATAAAATGAAAATAAGTGGATATACAACAATAAGAAATGCTGTAGAGATGGACTATCCATTTGAAGCCACCATAAGGTCATTAGCGGATTTTTGTGATGAGATTGTAGTGGTAGACTCATCAGATAAAGAAGATGGCACCTCGGCTCGTTTAGAGGCTTTAATGGATGAAATTCCATCACTCAATGTTTATCAAATCCAAATTCCCTGGAATGCTCCTAATCATGGAATATATGATGGTATGACCAAAGCATTTGCTCGTGAGCAATGTACTGGTGATTTTTTATGGCAAATTGATGCAGATGAAGTTGTAGAGCCCAATTCGAGAAAGAAAATAGAATCTGTATTGCAAAAAACAAATTATTTGAAAGATGTGCCGTTATTAGCTTTACCTGTTGTTGAATATTGGGGTGGAATAGAAAAGGTAAGGGTTGATGTTAATCCGTGGAAGTGGAGAATTTCTAGAAATGATCCAAATATTACTCATGGTATTCCATCTCCTTTGAGATGGGAGAAGGATGGATTACTCTATTCAAAACCTGGAAGCGATGGTTGTGATTATATAAATAAAAAAAATGGGCTTATTGTGCCGTGTTTAAACTTTATAACAAAAGAAGTAGACGACATAAGAGTAAAGGCAGTTTCAGATACGAATGCTGCAAAAGAATATGAAAAATGGTTCAATGCTAGTGTAGAAAACTTACCAACAGTTTACCATTTTTCTTGGTGGAGTATTGCTTCAAAAATACATAAATACAAATATTTTTGGAATGATTCTTGGCTTTCATTATATGGAGAGAAGGCTTCTAAGCCTGAAGGTTGGAATCCATTTTTTCAAAAATCATTGAATGATGTTTCTGGTGAAGAAATTAAAATGAAAGCCAAACAACTAGCAAGTGAAACGGGTGGTCATATATTTCATACTGCTTGGACTGGACAAAAAACAAATAGTGTACGAATTGATAAACCGTTGCCATTTTTTATAAACGATTGGGTTAAAAAACATGAGATCTGATAAAATTAATAATTGGTTAAATATAATTGATAAATCTTTAGAAAATGCCGAACAATATAAGTCGTTATTAAACCCAGAACTTACAAGAATAAAGGGATTTTCTGGTACAAAAACTAGGCATTTTTTAAACAATCTTGTTCAAGGAATAGGTGGTAGATATTTAGAAATTGGAGTTTGGGCAGGATCTACATTTTGCTCTGCATTAAATGGCAGTAAAGTAAACGAATATTCTGTTGCTTGCGATAATTGGTCTGAATTTACTGGACCTAAATATGAATTCTTATCAAATGTTCAAAAATACATTGATATAGACAATCTTCCAATAAAGTTTTTAGAAAAAAATTGTTTTGAAATTACTTCTGAAGACTTACACATTGAGGAATATGGACGGTTTCCAATATGTTTGTATGATGGTCCTCACAAAAAACAACATCACTATGAGGCTTTGACAAAATTTATAGATTTTGTAGAAGATGATTTTGTTTATTTATGCGATGACTGGAATTGGACAGATGATGTTGAAGTTGGAACCAGAGAAGCTTTCCGAGACTTGAATTTATCCATTCATAAAGAATGGGTAATGAAAACACCAAACAATACAGATCACGATATTGCGGGCTGGTGGAATGGATATTATGCGGCTGTTGTGAGCAAACCCAAATGAAGAAAATATCTGTTATTGTAACAAATTATAATCATTCTCAATATATTGAAACTGCAATTGATTCAATTCAAAAACAATCATATGAAAATATAGAATTGATTGTTATAGATGATTGTTCTACGGATGACAGTAAAGAAAAGATTTTATCTTTGCAAAAAGAAAACTTAAGATTTCCATTAAAAACTATCTTTTTAGAAAAGAATAGAGGAAAGTGGTTTGCTTTAAATACGGCGATTGAAAAAGCAACTGGAGAGCTTATTACCCTCCAGGACGCAGATGACGCTTGCAGCCAATACAGATTAGAACTTCAATATGAAGTTATGCAAGGAATGAAAAGCTATCATAATTTGTGTGGCTTTTTTCATTGTTACTCAGAAGATGATATTCAAAAATATAAAAGTGTAAATAAAAATTTAAATCCAAAAGTGATGGATCATTCAACTGTTACAAAATTTGTACATCTTGGGTTTAAAACATCGGGGATTAATCATTATTATGTTGGACCAAATTTTGAAGCTCATGGTGCATCATGTTTGTTTTATAAACAACTTTGGGAAAATGGTATGAAATTTTTACCAGGCAACATGGGATTAAGATGTCAGCGTGCAGAAGACAGTGACTTCAACACCAAAATGACTTTATTGCTGCAAAAAACTTCCATAGTAATGGAATCCTTATATTTCTATAGGAGAAATACCTCTACAAATCCAGCATGGCTAGAAAATTTATGAAACGGAATTTGACAAATGCTTAATATTATTATATTTTCAAAAGATAGAGCTGCTCAATTAGATTTACTTTTAAGAAGTTTTAAATCTTCTCTCAGAGAATCAGATTCGTTAAAAATTAATGTATGCTATAATTTTAGCAATGAATTATTTCAAAAAAGTTATCTTCAATTGTCTAGCCAGCAAGAGAATATGAATTCTGTAGAATTTATTTCAGATAATTTATATGGTTCATTTAAACAGTCTTTAATTAAGAGTTTAAATATTAATAACAAGTTGACCATGTTTTTGGTTGATGATATTGTTTTTAAATCGGAATGGTCATTAAATGACAATGAAATACAGTTTGTTAAGAACAACAATGAGATTATAGCGCATTCCTTGAGACTTTGGAATGGCATTGATCACTGCTATGCTACAAATAATCCAAATTCAATACCAAAATTTGTAAAGGGATGCATTTGGAATTGGACGGCGGCTGCTGGTGATTGGAATTATCCAATGTCTGTTGATGGAAACATTTATAGAACAGATTTTATATTTGAAAAAATAAATCAAATTAATTTTAAAAATCCAAATCAATTAGAAGCTGGTCTTGCGGCAACGGCAGATCGCACGAAACAATATATGTCATGCTATGCAAAAGGGAGTAAATTGTTAAATATACCTGCAAATATAGTACAGGATGTATATGCCAATCGACATGGCAACATATTAAGCGCAGAAGAATTAAATAACAATTTTCTTTCTGGTAAAAGATTATCTTATGAACACATAATCAATTATTCTAATAATACTGTTCATGTTGAGCTTCCCTTAAAGTGGATTGGAGAATGAAATGTTAATTCCAATAAAAGAATGTATAAAAACGTATCAAGAAAAAAGAAATGATAAATTAAAAGGTGCCATTTATTTTGGCAAAAATTTAGGAACTAATGGTACGTTATTAGTTGAATCTGGTATTTCCAATATCCTTTGGATGGAATCTGAAAAGATGAGGATGGCAGATTTATATAATTCGACAAAATTTTTACCGGCAAAGCAACATTATGTTTGTGATATATTTTCGAATATTGACAGAAGTGGTACAAGCATGAGATTTGATTCTTTCTACAAGAAGAATCTTGCATTAGTAGAATTAGAAAATTACGATTTAATAATCAATGAAGTTGAATTTGGTAATGAATTAAATGTTTTAGAAGGTTTTGGACAATATCTATCTGATCCAAGACATTCGGCTTTTAAAGCAATTTATACTAAGATTCGTGGTACAAAAGAAATGGACGATTTTTTATCAAGTTATGGCTTTGTAAGATCGTTAACAAGAGCAAGTCATGAAACCTGGGGAGAAGCTTTTTATATAAAGCTTTGATTAAGTATCATGTTAATAAGTTTTAAAAAATGTCTTCAAACATATGGTAACCCAATAAACGGAGTAATTCATATTGGTGCTCATCATGGTGAAGAGATAAAAGATTATGCAGAGGCAAACGTTAAAGCTGTTGTTTGGTTTGAGGCTAATAAGACATTAATGAAAAATCTTTTTGATAATACAAACAGATATTCAAATGTTAATCAGGAATATTTTTGTCAAGTTTTATCTGATAACGACAATGAAGATGTTGAGTTTCATATAACAAATGATCCACAAGCAAGCTCTATTTTAGAGCTTGGAACTGTAGAAAAACATTATCCTCATATTAAAGTTGTTGAAACTAAAAAATTAAAAACTATTTCATTTAATTCATTTTACCATGCAAATAAACAAAAATTTGAAATTCAAAAATTTGATTTTATTAATCTTGATGTACAAGGTGCTGAATTAAAAGTACTGAAAGGATTTAAAGATTTATTAAGATTAGAATCTATCAAATGCATTTATACAGAAGTTAATTTTGAGCATTTATATAAAAATGTTCCTTTAGTAAATGAAATTGATGAATATCTTAAAGTTTTTGGGTTTGAAAGAATTATTACTGTAAACACTCAATATAATTGGGGAGATGCCTTGTACTTGAGAAAATAAAATGGAAAAACCTATAGTATTATTGTACGACAACGAGAACTACAGAGGACCAGGAAAAGTTGTAAAAAATCTAAAATTAGGTCTTCAAAAAAATAATATTGTTTTTGGAAATGAAAGTTTACTATCACAACGAATAGATTCTCACATTGGTATATTACAGTTAATAAATGGATGGGAAAGATGCAGTGCAAACTCTTTAGTAGGTCCGAATTTATTTGTTTTACCTAGAGAAAATAAAAAATTTTCAAAATATTTCAAACATTTTAATGTGCCATCAAAATGGGTCTTCGATTTATATCGAAGATTCTCAGAACTTGATCACGCACAAATTGATATTTGGTCTGTAGGAATCGATACAGAAAAATGGAAAGTAGAAAGTAGAAATGAAGATAACTTGAAATGTCTTCTTTATTTTAAAAATCGTTCTCAACAAGATTTACATGTTGTAAGAAAAATCTTAAAAAAATATAATATAGAATATAGAGAATTACAATATGGTTCTTATACAGAGGAACAGTTACTTGAAACCTGTAGTTGGGCAAATTTTGGTATATTACTCACCAATACAGAATCACAAGGAATTGGCTACATGGAGATATTATCTACAAATCTACCATGCTTTGTGTTTAACAAGTCTACTTGGAATTACGATGGTGCTTATGAAACGGTGCCAGCAACAAGTGTTCCATATTTTAATGAAAAATGTGGCGAAATAGTTGAAAATGTAGATTTAAAAAAATTTGAAGATTTTTTAAATTCCGTAAATAAAAAAATATATTCTCCAAGAGATTATATAACTAAAAATCATTCCTTAGAAATATCAGCAAGGAATTATTATAATCTATTCAAGTGAGAAATATAAATGAGTTATAGTCTATCAAAATCTTGTCAAATAAAAAATTTGTCTAATATATATGAAAAATTATTTGGACCAAATAAATTAGATGGCCATTTTGTTGAAGTAGGCGCTTACGATGGAGAGAGTTTTTCTAATACTTCTGGTTTAGCAGATTGCGGTTGGAATGGATTGTATATAGAGCCAATAAAAGAATTGGCAACTGCATGTGCCAATAGGCATTCTAAAAATAAAGTTTTAGTTGCAAATGTCGCAATAGGTCCAGAGGAAAAAATAGTTGACATATATTATGGTCATAGTTTAACAACTTTGAAAAAAGAACAAGTTGAGATGTATGAGCAAATTGATTGGGCAAAAGGGCACCACCAAGGTAAAACTTTTAAAGTCAAACAAATGCCATTGGAAAAGGTTTTGCAAAAATCTCAAGTTCCTGTAAACTTCGATTTACTTGTTGTAGATGTTGAAGGATTTGAATATGAAGTGTTTAAGTCGTTTGACTTAAATATCTGGAAACCAAAAGTAATGATAGTTGAAATAGAAGACCAGCATCCTAGTTTTGAAAAATTTTCTAATTTTACAAATTCGTGCAAAGAGTTGAGGAACTATATTACAAACAATGGTTATTTTCAATTCTATGTCGATGAAATTAATACTATTTTTGTTTCCGATGAAATGAAAGATGGGTTATGACTAATATAGTAGCATCAACAATAACTCCATGTTTTAGAATGCAAAAATATCTGAAACTTTTTTTAGAAGAATTACCAAAACAAACATTTTTTAATCATCTTGAAGTTGTATTGGATCACAATGAACCAACCGAAGAAGAATTAATTTGGGTAAAAGATTTTCAAGAAAAATACCCTAATAGATTAAAGCACATTGTAGTTAATCCTGTTGAGCCAATAGGAACATCAATGAATAGATGCATCAAAGAAGCATCTGGAAGATTTCTAACAATTTGGAATGTTGATGATCTTAGAACTCCAGATAGCATAGAAAAACAAGTTAAATTATTGGAATTGAATTCATCATGTGATATTGCAAACGGTAATTTTATAATAGTTAAAAACTTTGGTTCAAAAAATGGTCAGTTAATTGATCATTCAATTTATTATCCAGGTCACAAAGAATTTACAAGAGGAATGGTCTTGGGACCATTTTTTATGTTTAGAAAAACATTGATTGAAAAATCTGGTTTATTTGATGAGCAATTAAAAAGTGGAGCAGATTTTGATCTAGCAGTAAGAATGGGAATACATAATTCAAACATACTATGCACGCCAGGAGTTTTAGGTTATTATCTTAATGAAGGTAAAGGAGCTTCAACTAATGGTGACGGCAAGCAGCCAACTGAACGAACTGTCATAGAATTAAGATATGGAATTTATGATAAGATAGAGAAAGCTTGGCTAGAAAAGACTAAAAATTATAAAATAAATGAAATTTTGATTGATGGCAATTGGGAGCCTATAGAAAAATTTGTTCCAAATTATAATGAATTTATAAAAAATAACATATAACATATATTGAGAAACATGAAATTAATTGCTCTAATTCCTTTTAAAAATGAAGAATGGATACTTCCAACTTGTTTATCCAGTTTAAAAAATGTCTGCGATGAAGTTATCTGTATTGATGACGCTTCGAGTGACAAAAGTAAAGAAATAGCAATTTCTTTTGGATGCAAAGTTTATGACAATGAAAAAATAACAAATTTAGGATGGAGCGAACATCATATTAGAGAAAAACTTCTTTCTCTAGGAAGAGAAGCTGGTGGTACTCATTTCATTTGCATAGATGCTGACGAAGCTATTACAGCACAATTTTCAAAAAATGCAAAAAAAATTTTAGAAAGTTTAAAACCAGGACAAAAATTAACCATGCAATGGTTAGCTATGTGGAAATCAATTCATCATTACAGAAATGATAACAGCGTTTGGAGTAACAATTTTAAAGATTTTATTGTATGTGATGATAAGAAAATTTATTATGATTATAAATGGCTACATGTCGGCAGAACACCTGGCATCAACAATGAACAAACGTTATTAAGATTGAATCCTAAATTTGGTGCAATAATGCATTATCAGTTTTCAGATTGGACCAATTTTCAAATAAAACAATGTTATTTGCGTTGTGCAGAATTAATAAAGCGTCCTGGCGCAGAAAATGCAATAAATCAACAATATTCGATAACCCTAGATAGTTCGGATGTATATGTAAATTTGGCACCAGAAGAATGGTATAAAGATTATATAATGCCTGATATGTTTTCTTTAAAAAAAGATTGGCGACTTCAAAGAATTATGAATTATTTTGAAGAATGTGGACCTGGGTTTTTCAAAAATTTAGATATTTGGCATTTAAATCTTTTAAAAGATGAATATCGTAAAAATTTTGGGAAAGAAATTATTTTATGACAATGATTGTAGCTAAATGTCCGTTAAGAATTTCTTTAGTGGGAGGATCTACAGACTTAGATGCATTTATACAAAAATATAATACAGGATCAGTAATCAGTTTTCCTTCTGATTTATTTTGTTACATTTCTATTCACGATAATCATACTGATAAATTTATTATAAATTATTCTAAAAAAGAAGAAGTAAAATTTGTTCAAGAAATTAAAAATGATATTGCGAGAGTAGTTTTAGAATTTTTTGACATAAAAGACCCGATTACCATTTCTTTCAATACAGATATTCTTTCGGAAGGTTCTGGTTTGGCTAGTAGTTCTGCATATACAATCGCATGTGTAAAAGCAGTGAGTGTTTATAAAGGTTTGGCTTTATCAGATTTTGAAATATCTAAAATATCTCTAGAACTAGAAAGAATTTTTAATCCATTAACTGGATATCAAGATTCTTATGGGTGTGCCATTGGAGGATTTAAAAAGATTTCTTTTGTTAAAAATAAAAGACCTTCTTTTACATATTTTGATAATCAATTTATTTATAGAAAATATGATTTATTTCTTTTGCATACGAACATTAAGAGAAACTCAACAGAAATATTAAAAAGTGTAAATGTAGATAAAAGTTATCCACTTTTAAAATTAGTAGAAGAAACAGAAAAGGCAATTGAAGATAAAAACTATTTTTTATTTGAAAAGTTATTGAATGACTCCTGGGAACAAAAGAAAAAAACATCTTCTTTGATAGCAGATTTTTTTGAATTAAAAAAAATTGATGATTTTTTAATGTCATTATTAAATGACAACGTTATACAGACAATAAAATTATGTGGTGCTGGCGGCGGAGGCTATTTTTTAATTTTTGTAAACAAAGAAAAAACTCAAAATTTTATTAATATCGTTAAAAATGAAAAAAATAAAAATTATTTTGGAAATTTAATTTCGATTCACGTAAATGAAAGTGGAGTAATTGGAAATAAAATATGAATAAAGAAAAATTAATAGAAGAAATAAATTTAGCATATGAAAAAACAGCGCCATTAAAAGAAGCTGTAGAAAGTTACAGCCAAATTATAATTCTAGGAAATGGGGGAAGTCAAGCTGTTGCTTCACATATTTCTCAAGATTATTCAAAAAAATTAGGAAAAAAATCTTTTACATTTTCAGATCCATCTAGACTTACTTGTTATATAAATGATTTTGGAATGGAAAATGCAAATACTGAATTTTTAAAACAATTTGCAGATGATAAAACTTTAGTAATAATAATTTCATCGAGTGGCAATTCTATAAACATGCTAAATGCTGCACGTTTCTGCTCAGAACAAAAAATAAATTTTATTTCTTTAACTGGATTTCAAGAAAACAATAAATTAAAAACATTAAACTCTAAATATAAATTATTTGATATGTGGGTTAATAGTTCTGACTATGGAATCGTTGAATGTGTTCATCAAATTTATCTACATTCCATCTTGTGATTTATGACTATATATGCTTTTGATATAGATGGAACAATTTGCACCTCAGTTAAGAATAGTGCTTACGAAGAAGCGGTTCCTTATAAAGAAATGATAGAAAAAATTAATGACCTTTACAATGAAGGTCATTACATAAAAATTTTTACTGCAAGAGGAAGTGTTTCTGGTAAAGATTGGACGGAATTTACTTCTAAACAATTAAATTCTTGGGGATTATTATATCATGAACTTATCACTAACAAAAAACCACATTTTGATTTATTGATTGATGATAAAGCTATTAATGTAGCTGAATTTAGAAAACGTTTTCTGTAAAGCAAAGGATATCGAAATGAGTCGTGCAAGCTATCTACAACATAACTCTGAATACATTTCAGATGGAAAATATGAATATGAAAAACAATGTCATTTAAATAATACATTAAATAATGTTCAATATAACGAAGATTCTCCTTTGGGAAAGTTGCTTGATGAAAATCCCAATATTGGAATTGGAGTAGATATAGGATGTGGAACCGGCTGGGTAGCCAATTTAATGTCTCAAACAATGCATTCTGTTTATGCAATAGAACCATCATTAGCGGCTATAAAAATAGGAAAGCAAATATATCCAGACAATAATAAAATACGTTGGATGCATGGTTTTGCACAAGATCATATAAAAAATTTATCTTTATCAGAGCCAGCAATATTTAATTGCTTTTGCGTTTTAAGTCACTTGGAAGATGATGACGTTATTGAAATCTGCGAACAAATTAATATAGTTTCAAAAGCTGGTTCATTGCTATCATTTTCAGAATGTTTTGGCTGCGATTATCATTCGCACTTATGGCATATACGCGAAAAAGATTGGTGGCAAAAAAGATTTATTAATTGGGATATAGATTTTTTTGGTCCATCTTTAGTTGGACCAAAAGATGCAAGAAAAGCTTTTTCTGCTAAGAAAAAAATTTGAGGAAATATGTCTAAAGCTATTATAGTTGGTGGAGCAGGTTTTATTGGTAGTAATGTAGTTGATTATATCGTAAATGGCGAACGCAAGTGGAACGAGATAGTTGTTATAGACAATTTATCTACTGGAAAAAAAGAAAATATAAATTCAAAAGCAAAATTAATAGTTGCCGACATAACAAATTACGAAGAAATAGAGCCTCATTTCAAAGATGCAACTCATGTTTGGCATTTGGCTGCATTGCCCAGAGTTGAACCTTCCATAAAAGATCCAATATTGTTTAATAATATAAATGTAAATGGCACGTTAAATGTTTTTATGGCTTGTAAAAAACATAATGTTAAAAATATTGTTTTTTCTTCATCATCATCAGTTTACGGAGAACCAAAATATCATCCTACTGATGAAAATGCAGAATTGAATCCAATGAGTCCATATGCATTGCAAAAACTTCACGGAGAACAATACGCAAAATTATTTTGTGAATTATATAAAATGAATATTTGCTGTTTAAGATATTTTAATGTTTATGGAAATAGAGAACCAACAGAAGGTGCATATGTTCCCGTAATAGGAATCTGGCTAAGGCAATACAAACAAGGAAAAAATTTAACAATTACTGGTGACGGTAAACAAACTAGAGATTTTGTAAATGTATTAAATGTAGCGGAAGCAAATTATGGCGCAGCTTTTAATGCTCCTGAAGGTTTCAGTGTTTTTAATGTTGGCTCCGGTAAAAATTACGAATTAAATGTTGCTGCTCGATGGATTTGTAGTGATGAATCAAAAATAGAGTATATTTCACCAAGAATAGAACCTAAAACTACTTTAGCGGACATATCTAAATTAAAAAAAATGTTAGGTAAAAATACCTATTCAATTTTTGATTTAAAGAAATATCTTATAGAAAGTATTAAAAATGAAACATTATAAAGTAATAACAGATTTTCCAGTTGCAATAACGTCGCCAGACCATATATTTCCAGTAGGAACAAAAAATGATAATTCAACGCATTCTGGCTACATAGAAGAAGTAGAATCATACTTTCAAAACAAAAAAATAAACATAATGGACATTGGATGTGCCGGTGGTCAATTGGCTGTTGATTTTCACAATAGGGGTCATTTATCATTTGGAATTGAAGGAAGCGATTACAATATTAAAAATAAACAATTTAATTGGCCTGCACATTATCAAAATGTTTTATGGACAGCAGATTTAACAAAAACATTTAAAGTAGTAGATGAAAAAGAAGATGAAATTTTATTTGATTTAATATCTGCATGGGAAGTCGTAGAACATATTCATCCAGATCATTTAGAAGTTTTTTTTGAAAATATAATATCAAAATTAAAACCAGATGGTATTTTTATTGCTAGTATAAATCTAGGTCCAGATGATAGAATAGACAGCAAAGGAAATGTTATTCATTTACACCAGTCTGTTTTTTCCGAATCACATTGGAAACAAAAAATTTTAGATAAAAGAAATGTAACAGCATATCCTTTCCGAAACAAAGTTAGAGATTCAATAAATTCATTTTATATAGGAATTAGAAAGTAAATAATGAATAGAAAAATAAAAATAGCTTTTATTAAGTTTGGTGGATTAGCCGCTGGAGGCACCGAAAAGTACCTCCAGCAAATCGCAGCAAATCTTCCTAAAGAAAAATTTATTGTAGATTATTTTTATTGTGATGCCGCTCCGTATCTTGGATCTGATTATAAACATGCAGATACCGATTCAAATAGATTACAATACATGCAAGAAAATAATGTCAATTTAATTAAATTTAATGTAAAATATAAAAATATAACCGTTCCGACTCACGATTGGATCGATACCGATTTTTGGGAAAAATTTAATGAAAAAAATTATGATCTTATTCAGACAGGTCGGGCAGGACACTCAGAGTATCCATTTACTAAAATTACAAATACTCCAATAATAGACAGCATTCATTTACCAGGAATGGTTGACAATCAACAGAACATTGCAAAAGTTATTCATGTTAGTGAATGGAATAAAAATATTTGGATTAAAAATGGCGGAAATCCATCAAAAGCAGAAGTTATTTATTTGCCAATAAAAATTCCAAATATAATATCAAAAGAATCTTTTAAAAAAGAATTTGGTATTGAAAATAAATTTATAGTTGGATTACATCAAAGAAATGATGAAAACATATTTTCATCGTGGCCATTAAAAGCTTTTTCTGAGTTACCTGATGACAACAACATCTTTGTATTACTTGGTGGCAGTGAAAAACATATTCAACAAGCAAAAGAATTAAAATTGAATAATTTTATTCATATTCCGTTTTCTGGTGACATGAATATTGTATATAAATTTTTAAATACATTGGATGTATATCTGCATGGCAGAAAAGACGGTGAAATAAATTCGCAATCAATAGCAGAAGCTTTATATTTTGGATTGCCCATTATTAGTCATAATGGTTTAAATGCCAATGGTCATATTGAAACAATTGGAGATGCGGGTATCGTTCACGAAACATATGAAAAATACACTGAAGAGTTAAAGAATTATAAAAATAATTCAGAACTCAGAAATCTCCTTTCGAAAAACGCAAAAAGAAGATTTCAAGAAAAATATTCATTTGATAAAATCATAAATCAAATAATTCAAATTTATGAAAAAGTTGTAAATGATAATCTAACGATAGAATCAAATGAAAAATGGTTGCAAGAATGGTTGAATGATTAAAATTAAATAATCAAGAGGAAAAAATGAAATACTTGGTTCTTGGATCTGCTGGTCAAATAGGTTATCCATTAGTTAATTTCTTAAAAGAAAGAAATTATCAAGTTTTAGAATTTGATATAGAAGATGATTCTTTAAAAGATTTAAGAATTGATAAAAATATTTTGCTAGAAACGTATATTCGAGATGCAGATTTTGTGTTTTTCTTGGCATTTGATGTTGGAGGTTCAAGATATCTATCAAAGTATCAGCATACTTTTGAATTTCTTCATAATAATGTAAAGTTAATGTCAAATACTTTTGAATTATTAGATCGATATAAAAAACCATTTATTTTCGCATCAAGTCAAATGTCCAATATGTCATATTCACCATATGGTGTAGCAAAAGCAATTGGAGAAAGATATACCGATTCATTAAATGGAATTACTGTAAAATTTTGGAATGTATACGGACCAGAAAAAAATTTGGAAAAATCACATGTCATAACTGATTTTATTTTAAAAGCGAAAAATGAAAAAGAAATAAAAATGCTTACTGATGGGACAGAAGTAAGACAGTTTTTACACGCAGATGATTGTGCAAATGCTTTACTTATTTTAAGTAAATTATATGATTCTTTGGAAAGAAAAAAAGAATACCATATAACAAATTTTAAATGGAATACAATACTAGATGTAGCAGAAGCTATTTCGGAAAATTTTGGCGGAGTAAAAATAACTCCGGCAGAATCAAAAGATACGGTTCAAAAAGACAAGAGAAATGAGCCAGATGAATATGTGTTGAAATTTTGGAAACCAGAAATTAATTTAAAAGAAGGAATTAAGAAAATTATAGATTTTATGGAGAAGCAAAAATGAAAAAAGCATTGGTGTGTGGAGCAGGTGGATTTATTGGTGGTCATTTGGTAAAACGTCTTAAGGAACTTGGATATTGGGTTCGTGGCGTTGATATAAAAGAACATGAATATACAAACATTCGTTCTATCGCTGATGAATTTTTCATTGCTGATTTAAGAAATCCTGAAGAAGTTTATCGATCAATGTCTGTTGGTGAAAAATTTACAGAAGGATTTGATGAAGTATATCAATTGGCAGCAGATATGGGCGGCGCTGGTTATATATTTTCCGGCGAACATGACGCCGATGTAATGCATAATTCTGCTACAATAAATCTTAATGTGGCTGATACGGCAGTAAAATTTAAAAAGCGTCCAAAAATTTTCTACTCATCGTCTGCCTGTATGTACCCAGCCTACAATCAGGAAGACCCAGAAAATCCTAAATGCTCAGAAGATAGTGCATATCCGGCCGCACCAGATAGCGAATATGGCTGGGAAAAATTATTTAGTGAACGCCTATATCTTGCTTATAATAGAAATTATGGTCTTGATGTAAGAATAGCGAGATTCCATAATATCTTTGGACCATATGGTTCATGGAATAATGGAAAAGAAAAAGCTCCAGCAGCTCTTTGTAGAAAAGTTGCTGCCTCTGAAAATGGTGGCACTATAGAAGTTTGGGGCGATGGCGAACAAACAAGAAGCTTTTTATACATTGATGAATGTGTTGAAGCTGTATTGCGTTTAATGGCTTCGGATTTTATTGGACCAGTTAATATTGGTTCCGAAGAAATGGTAAGCATTAATCAATTTGTTGAGATTATTTCTAATATTGCAAAAAAAGAAATAAAAATAAAACATATTCCAGGACCAATAGGAGTTAGAGGAAGAAATTCAGATAATAGACTATATGAAGAAAAAATTGGTTGGAAGGTATCTCAACCGTTAGCATATGGATTGGAAAAAACATATCTTTGGATTAGTGCTCAACTTTCAAGCAAACAATGAAAAATATATTTATTAGCGGCGGAAGAGGAATGTTGGGTTTTGCATTAATCAAAGAATTGACAGACCAATCAAAACTAATACTAAGCCCTGGTTCAGATATATTAAATCTGACCAATAAAGAAAATGTAGATAGCTACATTGCAAACAGCAAGATTGATTGCGTATATCATTTGGCTGCTCGTGTCGGCGGCGTAAAAGCAAACACAGAATTTGTTGGCAGCTTTTATGATCAAAATATTGCTATCAATACAAACGTCTTAAGTTCATGTTTGTTTTTCAATGTGCCAAAAGTAGTTTCCGTATTATCAACCTGTGTCTATCCAGATGCTCCATACGTCTCCTATCCGCTCACAGAAGATCAGTTACACCTTGGACCACCACATGATAGCAACTTTGGCTATGCTTATGCTAAAAGGATGCTAGATGTGCAGACGAGGGCTTATCGTAAGCAGTATGGAGTCAACTATGTTACCGTCATTCCAAATAATCTATTTGGCGAGCATGATAATTTCCATTTGGAAGATGGTCATGTTATCCCAGCTCTTATGAGAAAAATATGGGAAGCCAAACTCAACAACAAACCTACTGTAGAAATATGGGGAGACGGTCGCCCCCTAAGAGAGTTTACTTATGCTGGAGATATTGCCCGTATACTCATTAAAGTCTCAGAAGAATACAATGAAGAACACCCGCTCAATATCGGGAACACAGAAGAACACTCGATAGCTTCTGTAGCAAAGCGGCTTGTTGAATATCTTGAATACGATGGCAAATTAGTTTTTAATACAGATAAACCATCAGGACAATTCAGAAAACCTTCGTCAAATAAAAGATTATTAGAAAAGACAAGCTGGTGTGTAGAAGACTATACTCCATTTGATATTGCTTTAAAGAAGACCTGTGATTGGTTTAAGATAGCATATCCGAATATAAGAGGAATATAATGTCAACACAAAAGACTGCATTTATAACTGGCGTAACAGGTCAGGATGGTTCTTATTTAGCAAAGCTACTTCTTGATAAAGGTTATCGTGTTATAGGTATGAAGCGACGTACTTCTCTTATAACAACAGATCGTCTTGATGACATGGAGATATTTAGTCACCCAAACTTTAAACTTGAATATGGCAATATGACCGATTCAAGTTCTATCTATTCTCTTCTTACCAAGTATAAGCCCGACGAGATATATAACCTCGCTGCACAGAGCCATGTAAGGGTTTCATTTGAAGTTCCGGAGGAAACCCTGGACGTAGTAGGTGGAGGCACCTTGAAGCTTCTGGAAGCTTATAGGCTAATCTGTCCGGAGGCACGTTTCTATCAAGCATCATCTTCGGAGATGTATGGAGATAACGTTAGTGTTCCACAGAATGAAGAGACACGCATGACACCAGCTTCTCCATATGCTTGTGCCAAGTTATATGCTCATAACCTTTGCCGTAATTATCGTGAAGGTTACGGGCTTCATATATCTTGCGGAATTTTATTCAACCATGAAACGATAACCGGAGATATGCCTTTAATATTTAAATTAGGCTCAAAAGAAGAAATAGATATTAAGCCCATATCAGAAATAGTTCGTTATCACAGTAGAAAAGATTTAAAACAAGCTATAAATGAAAGTGAAAAATTTTATCAGCAAACTCACGTTGACACTGATCTGCAAGTTTGGGACCAAAAAGGTTGGACCAAAGTAACATGGGCATCTGGATATCCTCATTTACCAGATATTGAAAATAAAAATACAACTTTAATAAACGTTGCTCATGGTTGTGTTTCTGCAACCGGAAATCATCCTCATATAATGATGGATGGTGAATCGAAAGATTTTGACAAAATTGAAAAAGGTGATTTGGTTTCTGTTGTTAACGTGATTCCTAAATCTATTTCTTCTGAAGGCAACGATATACAAATTATAAATGCAAAGCTTTTAGGATTTATTGTTGCTGAAGGTAATATAAGTAAACCAACGGCAATTAGATTAACTGGAAAAGAAAAAGACATATTAGAAAAATACGAACAAATCTGGATGACTATATCAACAGAATCTAAAACTTCTTGGTATTTATCCAAATCTGGATTTACTGGTATTAAAAATATTTGGCAATTAAATTTAAATGGAGCCAGGTCTTGGATAAATGCATATGCACATGATCTTTATACGGAAAATGGCAGTAAAAAAATACCTAAATGGATATTGAATTCTAATACTGAAGTGCAGAAGGCATTTCTTGACGGATATAACGAAGGAGATGGATTAAAGAAAAATTCATGTACTTACTCATATAAGAGTTTTACAACCAATTCTCCAACTTTAGGTCTTGGCTTGATATATCTTTTAAAATCTGTTACTGGGCAAGATTTTAATGTAACAGCGGAAAAAAGGAACGGGAGAAGCAAAATATATTATCATATAAATTGTCTTTCTGATGGCAAGTCAAGCTTATCAAGATCATATTCAAAATATCTAGAAGTTAAGAAACAAATAGAGTCTGGAAATCCCATAAGAAAGATTGCAAGAGATGGAGTTGCTTCTAGAAAGTTTATTCAGAAAATTAGCCGTGGATATATACCACAAGGTATACATCATAAAAAAATCAAATCAAATGAAGTTAAGAAAATAATTTCATTAAACGAATATGATGGTTGGTTTTATGATTTGGAAACCGAATCTGGTACATTTCATTGTGGAGTGGGATTGTCACATGTTCACAATTCACCAGTAAGAGGTGAAACTTTTGTAACACGTAAAATTACTATTGCTGCTGCTAATATAAAATTAGGAAAACAGGAATCGTTATATCTTGGCAATCTTGAAGCAAAACGTGACTGGGGATATGGAAAAGATTTTATTGAAGCAATGTGGCTAATGCTTCAACAGCCAAAGGGCGATGATTATGTTATTGCTACTGGCGAAACTCATACAGTACGAGAATTTCTTGAAGTAGTTTTTAATCACGCTGGATTAGATATTGAGAAGCATGTAAAGATTGATCGGAGATTATTTCGTCCACATGAAGTTCCTCTATTGTTAGGAGATGCTTCAAAAGCAAAAAGAATTTTGGGATGGGAGCCAAAGACTACATTTAAAGAATTAGCAATTCTAATGTATGAAGCCGATCTAGCGAAACAGCAAGGCTCTAAAAAGTAAAAAACTAATTAGTGTTTCTTTGAACATTTTTCTACCAAGAAGTTATATTTTGAATAACACTTAGGAGTTAGAAAAAATGTCTGAACAAGAGAGTTTGCTTACGAATGATTCATCATTATTGGATGATGAAGACTTTTTCATAAAACCGGTAAAAAAGAAAAAAATAGTAGTTCTATCAGATCATCCATTGGCTCCTTCTGGAGTAGGTGTTCAAGCAAGATTCTTAATAGAGGGTTTAATAAAAACTGGCAAGTATTCATTCCGCTGCCTTGGCGGAGCAATTAAGCACGCCAATTACGATACAATTGCCGTAAACCCAGATTTTGTTATTAAACCTGTAGATGGTTTTGGCAATAAAGATATGTTAAAAAGCATATTATATGCTGAAAAACCAGATGCACTTTTACTTTTCACAGATCCAAGACAATTTATTTGGGTTTGGGAAATGGCAGATGAAATAAAACAAATTTGTCCAATTACTTACTGGCATGTTTGGGATAATGATCCATATCCAAAATTTAATTTTCCATGGTATGAAAGCACTGATCTTATAAATTGTTTATCGTATAAAACATACGAATTAGTAAAGCCAAATTTTCCGGATAAAACACACTACATTCCACATGCATTTCCAAAGAATGTTTATTTTCCTTTGCCAGAGGAACAAAAACAACAACTATCAAAACAGCATTTTGGAGACAAGGCAGATTGGTTTAAGGTTCTGTGGGTAAATCGTAATGCTACTCGTAAAATGCCTGCTGATTTGCTTGATTCTTGGAAAGTTTTCTTAAATCGTCTAGAACAGGAAAAGGGACACAAGAAAGCTGTGTTAATCATGCACACAGATCCAAACGATCCAGAAGGACCAAATTTATTGGCGGTGTCTGAGCAACTTGGATTACAAAACAATGTTTGGTTTTCAAATCAAAGGCTTCAATTTAATGAAATGAATATATTACACAATATAACTGATTGCTGTGTAAACGTTTCTAAAAATGAAGGATTTGGTTTATCGACTATGATATCAATGATGTGCGGCAAACCAATCATAGCATTAAAAACCGGTGGCATGACTAGACAAGTAGTAGACCATAGAGATGGCACGGAACATGGCGTTGGTTTAGAAGCAGTAAAAAGAAGCTTAGTTGGCTCGCAACTAGTTCCATATATCTATGAAGATTATTTCGGAACTCAAGAACTAGCTAGTGCATTTCGAAAAATTCATGATCTTTCTCCAGAAGAGAAAAAGCAATTGGCAGAAAAGAATATTGCTTATGTTGATAGTGAATTTAATTTTGAAACCATTGTAAAACAGTGGGATGATACGTTAGAAAAAACAATAGAAAAATTTAAAAATAAATCAAATAAAAAATGGAAGCTTAAAAAGCTAATTCCAATATTGCCTTCGGCACAGAATAAACCCGTACAAAATTCATCAAAATCAGTAACGATAGATCAAAATCTAATAGATTTAGATAAAAATATAAGAGCAGGATTTACGGCAAAAAAAATTGAAAGGAAAGCCAAGTGAACATGAGTGAGAATAAGAAAAAGGTTGTAATATTAAGAGCACCGCTATTATCGCAGAGTGGCTATGGTGTTCATGCTAGACAAATAGCACGTTGGCTTTTTCAATTGCAAGACTCTAGAAATGATTTAGAAGTCGTTTGCGAACCGTTACCTTGGGGCGCAACCCCATGGTTAATAGATCCAGAAGCAGAGGATGGTTTAGTTGGCAGAGTTGTGCAAAGCACAAAACAGCTACCACATTATGACGTAAGTTTACAGCTTCAGTTACCAAATGAATGGAATCCATTCCTAGCAGAATATAACATTGGATTAACTGCTGCTGTAGAGGCAGATAAATGCAACCCAGCCTGGCTTTCGGCAGTTAATCGAATGGATTTAGTTATTGTGCCTTCTGAATTTGTTAAAAGCGTTTTAACCAACACAGGAGAGGTAACTACAAAGGTAGAGGTAGTACCAGAATCTTTTATTGCCGAATGTTTGGACAATACGCTCCTTCCGCTTTCAGATCTTGAATTAGAAACAGATTTTAATTTCTTAATTTTTTCTCAATTTACGGGAAATAATCCAGAGAATGACAGAAAGAACATTCCTTATACCATAAAATGGTTTAATGAAGCTTTTGCTGATAATCCAAATGTTGGAGTCATTGTAAAAACAAATATGGCTAGGCAAACAGTTTTAGATGAAATTAATTGCGTTTCAGTATTAACAAAATTAATATCAGAAACTCGTAAGGGTGTAGGTCCAAAATTTTATTTACTACACGGAGAAATGACGAGCGCAGAGATTGTTGGATTATACAAGCATCCAAAAATAAAAGCTTTGGTATCTCTAACTCGTGGTGAAGGATTTGGATTGCCATTACTAGAGGCTGCTGTTTGCGGTAAACCAGTTATCGCAACAAATTGGTCTGCACACACAGAGTTTCTTTCACAAGGTAAATTTATAAAAATAGATTATAACTTGGCACCAGTCCATGAATCCAGAGTAGATAATCAAATTTACTTACCAGGATTTAAATGGGCAAATCCTTCAGAAGAAGATTTCAAGAGAAAAGTTTTGAAATTTTATGAAAGCCCAAAGATTCCAGAACAATGGGCTACCGAACTGGCGGAAAAACTAAAAACTTCTCATTCTCCTGCTTCGATTAATGAAAAATATACTAAAGTATTAGAATCTGTTATTTGATATGATGACTTTTATTGCTGTAATATTACTTATTATCTGTTTGTTATTAAGTTCATCGCTAGGGTATGTACTATATAAATCATATCATTTAGCTAGAACAGTAATGATTCTTGAAGATGATTTGTCAGATGCAATCGAAGCAATAGAAAATGCAGAGAAGACTATGGATAGATTACTGAATATGAGATTGTTTTTTGACAGTCCTGAAGTAAAAAATACAGTACAGTCTTGCCTAGAAGAAGTGAAATTAGCTAAATTTGAAGTAAACAAAGTAGCACAAAAATTTGTTGAACGAAGTAACCAAAAATATATAATTGAAGAAGTTGTCGAAGAAGAAATTACAGAAGAACAATTGTTGCGAAATAAAGAAAGGCTTTTGAAATTAGATAATGAAAACTGATTTAGAAATTAAAAAAAGAAAAAAAATTACTAGAAAAAAGCCTGGGCAAAGTAAATCAATGATTTATTTTGATGAAACTACGCAGCAATCTATAGTAAATTATAAAAACGAACCAGATTTAGAGGTAAAAAAAGTAATTTATGTTAAAGAAATACTACCTTCTTTTGATTCTCTAGTAGAGAATTTAATTAATGTTTATGGTTTTAACGTTGCCTTTGAATCTAAGAATGATTTAAAAAGTGAATGTTTAGAATTCCTTTATACGGCTGTGGATAAATTTAATCCAGATAAAGGATCAAAAGCTTTTTCATATTTCAATGTTGTTGCAAAAAATTGGCTTACAATAAAAAGCAAACAAAATAATAAGAAAGTACAAAGTTACATATCGATAGACAACAAAGAAGACATTTCTAAAGAAGATTTGGAAATGATAGAAAATTTCAGCATCATACCATCATATGATGAAATTCTAATAGCGAAAGAAAATAAAGATTTATTTCAACATATTTTAAATGCAGTTGCCCAAAGAGTAAAGACAGAAAACGAAAAAAAATGCATAACTGCAATTCAATCATTGATAACAAGTGCAGATAGCATTGATTTACTTTCAAAAAGAGCAATTCTTATTTATGTAAGAGAAATGACCGATTTATCAAGTAAGCAATTATCTATGGTTTTATCTTCTTTAAAAAGACACTATAAAGAAGTTCGTAAAATGGAAGAGTACGAATACTGAGACAAATCTTGTATAAAGAAATATTTAATATCTGAATAATCTTTATAGGATTTATTATGCAAAAAGAAATAAAAGCTTCTTTAAAAGGTGATGCCAGCAAAGAAAATGAAAAAATAGTTCTCACTTCTGGTCTTCGTTCTCAAGGTGAGGTTAGAATAGAACAAAAATTTGATTTTGAAAGCTCATCATGGAGATGCAATTTTACTGTAAATATATCAGAACCGGAAGGTATTTCTGATGTAGACGGTCAGGGCGGCGATGGTGTTCGAATGAAACTGTGTTCTGAGTCTGGACAGGAATTATTTGCAGTAACATTAGATACATATAAAAATTTAGAAAATCAAAGCGGTAATGAAGTTGTTATCTACTTTGAAGGCACCAGAGTAGCACAAGCTGCTTGCAGAGAACGATTTAATGATGGGCAAGATAAAGAAGTAGAGGTAATCTACGATAATGAACTGGAGACAGTTGTTGTTAAAGTAAATGATTTAGCCGTAGTTGCTTATGCTTTTAACGATATTGCCTTTTATGAAATGGTAAAAGAACCTGTATTTTTATGTTTTTCATCTTTTACTGGTGATGCAGGCGGCAAGCATGAAATATTTAATATTTCTCTTGATTTTTGATTTAGTCAAGCAAAATATAATTTTCAATAAAATAATTGGAAGCCATATCTGATAAAATTTGGTCAAAATCAAATCTATTCAATGATATCTTTTTTAAAAATGCTTTTCCTGGTAGATGCTTTTGATATTGCAAAGGTTTATTTATTTTATATTGGTAATACAAAGAACACTTAACGGTATCTTTGCCTTTAGAGCTTTCAAGAATTTTAATAATATCTCTATAAGATTCTTTAGGAGTTTTAGTAGTATCCTTTCTAAGATAAAATTTATCCCAAATTATCTTTGCTGCTGTACTTACCCTGTCTGGGTTGTCAGAAGTAAGAGAACAGGGAAATATATCGGTCATAGCCAATTCATATAGCAATGGTCCATATCCATGTTCTGCTGCGATTGAAACTGTACTCCAGCACCCTTCTTTTGGATTTTTTTCTATTACAATACTACCTAAAATTGGATTTTCTTTATCTGTTTTATAAAACGGATTTAGTTTAGTTAGTTCTTGTTCCTCTAAGGCTTTAAAAAATTTTTTTGTATCAAATATAACAATTCTTGTAAAGATTGCTTCTTTAATCAAGTATATTTTGATATTATTATCAAGATTTGATAATCTTTTTTTCATATATTAAAATTATAAAATTGTTAACTATGTTATTATTATATTCATTACATTACAAGAAGTAAACAATATGAATAAAAGACCTCGGCATCAAATTTTAGAACCCACATCAAATGTTCAGATACCAGATGATACCTTAGATACAATTGAAAAAGAACAAGAGGATCTTGATTCAAAAATTGAAAAACAAATGCAAGATTTTGCTTTTTTGCTAGATTCTCTTTCTACAGTAGAAGAAAAAACAAAAGCTTTATGGCGACAAATATATGAAAATGCTGTTCAGGATAGGAGAAATTCGTATCTAATGTGGATAGATTTATATAAAAGTGTTCATGGAAAACTTACCGAACATGCTATACATGGTGCTACTTTAGCAAAGTACATGGAACGAATGAACAAAACTAATGAACAGTTAATAAAGCTAGCTGAATTAGTTGGGAAGGCTAGCGAAGAAGAAATTGAAGAAAATATAACTGAAGAAGATATGTATGATAGAATTAACATGTTAAAAAATAAGGTTTGAAAAATGCCAGTTAAAGGTCGCGGAATAACAGTAGCAAGAAGAGTCGTTGGAGCCAGTAATGTTAATAACATTTCTGAAGAGTTAAGAAATGTTAGAACCTCCGGATCGCCTCCCGTATTACAGCGAGCAGTTGTTATTGAGGTTATTTCTGATCCTTTTTCTTTGACACAGGATTATTTAGATCAATTATCAACTACAATTAACAATCCAGAGATTGTTGATATTATGCCAATTAATTCTATTGTAGCTAGACTTGTAAGTTCAAATCAAGGTATCGACGGATCTAATAATATTATTTTGTTTCCATTTTTTTCTTCACATTTTTTAATGCCTGTAAATCCAGGCGAAACAGTTTATGTAATTTTTGAAAATTTTCAAAATCTTGGAACTAAAATTGGATTTTGGTTAACTAGAGGGCACGCATACAGAAGCATTGAAGATTTGAACTATACTCATGCCGACAGAATGTTTCAAGCAAATTTAAACCCTGGAAATTATTCTACTTCCGATAAAGAGTCCAGACCAGCAGAAAATCCGATCCCTGATTTCCCAAATGGTGGAGGTACAAGTAACTCTGTTACCTTAACGATAGGTGAAGATGGAGAAGACCCTTATACAAGCATTATAGAAAATTCTTTAGCTTATCCATTAATTACTCCGGAGGCTGTACCGAGATGGATAAAAAGACCACAGGAATTGGTTCTACAGGGCTCTAATAATGCTCTATTGATGCTAGGGGAAGATAGAAATGGATCAATTACAGGAGCATCAGGTAGTAATCCAATTGATATAAAAGGTAAAGCAGGGACAGTAGATATTGTAGTCGGAAGAGGCAGATTCCTACCAGAACCAGGAGTAAATCCAGGAGATAGCGACACTTCTCCCACTAGCTGTAGAACAATTGAAAATACAAGAAATAATTTAGAAAATGATAAAGCGCCGTTCATTAGAAGTGAAAATAATACCGAAAATGTAAATGAAGGAAATCCAGACCCAATCAATGATGCTGCAAGAGTTTATATAACTCAGCAAAGTAATGTTGATCTAAATTATCTGATTACAGGAGATGCTTCCGAAGTACAAGAATATCCTACTGGTGCATTGATCCCTGTTGAACCGGTGCCCGCAGGACCAAATGATGAATATAATAGATCTTATGTTGTAAGTAAGGCAGATCATATAAGAATTATTGCAAGGAAAGATCCAAATAGAGAAATAAATGGAACAATTTTATTAATCAAACATGGAACACCAGCAGGCGGCGGAATTGGAGACGCCCCCAGCACGGATGAAGATTTGGCATACGTTTATATAAACGAAGAGGGCAAAATCCAAATTGATGGAAATAGAATTTATTTAGGTAGAACAGATGCCGATGGCGAACAGCCGTATATAAAATATACCGAATTTGAATCAATTATAAGTGCTTTGAAAGAACAAATAAAAAATTTAGCAGACCAAGTAAAAGATATTACTGATCAATATAACAATGCTTTCACTGCCGCTACTGCGATACCGTATTCTCCAATTGCTTCACTTAATTCAATTGGACCAATCGTTTCTCAAACTACAGCTCTAAAAATAGAGGAAATAAAAGGCAATATTGACAACATTGATCCTGAAACTGTAAAATCTACGAAAATATTTGGAGAATAATATGTCAATAAAAAATAAACAAGAATTAATCGATTTAATAAAGAATGCATTGGTTGAAGATTTATCAAAAATTCAAGATAAAATTGACATAGTAATTGAAGGTGGGGATAATCCAAAAATAGAAACAATTTATCCTAAAAAACAATTAGATTTGCAAGCAGAGAAGTTAGCTAATGTAATGATTGTGTATGTGAATTCAGAGATTCAGAATCTTTTTTCTTCATTAAATCAGCAAAATGCTTATACGGTAGCTAGTTCAGTTACAAATAGTGTATTTAATAATGCAATTATTTCTCCCTCTCAAATAACCAACTATAAACCAATAATTCCTATAGAATGATTAGAAAAAAATATTAAAAATGAAATCGAAAAGTAATTAAAAAGGTATGGCATTGATTTCTTTTAAAGATGTTGGAACAAAAGCATTTTCTAATTCTAATGCGAGAGCAAATGTTGCTCCAGTTCCCATTGGAATAAAAACACCTTTAGAAATAGATGTTGAAGGTAAAAGTTTATTTCAAATGCATTTTGATTTAGCGTCTCAAATGGATGATAATCTTAGAAATTTAATTTTAACAAATTACGGCGAAAGATTAGGTCTGTATACCTTTGGAACAAATTTAAAACCTTTATTAACAGAATTCTCTAATAAAGAATATTTTGATACAGAAGCGATGATCCGAATAAATACTGCCGTTTCAATATATTTACCATTTGTTAATTTATTAGGATTTGAATCAAAAATTGATTATGAAAATAATGAATTTACCGGAAAAGTAAAAATTACAGTTGCTTATTCGGTTCCGACTGCAAATTTAGGTGAAAGATTTTGCGAAGTGGAATTATTTGTGATATAAAATTATGACATCTACAAGTAAAAAAGAATTGTTAAAAACCATTAAAGAACGAAGATATTTGAATAAAGACTTTGATTCTTTGAGAGCAGATTTGTTATCTTATGCCAGAACATATTTCCCGGATTCAATAAAAGATTTCAGTGAAGCTGGATTAGGTGGCTTGTTACTTGAAATGTGCGCTTACGTTGGCGATGTTCAGAGTTTTTATTTAGATCATCAATTTCAAGAAAATTTTCCAGATTCTTCAATTGAATTAAATAATATTGAAAGGCATTTGAAAAATGCTGGCGTTAAAATTACAGGGGCAGCACCAGCAGTTGTAGAATTAACATTCTATATAGAAGTTCCTGCTGATTTAACTTCTGACATTAGCCAACCATTACGAGATGCACTTCCAAAAATAAACGCTGGGACTAGCTGTAAGGCAAATGGTGGTATTGAATTTGAATTAACAGAAGATTTAGATTTCGGAGCCATAGATTCCACAGGAAATTTAATTGCTTCTGTAACAATAAGTAATACTAATTCCAACAACAGACCAACTTCATATATTTTAAGCTTAAAAGGAATTGCAATTTCTGGTACAAGAAAAGTAGAAAATATCCAAGTAAATGGTTTTGAAAAATTCAAAAAAATTACTCTTGGACAAGAAAATATAACAGAAATTATTTCAGTTCGTGATTCCAGAGGTAACGAGTACTATGAAGTCGAAAGTTTAACTCAAGATACTGTTTATAAAGCAATAATAAATAATTCGATAGACAATCAATTGGTAAAAGAAAATTTAATTCCCATACCAGCTCCGTATAGATTTATCAAAGACGGTCAATTATCGACAAGATTTACGATTTTAACATTCGGCGGTGGATCTGCTGAGTCTATAGATGACGATATCATACCGGACCCAAGTGAATTTGCATTACCTTTATATGGAAAAAAAGTATTTTCAAGATATACCTTGAATCCTGGTAATTTACTACAAACTTCTACATTGGGAATTTTAACTCCTAACACAACATTAACAATAGAATATAGACATGGCGGAGGATTAGCGCACAACATTGAAGCAAATGTTGTAAGAAATATTACTAAATTGATAATAAATTTTCCAAGAAACCCTTCACCCGCTGTGGCACAATATGTGCGTAGTTCAACAGATGTAAAAAATTTAAGCCCTGCCACCGGGGGTGAAGACTCCCCTTCAGCAGATGAACTAAAGGCAAAAATTAGTTCATTTAGAAATTCTCAATCTAGAATTGTAACTAAAGAAGATTTGCTAGCAAGAATATATACAATGCCTAGTAATTTTGGCAGAGTCTTTAGAGCTTCGATTCAAGCAAATCCAAATAATCCATTAGCCACTCAACTTTTTATCATATCAAGAAATAATAAAAATCAATTAGTAATTTCTCCAGATTCTCTTAAAAAGAATTTATCTTTTTATCTGAATCAATATAGAATGATTTCCGACGCTATAGATATTTTGGATGCAAAAGTTATTAATTATCAAGTAAAATTTCAAGTTGTTATTGATCCTGCAATGAATAAAAATTTGGTAATGAAAAACGCAATGGCTAAATTAACAAAATTTTTTGATGTTAAAAACTATTACATTGATCAACCTATAGTTTTAGCAGAAATACAAAATATCATCTTCAATACAAGAGGAGTAATTTCAATTGTTTCAGTTGAATTACAAAACATATCAGGTCAAGTTGGAAATTCAAATCCAAGAGTTTATTCTGAAATCGAATACGATTTCGCTGCTAACACTACAAAAGGAATAGTCTTTCCTCCTCCTGGTGGAATTTTTGAATTAAGATTTAAAGATTATGATATAATAGGCGCTGCCCTTTGATGGATAAAAATGTACAGAATATTAACAGCTAGTAAAGATACCTACCTAACCAATAAAGTAATCGCAGGAAAAAGATGCGAAACGTCTAATGTTGGACAAGCTGGTACTTTAGATTTATTTCATTTATATAACGAAAGTATAATATCAAATTTTACTGGTAGCGTAGAGGAAATTTCTAGAATTTTAATTCAATTTTCTTATGACGAGTTGACATCGTTAACTTCTTCTTTTTTAGATTTAAATAATTCCTCATTTAAATGTTTTTTAAATTTAAAAAATGTCTATGGTGGTCAAACAGTACCAAGTAATTTTACTTTAAGAACATTGCCGCTATCGAAATCTTGGAACGAAGGAAGAGGATTTGATGTAATAGCATTTAGAGATCTTGATTCTGCGAATTATATTACCTCATCAAATGAAAATGGAACTGTTGTTAGCTGGTCATTAGGGGGAGCAGCAGCATCCGGTACATTAGGAAATGCAAATATAGATGTAATAACTTCTGGTAATTTAGGAAATGGACTTGAGGATCTTACTGTTTCTCAATTTTTCCCAAGAGGAGATGAAGACCTTTTTATAGATATTACAAAATTGGTATCTGCAAGTATTTGTGGCAATTTACCAAACTATGGTTTTAGAATAGGTTTTGTTGATGCCGAAGAAACAGATACTACGACAAGATTCGTTAAAAGATTTGGATCAAGGCATACTAATGACAAGTCTTTGCATCCAAAATTAATCGTAAATTATGATGATAAAATATTAGACGATTCAGGGTATCCACAGTTTAACGTATCTCAAAGTATTTTTGTTTATAATTTTATAAATGGAAATTATTTTAATTTTACTTCTGGAAGCAGTCAAATTACCGGGGCAAATTCATTACTTTATGAATTAATAGCTAGCAAAAGTGTAAGTTATCTAACGACAAGTTTTAGCATTTCCCATTCTGCTAGTATTACCTATAAAACTAGTTCACTTTCATATTTAACCAGAACATATTCTGGTTCTCAATTTGTTTTAAATGGCATTAATCAAACTGGTATTTATAATGTAAATTTTAATTTAAATACCGTAGAAGATGTTGAGTTAAGAAATTATTTATCCGGGTCTGATAGTCAAGGCTTTTTAGCCTCATGGAAAAGTCTTGATAAACAAATCACTTATGCGAAACAATATGTAAATTATCAGGTTCCATTTGGCACATTCTCAAATACTTTCGATAAAAACTATACAGTTAATATTACAAATTTGAAACAAACTTATAGTAAGCAAGAAATAGCTAGACTTAGAGTTTTTATTCAAAATAACAATACAGAAATGATTGCATATAAATTTCCAACAGAAACTAAATCTTTAATTCTTAAAGATATGAAATGGAGACTTTTAAAAGCATATAGCAAAAAAGAAGTTATTCCCTTTTCAGATCCTTATACTAGGTTATCAACAGATAATTTGGGAATGTATTTTGATCTTTATATAAAAGATTTGGACATAAATGAACTTTACGAAATAGAATTAATGATAACAGATGCCGGTAGAGATTACTACATAAAAGATAAAGGGTTTATATTTAAGATTATAAACTGACATATGGCAAATAATTCTTCACAAAATATAACTGAAAATAAGCCTAGCTTATTTACTCCATCGGTCGTTAGAAACATAAAAAATCAAATTGCCAATAATGCCGAATATAAAGTTACATATGGAGAAGTTGTAGCTGACTCAAATATTGAATCATCTAATTCAATTAAGTTTGCTCTCCCAGGAGAGGGAATCAAATCAACTCAACAATTAAATATTGATTGGAATAAATTTGAAAATCATACTTTTTTTAATTCTGCACAAGTAAAAACAAATGTTGCATTTGATAAAATTATAAACGAATATCCTTTTGATGGTAGTCAAAAAGAAGTTGAAAATTATTTTGATAATTTAACCGGGTTTGAAAAATGGATTTATGACAATTATCCAAAATATAAAGGATATCTTTTCTTTTCTGGAACAAATGTGGGTGAACCTTCTGGGGGAACTTATATAACGGTCAAAGACATTGCTGGAGCCTCTTATCCATCAGTTTCAAGAACCACTAACGGTTCACAAGTATTAAATCCTGGCAACAAATCTTTAACTATCGAATTTTATTTATTTGTTCCAGCAAAAGCAAACACCGAACAAGTAATCTTAGATAAGCATATAGAGTCTGGTGTAAATAAACAAGGATTTTATATTGGTTTACAAAATGAAGTATTAACAACGCATACCTCAATGAGTTTTTATGTCATGTCTGGTACTGTGATGGATTCTTTAACAGTAGGAGTAGAAAAGGGTTCTTGGAATCATTTTACATTCATATGGGACAGAACTCCAGGCGTTTATAAAAGCTTTGTATATAAAAATGGAATTTTTCAAAACTCAAGTTCTTATGGTGTTGAATTTCAAGAAATGTATGCTTCGCAACCTGATTTGTTAATTGGTTCTGGAAGTACTCTAACTGGATTTTTTACTCCACAGACAACATTTTCTGGTGCATTGGACGAATTAAGGATTTGGCATACGGTAAGAAATTTAACAGATATTAATGAATACATGCAAAAATCAATTTTTGCAAAAGAAAATTTAAAACTTTATTATAAATTAAATGAACCAGCGAATATAAGCAGTGCATTAGTAATAGATCACTCTTCTAATTCTTTACATGGTAAATTAAGTAATTCTGCAATTGCATTAAAAGTAAGAGAAGTTTCAACTGGATCGATTGCCGGTTCTACGCCAATGATTTATGAAAAGTTAGAATTTTCTCCGGTTTTATTTCCATCATATCCTGAAGTTGGCAACATGAGATATGAATTGCTGTATAGTGGTTCCATATATGATCAAAAAAATCCAAACTTGATTACAAAATTAATACCTCCTCATTATCTTTACGAAGGTCAAATAGAAAGTGCCCTAGAAACTGAAGAGGGAGAAATTGTAACGACGCTACAAGGTGGAACAGATCCAAGATCTGTAAAGCTCGGTGCCACACAAACATTATTATTATTACTTTATACCTGGGCTAAATTCTTTGATGAAATGAAATTGTTCATCCAAGCTTTTGCAGATATCAATTTTATTGATTATGACGAAACCGATACGGTTCCAGATCAGTTTTTATTACAATTTGCAAAAAATTATGGAATTGATTTACCGCCATTATTTTCTGGTGCATCAATTGGACAATTTTTAAATGCAGAAAATATTCAGGATGATATCAGTACTAATACTTTATCTTTGCAATATATACAAAATCAAATCTGGAGAAGAATTTTAAACAATTTACAAGACGTTATTCAATCAAAGGGCACAATACATTCCGTTAAAGCATTTATTAGATCAGTAGGAATAGATCCGGATAATAATTTTAGAATAAGAGAATATGGCGGTCCTACAAAAAGATCTTTATCGTTCGTAAGAGACAATCGCTCGGAAGTTTCTACTGCTTTATCTTTTATATCTGGTGGTTTACTTACTAGTCCATTTTTAAGTGCTTCACGTATAGAACCAGGAATACCAATTCCTACAGGCACATCTAATGATGAATTATTTACTTCTGGTTCTTGGACTTATGAAGCAACCTATCTTTTTTCTAAGGATAAAAAATATCAATCATTACAGTCGTTACTAAGATTAAACACAACAGGCTCTAGCCTCCCAGGAAATGAAGTTTGGGGAAATCTTGTATTCGTATCTGGCACAAACAACGGAACCTTAAATGCCTTTTTAAGACCAAATACAAATTCATCTAGCCCTGTACTTACGATGACATTGACAGGGGTAGATTTATTTGATGGTAATCAATGGTATGTTTCTTTGGGCAGAACTAGAAACGATTTATTTCCACCAGATACAATCTCCATTGTTTCATCTTCATATTTTTTAAGAGCTGGAAAACAAAACTTTGGCTCTATTTTACAATTGGCTCAAACATCATCCTATTTTGATGAATCAATAGGTGGTGGAGCTAATATACAACAAGTTTTAAATGCTAATTTTAATGCTTCTGGCTCTTATTTTACTGTAGGATCGCAATCAATAGATACTACATTGCCAGCATTTTTAAATGCTAGCATGATATCAAATCCAGTTCATGGTGTTACTGATTTTAATGGAAAAATAACTCAAATAAGATTTTGGACTAAATCTATAACGGAAAAAGAATGGAAAGAGCACGTATTAGATTATAAATCAGTTGGTGTTCAAGATCCATCAACTAATTTTAATTTTATAACAAATAAAAGTGGATCATGGGAAAGATTAAGAATTGATGCATCTACAGATCAAATAGATCTAGAAACAGATAGCGCAGGAAATATAAGCATTTTTGACTTTACTCAAAATAATTTTCATTTATCCGGCACCTCTTTTCCAGCTACGTCGTCCATAATAAACCCAGAAAGATTTTATTACAGTTATATTTCACCAAAATTTGATGAAGCTAGCACGGTAGACAAGGTAAGAGTTAGAAGTTTTCAAGAATTTGAAAATGTGCAACTGTATCCATGGGCAGAAGTAGCCCCAGTTTATCAACTGGTTCCATCAGAATTACCAACTGACAATACAAGATTTACAATAGATTTTAGTGTAATAGATGCTCTAGACCAAGATATCATAACAATCTTTTCAACATTAGATAGCTTGGATAATGTATTAGGAAGCCCAGAATTATTGTTTTCGCCAGATTATCCAGGGCTAGCAAACTTAAGAGAAATTTATTTCAATAAATTAGTTGATAAGATTAATATAAAAAATTTCTTTGAATTTTTCAAATGGTTCGATACAAACATAGGAACATTCGTTGCTCAATTAATTCCGAGAAAAACTAAATTTTTAGGAACAAATTTCGTAATTCAAAGTCATATGTTGGAACGTCCAAAGATGGAATATTTATATAATGAAATTTATCTTGGTGATAGCAATAGAGATGCGTTGAGATCAGTAATACTACTGCAACTTTTTACAGGAACTTTTGTAAAATATTAGTTTTTAAAATGTGAAATAGAAATAAATTATTGTTATAATAATTCATTTTTTGTTTTAATAATAATTAAGAATTAGCTGTTTCATAGGAAATGAATGTCTACATTAGCGCAAGTAGAAAGTAGTCTTGGATTAAGATTTACACCGTTTGACGATTCTCAACAGGTTGCTGTAGGAATATTGGCTGCAATTAGAAGTCAAGTTTCTTCTGGATATATTACAAAAAATATTGATCCTTATCGTCAAGGCGTAGAAATAACATCAGGCAAATATCTTTATAATTCTACTCAGCCAAAATTATGGGCTGGAAATATTTTTCAAATAGTAAATATTTCAACTTTTGGGCAGGCGAGAAGCTGGACCGAATATACGAATAATGAAATTTACGATGACATGATCATTGATTTTGATCCTGTTCAATATATTAATTCTGGCAAAAATTATCCATTCCCCATTTATTTTAACAATGGACCCATGCAGGAAGAGGAAGCAATAATAGAGCCTTTTACAATTCCATATAGAAAAGATTACATCTGGGGTGCAAATCCTCCAAGGGGAGTACACGCCGAATTAGAAGATGGTAATAACTTTGCAGATCCAAAAAAGGGGTCAAGTTTTATAAAACAATTTATTGATTACAACCCACCTTTAGATCCATATTATTTCCTAGATGATGGACAACAATATTTCGGAACCTCTGTAACATCTTCTGTAATAATAAATGGTTATTCACCTATTTTAATTAGAAATATTGATCCATTTAACGATACTAATGACGAGAAGATAGTGGCACAAATTTCTTCTTCTTTAGACGATACTGTTGCAAACATGGATTTTATTGCCAAGCTAAAACTTTTACACATAGAATTAGATGACGATATAAGAGAAACCTATACACAAAAATCTGCTACTGCTGGATATTCGGTATATGGTCCGCAGCAATCCCTGTATGGCACAGATTCTATTGCATTTACTGGTTGGTTAAGAGGAAGCTGAATAACATGTCTAGACAAGAGAAAAAAACAAGAATAAGGATGCTTCCACCACGTATTCAGTTGCAACAACGAGATGCACTTACCGGATCATATCCTACTAATGTCAGGTTTTCTATAGACGGCAGAACCGGCGATTATAACGTTAATTTTAATGATCGATATTCTGTAGTGTTTACATCATCAAATACGTATCTGCCAGGTATAGGATTTCCAGTTGGAAATATATGGTTAACTAATAGCTCATCAAATGATTTAACTTCTAGCATTGTTGCACCTGGTAATGTTCGTTCTCAGGTAGTTGATGGTTTACCGTTTTTTCATTTTACACCGGGTCAAGACCTTACTCCATTTAGAGACAATGATCAACCGGCTGTAGATGGTAAATCAACCAACAATCCTTTCTTTGCTATCGGTAGTGCAGTATCTGATATTGGTGAAGGTTTTAGTTCTCCACTTTGGAGCAAAAATAAAATAGAAATCGATTTATCTGCCAAAGATTCTACTTCATTAATTTCTTTTTGTCAAGGAACTGGTGTAACAAAAAATTTAGCATATTATAATTTCATAAATAAAACATGGGAACCCTTAAATGGCAATCATGGACCTCGGCAAACTAACGACATTGGAACCCATAAAATGGCATTTACTCCAAGTTTAATGACATGGACCAATGATTTAAACCCATCAAATAAAGGTGTTGCAAGTACAACTTTTGGGTTTCCGTTTCATGCTTTATATGCAGCTACTAGTTCGCAATTGTTATCAATGAAAAACTATATAAATGAACCATTTTTATTAGAAAAAGTTGTTGTTGAATTCACCAGCTCTTTTCAATCTGGAATAGAAGAGGTTTTTAAAAAGGGCGAACAATTTGATTACAATGGAGATCCTATAGAATTTTCAAGTAGCTATGCTATAAATAATTTTTTTATACTAAATCAAAGATTTTACACCGTGTCTCAAAGAAGCATATTTTCTGGATTTTATGATTGGGATTATCCAAAATATATAACGACTAAAATTCCAGATGGAAATGTTAATACTATTCGTGATTTAATTGGATATGGTTCGATAGCTTCTTTTAACAATGCATTTGGATGGGCATATACTGCTTCAATAAATCCAACTGGATTATACAACGGAACTTGGAAAAGGGATTTAAATATAATTGATAATATTACATTTGATGCAACAAAATCATTATGGTCCGGAAGATATGAATTATCTTTTTCAATAAAAGTCCCAAATAAATTTGGAAATGTAGACACAGATCAAAAAAATATTTTATCATTTCCAAAAGCTATTGCAAATCAAGTATTTGATGGAGGAATAGCAGCAGACAGTATAGGTCATATTAACAATGGAGGATCCATTGGATTAGGACTCAGTTCTCCAAGTGGACGCAATTATTTAAGTCCAATTGCTGCTATAAATCCTGATAGTTATTATACGCCAACCTATAGTGGGATAAGAGTTCCAGTAGTAAATTCGAATGAATATAGTAAAATATGTCCATATTTACTCTTACCAACGGATAATATTGTATTTGGTTGGGCAGCAGCTACTTTAGACGATTATGAATTTATTGGAAACGTATCCGTTTCACCAGCGCCACTTACTTCCTCGGTGTATACAATTGCTGCTGGACCTGCAAAAGTAACACTATATGGCTCCTACGTAAGAGAAGGGCAAGAATATAACGATGGAACAAATCAATTGTTATCATCTGATTGTATACATGAGGTAATGGAATAATATGCCTGTCTTTGATCAATATGAAGTTGAACCAGTTTTTTCTTACAGCGGCAGCTATACAGATAATATTAATGTTATCAATCCTATTTTGAGCAGTTCAACCGCACTTGCTTTATATATCGGAAGCAAAAATACAGGATTAAATAATAACATTAATTTAATTAATTTTACTTATTTAGACAGGTTGGACTATATTTCCGGTTCAAAAGGCGGAACCATAACCCAAAACATATACAACCAGGGCATATCAAATGAACGCTATTATGATTCAATACCTCCAGATTTATTATCTTTATATTCTCTAGATGCAAAAATACCGAGCTTTGGCTCAACGATAGCAAATAATTCAAAATATGGATTTTTATCAGACAGCTCTATACATAATAGACCTTTGATACCAGAAACAAATATACCAATTATAATTGGTCCTATTGGTTCGCGAAGTATACTTTCTTCTAATGCATCATATGAATTTATTAACTTTTCATGGAAAGAAAGTCCATGGTCATATCAATCAAAATACAAAAATATACTCAGACAATCTGTGTTTAATAATAGGTTATATGAAAATATACCCAGTATTGCGAAAAGCTTAGATGGAATCGCTATACCAAGTACATTGTGTACTCACATAGGATCCTTATATTGGGCTCTTCCAATAAATTTTGGTCCCAGTACAGATGGCGGTATAATAAAATCCCCTATATTATTTGTTACCTCTGGATCAAATGCGAATACCTTATTTTTTGAACATTGTAATCTACCGGCAGCAGAAGATTTACGTAATATAATATATAATTCTAGTACCGGAGATGCCGTAAATGGTTTCGTGAAAGATGTGTATGTTTCTGTTGGAAGAAAATTTGGTATGGCTTATTCTTTTAATGGAATCAAATGGTTTCCGCTATCTGGACTTAATACTAATGATAAACTAATACAAACTACTAACATTAGCATTGGTGATATTGTTGGGCAATTTGATCAAATATCATATTCTGTTGATGGAACCGGAATAGCTACTACTGGGCGACACAGAAGATACATTATTGTTAATACCAGGGTTGGCGCAACGGGTGGAGGCATATACATACAAAATGTAAGTAAAAAAATTCCATATACAGATACTCCTTCAGATTGGACTTATTACAGCAATGGAGACTTAGCAACTGGAGGATACGTGGCTGGATTGCCAGTATCAACTCAACTTAACATAAGCTCAATTGCATTTAATGATCCATATGCATATATGAGTGACGGTGATGGTAAGTTTTGCATGGTTGGAAGAAGAAATAACAGTTCTACGTTACCACTTATATTAATTGCTGATCGAGCACCGACTATGGCTCCGAATTCAATACTATATATTGCCTCTCCGGTAACAAATAAACAATTAAATGACGTTACGATAAGTTTAACTTCAACTGCAACAGCAGCACGTTGGTTTGCCTGTGGTAATGATGGAACAATTGTACATAGCACAGAATATATAGGAACCGTTTTGCCATGGAACAACGTATCAATCTCTCCAGCGATAACTGAAGATTTTAATACTATTGCTGCTCGACCATCTTCTTCTGCAAGCAGCACGATAATTGTTGCTGGTACAAACGGCGTTGCATACAGGGCAACAAAAAATAACGCACCTGTAATATCTCCTTGGACAGCAGTAATTGGATTACCCAGTGGTGTTACATGGAAAAAAGTAATACCGGTTAAAAGAACAGATTCAAATATACAATGGTTTTTAGTTGGATATTCAGGAACATCGATTAATCCAACATCGTCTGATCAGCCAGTAATATACTATAGCACAGATGACGGACAAAATTGGTCTGAATTCGCAAATAAAACAACTAACTGGGGTACAAAATTTAGGCAGTGGGCGCACGATCCGGATGGAAATTTTCCTCTTTTTTGCGGAATAGCTAGTGTACCATCGGCAACTCTAAATCCGAGTTCAGTAAATCAAGGATATAAAACTTTACAAACTATGATTTTAGGTGGAGGAAATATTTGGGAATATAATACTTTTCCTAATAATATTACTCTTGCAAAAATTTCTGACATTGAAACCATTTACAGTAGTTCCGCATTATATGCATCTTATTTTGAAAGTAAAAACTGTAAATTTGCCGAGGCTTTGCAATTACGACCAATAACTGGACTGTTAGAACCAGAAAACTATTATCATAAGAACGTTATACCAAGCAGTATTGTTCCATTTAAGCATTTTTTTGGATTCGGAGATGGTGTTACTTTCCAATTTGGAGAAAATCCATATGGTGGATTTGAAACTAGTTCAAAATTTGGTGGAAATTTAAAAATAGAAAAAGCACCAATTAATACTTTTTGGGACGTATATGACGGATGGGAAGAGAGAGGACCGGAAGCCATAAAAATATACGGTGGACTAATTCGTGGTTGGCATTATGGCTTATATAATGCTTTACCCGCATTTACTAAACAAATTAATAGAAGAGGAAAATTTGGTCAATTAAGAGATACATTAGAAGGTAGAGTTACAGTTGCTAGTTTAACAGAAGCAGATTTTAGTCCTAATACAGATATACCAATTCCAAGAACTTTATTTTTCCCTATAGAAATTAATTTTCTTTCTGGTACATTAATATATACTCAGTCTCGTGATTATGTAACCGCAACAAATCCAACATATAATCCTTACGACAGTGGTATTTATGACAAATATTATCGAAGTGGGCAACCATTTTTTGATAGACCAAATGAGGATTAATAATGGCTGGAATTTTAAATCCTAAACAAAGAATATTTGATTCAATTGTAACTCAAGAGGGTCGAGCTCAAATTGCCTCTGGTAAATTAAAAGCAGAATATTATTCTTTTTCAGATTCTGGTGCAATCTATCAATTAGATACAATCATATCTGGTGGTTTAGATGTAACATATCGTTTATGTCTTGAGGCAACAAATTTACCACAGGATCTGATTACACTAGAAGCAGATGATTCTGGAAAATTAGTTGGAAAGTTTCCTGGACAAGCAAATGAACAAATTGTAATTTCTAATGGTCAAATTTTATCCGGTGCAAACAGAGAAGAACAAGTTCCTGTTTCTGGATCTCAATTTAATTCTTTGGCAGGAGTATTATTGAGTTCAAGTATAGATAATTTCAAAAAATTACAAATTTTAGCTAGCCCAGATCCAATAGATGTAAATTATAATGAATTTATAATAAATCCTAAAGAAATAAAATTTAAAATAACTGATGGAAATCTTCCGATAGAAACAAACGGAATAGAGACGATAACGATAAATGAAGTAGAAAGTTTATTTCAAGATAAAAGATTAAGTCACGTTCCTAATTTCAGCTTTCTACCGCCAGTAAATAGAGCAAGAATAGGCTCTACAGAAAAAAATCCATTAGGTGATTACGTTAACATAAATCAATCACCAATTCTTACATATGAGGATTTAGAATCCGAATTAAAACAATCGAGAAATAAAGGTTATTCAAATTCAATTTATTTTACAGAAACTTCTAGAGAAAATAATTTAGTATGTCAGTTTTTTGAAATATCAAAAGGACAAATGATTAAATTAGATGTAATTGATTTTGGTCTATTTCCTGGTGAAAATGAAAAAACAACAAAACATGTATTTTTTGCCGGTAAGATATTTATCGATAACAATGGTTCGTCTACCTTTGTTAACATGTTTACATTAATCTTTTCTTGATATGAAAATTTTTGCCAAAAGAGATAGAGGATACCTAGAAATACCGGAAAATTTCGCTATTTTAAGCGAAATATCTAAAAATGGTAAATTCGTATACGAAATAACATATCGCGTAGATCCGGTAAAGGCAGTTCAGTCTAATGCTTTTACTGTAATGATTCACATATCTACAAAACCCTATATTAAAAAAATAAACCCAGTTTTTGCTAATGGTAAAAACTCTAATGAAAATATTGTTCTTAATATTTTACAAAAAAAATCAAAACAAAAAGATTATGTAAGACAACAAAAAACGGAATATATTTTGTCTCAAAAATCTGATATTACTAGTAAAATTCCGAATAATTTAACTGGTACTTTGAGTAACGCTAACACAAAGCAAACAATAGCAATTAAAAATATAAAACAATTATCCCCAGCTCCAGTAGAAGAATTAAATAATTCAAATTTAAATTTACCAGTTCTTGAGATGAATCTGAATAAGATTGATGCAAATAGCAATTCTACACCTACAGAAAATACTCAATTTATAAAAAATCAAGCAAATTATCTACTTTATGAGAAAAACATAGATCCTGCTAATTTATATGGATTGAAAACAAATACTATTGTCAGTGCTCAGAAGGTAATAGATGGTACTATCGTAAATAAACCATATTATAATCAAAAATTATTACAAAACAATCCAGGCGCTTCTACTTTAGTAGAAAATTTCCTAAATAAAACAATATTAACTTCGCAAACAGAATTAAATGGAACCGATTATCTCAATATATTAGTTAATAAACAAATAACTTATGTTGAAGTTACGGAAAAAATAGAAATTCCTTCCACTGCAATTACAGATAATGAATTTTATGTCATTTTTGAATTGCAAAATGCTAAAACTACTCTTGAAATTGAATCCGTGTACGTAAATCATGGAAATAATTTAACTACAATTAATATTCCAACTGAGCCTCCTTCAGTTATTGATTTAGGGGCAAATAAACCTGGCAAAGTATCTTTTTTAGTCAAACAAGAAGATGAAAATGCAGTTGCTATAAACATTTACAAAAAAGAATTAAAGCCAACCGTCGTAAATACAGATTCTGTATATAATTTTGTTGGTAAAATTGATTTGAATAAAGAAAAAGGATATCAGCGATTTGAAGATGTAGCTGCGAGCTTGCATCCTATAATCTATAGGTTTATACCGGTAAATTCAAACGGAATTTTATCCGCAGTTTTCACAAGTAAAGTTATAAAATTTGATACTTCACAAATTTCTAAAAATATAAATAAAAAAAGAAAACAATATTTTGTAGGATTTAATGCGACAATTAATGCTCAGAGCATTGGTATTGAAATTAACAGTGTACCATCTGGTCCTAAAATTTTACGTATTTTAAAAAGAGATAAAAAAATTCTACAGAAAGATTTCGTGCAAGTTGGAGAAAATTTTAATATCGAAGGGAATACAACAAATGTAATCGCATATGAAGATTATGATGTGAAAAAAGATAGAATATATGAATATATTTGCGAAGTCGAATACAAGGATGGTACAATCGAAAAATCAGCAAATAATATTATCGTAGAATATAGTCCAATAACAAATAATATTCTTTCTATAGAATTAAATGATGCTAATGTAGTAGAATCTGGTCAAAATTTTGATGCAGTTTTTAATATTAAGTGGTCTTATATATCAAATTCTTTTGAATTAGTTAAAAAACTATTAACAGAGCAAAATCTTATTTCACAATTTAATCAAGATATATTTGAAAATAGAGAAAATTTAAATAAATTATTTTCCTTTGGTGTAACAAGAACAAATGTAACTACAAATCAAGTGGATTCTTTCGGAATAATAGATAGTTTAAATTTTTCTGACTTAAAATATGGGAAACCTAAAGGAATTTCTCCAATTAAATCTGGATTTGAATATCGATATACAGTTACTGCATATTTAAGAAACCCAGAGACTCTGCTTCCTAAATTAACTAGGACGGTAGCTACAAGTCAAAATCTTTCTTATAGTTTTCGTCCATCTAGATGGCTACAGCCTGTAACGTTAACTGCTGGCAATATTGTCACCGAAAGAACTTTGGCTTCAAATCATGCAAAAAATGATTTTACTTTTGGCAGAGTAGTGGAAATAAAATCTGTAACTCTTTCTCTGGCAGATACTTTACCATCGATTTCCGATGTAAAAGCTACGAGAACGAAAAAAGATGAAGTATTAATTCAATGGAAAGTTTTAGGAAACATTGGAAAAATTGATCATTTTGTTATAGTATTGAATATACTAGAAATGCAGACAATAATTGGAAAGGCACATAATATTACTAATTCAAATTATTTTCAATTTTTAGATAAATTAACAAACGGGGAGTCTGGTGCGCTAACATATTCAATTATTCCTATATATTTTGATTATAGCCCTGGTACTGCAACAAAAACTAATTTAGTGATTATTTAATTATATGACTCCAAGATTTGGTATAATATTAAGAAACGACAATTCTCTATCTTTAGGCGGATTGAGCACGCAACCAAGAAGTGCAACCGTAAGCACATCTGATGATCGAGCACGTTTTGGTGCAGGCGGCACCGGAATAGGAGTATTTTCTGGTGCTTCAACAAATCCTGGCAGTGTTCCTAATATTTTACCTGGACGACCTTTTCTACAAACAAATCCTGCTGTACAAATATTGCGACCACTATTTTCATTTAGAAATATAAAAACATATGACATAGATAATTTATCTGTTGCACAAACTACTATAGTAAATGGACAATTTGAGCCAATAGCAAAAAATGGAATATCGGCATTGCGACCAGAAATATTATCAACAATTGATTTTTTGCCAATTTACACAGGAGACAGTTCATTTAGAGCGGAAAATTTTTTCTTAACAAAAAACACTACTCCTGCCGGAGACTTAATCAATTTGCAATATCAGGCTTCTAACCTCAGACAAGAAACATTAGTTAGAATGATGAGCAATATTGAAAAAACTGTTGTAAAAAACAAAACAAATTCTAATATTAAAGGTTCAAAAATTACAGCCGCTCAAGCTTATTTAAATCCTAATCTTTTAGGAAACAATTCTACAGTAACTCCAATAAATAAAATAGATGGTTCTTCTAAAAATAGATTAAATGCTCGGGAAGAAAAAATAAAAGAAATACAGAATATAGTAAATGAAATTAGAACTGAGTATGATCAAACGATAAGAAACCTGGATACTACAATTTCTTTTTTTTCTAATGCACTATCTACAATTGATATTGTTAAAAAATCTCTTAATATAAAACAGATACCATCTAATCTTTACAGTAGAAATTTTCTTTCATTAGACCGTTTCTTTGAAAAGAAAATGCAATATAATCTTGTAAAATTTGCATCATTTTCAGATACAAAAATAATATTACAATTATTATCAGATTTTAGATCAATATTAGAAACTTATTCATTTTCGTTATTAGATATAACAGATGATGATAGAGTAAACGACATATCTCCCATAAAAATAGACAAATCATATACGACTTCAAAAACTTTTAATTTTAATATTTCTACCTTGCGTTCTTCGAGTAGAGTTGTGAATGCTACAGAACCCAATTTCTTTAATTCTTTTATAAATTCTTTACCTGAAAATCCTGATGATAGAATTAAAATATTAACTACTCTTATAAGTAAAGAATTTCGAGTTTCAAAAGGCTTGGGTCAACGTAACGTTCAATTAACGTTGGCTGGTAGATTCAATGCTCAACCAAATGGTAATCCATTTGATAACATAATTGGCGAAGTTGGTTCTAATATTTTTGACAAACCCGAAGGTACAAATAGCCTTTCTTCTCTTTTGTATGTTACAGATATCGGTGGCGGAATGATTTTACCTTTTGAAAGCAAATATATAGATTCCGAAGAGCAAAGGCAAGTTTATGTTCCAGGTAGCAATTATTTTGTTGATTCAATCATAAACGTTAATCAAAATACGCCTTCGTTTAATACAAAACCTTATACGGACTATGTAACAAAATTCGCTACGATAACCAACGCTGCTCGTGGCATCATAGAAGATATCTTTGATTTTGACAATCCAACCAGTCCACTAATATCTACAAAAATAAATGATTTATTTTTAAATTCTATTAAAAATAATTTAACTACATTAATGGATATAAATTTAACAAGAAATTTAAATTTAAATCAAGTTATTATATCGGCATTATTCAAATTGGCAAATAGAGATCCGCAACTAAAAAATTTATTATTTCAATATATTTGTTTGGCAGGTATCACAATTAATAAATTAACCGTGAGATCAGAAAAAAGAGAAATATATAATCTTTTAGCGAATGATTTGGTAACAACAAGTAATCTAACTGCTGCTGCCACTACAGGTATTGTAAGAAAATTAAATGACAATGAGGTAGCTGGTAATCTTAGTTTTATTTTAGGTCTTATCGCTAGACAAATTGAAGATAGAGTTTTTACAATTACCAATATTGTTTCACCAAGTTATGCTTCGACTTTTGATTTTAGTGAAACCGAAGGAATCCGCCGACCAGTTATACGAGCATTTACAAATGATGGACTTAATACTTCCGTTTCTAGAAGAAGTTTTTCTCCGAATACTTTTGATATCACAACCAGTGCAGTATCTTCGATAAATAATTTTACCAAAGTAAAATTTCAAAAGGGTAAGATATATCGAGCATTAATACACGAAACTTTAAATCCTGGCAGTGGCACTACGAATTTTATTCAAGAATTTATAAAAATATCAGATTCTTTACAAGATGCCGCTGTTTCTCAAGGTACTAATTCTTATTTATTAGATGATGGAACACGTAGAACGAGATACAACTATCTAAGTACATCAACCCAACTGTTGATGATTTTTGAAATTTTTGCCAGCTATATAAATAAATATGTTTATTGCACTTATGAACGATCTGACAATCTATTGGAAGGTCAAATAACAGTCGATAATTTTGGAAATAAAAATATACTATATACAATTAATGAACTATTAGCACTTCCAGTTACTCCAATAACCAAAGACGATATAACTAATAAAATACAAAAATCTAATTTTATTGATTTATCTACAAAAAGAAATTTAGATCTTTCATTCTTACAACAAGGAAGAAACTCATCTCTTAGAACCGGATTAGATACAAGATTTGGAACAATTTCTACAATCGCAGGAAATAATTCTTCGCAAAGAAATTCTCCGAATACATCGACCTCTGCCAATATTTCTAATCAAGTAAATAGAGAGGTAAGAAATGCATTTGACAATTCTGAAAATGTTAACGAACTAATTTCATCAAACTATCAAGAAGCTTCTTCTTTAGCCAATATTTCATCTTATATCGTTCAAAATAATTTAAATCTTAATTTAATATTTTCCTATAGGTCTCCATATGCAGTTGCACGAGCAAGTCTTTTTTCAGTAAGAAATAAAATCATTGATGAAGAAAAAACAATTGCAAATATATTGCACATTTTGTATGTTATTTCTTCTTGGTTATTACAGGGTAGCAGATATGCAACAACCTTTTTCAATCAAAATACTCTTTTAACATTTTTAAAAGACAACAATATTACAACATTAGAATTGTTGCAAAACCCTACTCAAATAAGAAATAGTATCTACACTTTAGATCTAATCAAAGAAAAAATACCAAATAAAACATTTAACCAGGATTCAGGAACATCGTACAATAACGTTATTATTTCTGATGTAATCCAACCAGAAGAAAACAGGACATTAAACTTATTGTTACAACAATTTCAATATACTGCTATAAATAAAGCAGATAAAAAAATTAAACTATTAACTGTCGGTATTCCTTCTGGGTTTTCTAGGCAATTATCAGATAGAGTAGATATGCGTAACATCAATCAGAGAACATTTAGAGATAAACAATTTGATGTAATATCAGTAAATGTCTATAAACGAGATGCACGATTTGATGATTTGGTTTTTAAACCACAAAAATTTTTATTTGATATAAGTCTTTATCAAAAAGAAATAGATGTAGTAAACATTAAACCAAGACCATTGGAAAGTTTTAGAAATTTAATAGGAAGAGCAACTGTTACAGATTACGAAGATGTAAAATCTAAACAACAGATAAATTTGAGCAACATCGTATTAAATCCCAAATATGGATTTCTAACAAATGATCAAAAAAGAGAATTAATCAATAATCATTTGACAAGCTATCTTCTGGCTTCATATATTAATTTACTTACTGGAATAAGATTTTATGAAGATGAATTCTTAGAGAAAGAATATGTGCAAGGAACTCAAATTAACTCTAAACTTCTAAATTTAGTTTATGGCTACATTGTAAATGTTTTAGGAATACAGATTCCTCAAAATCTATCAATCGAAGAAATGTTAAAGTTACCCAATTTAAATGCTGATGTCAAAGACATATTGACGCTTGTATCTTATGGCAGCTTTGTATTTGAACCAGAATATATTAAGGCTTCTGTACTACAGCCAAAATTATTTGAAAGAATATTTACAATACCCGTCGATATAACTAAATTTGAAGTAGATGAAACTTTAAGTACCGCTACAGATAGTGGAAGGTTGGCATATAGATCAAATTATATTCAAGATAAACTTATAAGAATAGATAATAAAATTTATTTAAAAGAAAATACAGATGGTCTTATTTTTGAAGATTATTTCACAACAATTGAAGCAGGGTTCTAATGGCTCAAACATTACCATCAAAAAGAACAATTATTATTGACGCACCTGAAGTACCAAAATTCATAGGAGAATTCGTTTATAATTTTTTCACAAAAGATGAAAGATTAAATGATTCTGGAAACGAAACTATTGAAGGATTACGTGAACGTCCTTCTGAAAATCTTAATTCTGTTGTTTTAGATTCTATTAATTTTAAAAGATTTATTCCCAGATTGGTTAGATTTGAATGGCGAAGTGTTCCATATGGAAATCGACCAGATTTATCTATAAATGTTTCAATAAAAAGAAATTTAAATAAAATTCATAGCGAAGAAAATTTCATTTCCGACGAATATACAAATATTTCTTTCCAAGATAATGGACAAGACCAAAAGTTACAATATTTTATCAAAAGACAGCTTTCTGAAATTATTACAGACCAAAATAATATAGACTCGGCAGCAAACCCTGACGAGGCTGCAAAAAGACAAAGATTAATTGAAGGATCTCAATTGGATGTTGTTAAGTTTATCAATAACAATACTTCGGATTTGATTGATGGAAATTTTTTGGCAAAAGCATTCGTGCAAATGAAAAATAATGGTATCTTGTTTTTAAAAAATTCTGATCCTGGCATAGATGCATTGTCTAAACAACTAGAAGATAGAACGAGAAATGTAAAAGTCAGAGCCCAAATAAATAATAAATTTATTAATTCAATATTGAAAACTTCGCAGAATAATACAATATCTTTGTTTAAAGATGAATTGGAGCCAATTTTAGAAGAAACAAAAAATATCCAAGAAAAAGCATTGATAGAAAAAGATTCTTCAATGTTAAACGGGTCAGATTATGATTTTGAATTCTATGATTTTATTGACTTTAGATCTGGAATAGATCCTAACGCATTTGATTCTACCGTACAGGTAGTTGGTTATGTAATAGAAAAGAAAGAATATTTTTCCGATGGTACTTCAATTGATAGAGAACCAATAGTTGTAGAAAACAAGAACGCTTCAACAACCGCAGATATTAAAATCAAATATGGAAGTACATATGGATATAAAATAAAAAGTATCGTTTATGTAGAAATAGCCGTTGAAGACAGTGAATTTAATTCTATAGCCGCATTATCATTTCTTGTTGCCTCAAAACCAAGCAATGAAATAATTGTTAAAACAGAAGAATTTGTAGCTCCGCCAGAAGTAGCAGATTTTAAAGTTGGATGGGATTCTTATAGACAAGCCGCTAGATTAACATGGTCTTTTCCACCAAATCCTCAAAGAGATATAAAATACTTTCAAGTATTTAGAAGAAATAAAATCGAAGATCCATTTGAATTGATAAAAATGTATGATTTCAATGATTCTTCAGTTCCTCTAGTTTTACCAGAAACTCCCAATCAAGAATTGATAGAAAAATTAACCTCTCCAAAAAGTTATTACTTAGATGCAGAGTTTACAAAAGATTCGCGATTTATATACACGATATGTGCAATTGATGCACACGGTTATAGCTCAAATTATAGCATTCAATTTGAATGTTATTTTGATAAATTTGCTAATAAAATTATAATCAAGCCTGTTTCCCTAGCGGGAGCACCTAAAGTTTATCCAAATGCATATCTGCTAAGAGATACATTTGTAGATACCATCAGGGATAGCAATCATAAAAATTTAGAAATTGTATTTAATCCTGAATTCATGACCGTATTAGATGCAAATTCAAATAATTTAAATGTGTTAAAAACAGACGCAGATTCCTCATATCAATTACAGCTTATAAACGTAGATCTGCAAACACAAGAAAATATTAAAATTAATTTAATCGACAATCGAAGAACTTGAAATCTTATAAAGATTTTATGTAAAGTCTTTGACCAGCATCATAAATTCGTTCCCAACCTAATTCTTCAGAATATTCTTTTTCTGATAATTTTCTATTGTCCATATTAGCTCTACAGCGAAGACGATTATAGGTTTGCATATAATCTGTCCATTTCCATCCTAGCGTGTCTCTAATGGCTCTAAAACCTTTTTCTTCTAAATGTTTGCCTGTACCGTAGCGCAAGTCTACCCAGTTGTGTATTTCGCTTACATTTGAATATAGGAAATTATCTTCAAGATATTTTAGTAATTTAGAAAATCCACCAACTACATTTGTCGATATTTGCGAACAAAATCTTTCTATTTTGCAAACATTTCCCTTTTGCTTATAGGAACATATCGAAACAAGCTTGCCATCATGCTTTAATCCTAAATGTTTTGCATTTGTTGCACCCATTAAATGATTTTTCTCTAAGAAAATATTAGCATCTTCCGCTGTGACAATACACAATTCACACTTTCTTGCATGTAGTTTATACATCGTCTTTCCAAGAGCATTATCAATGATAGAAGAAACAATTGAAGTTTTATTTCTTATTTCATCTTCTCTGAATTGAAAAATCCTTAAATTAAGTTCTTCAAAATCTTTTCTAAGCTGAAAATGATAGTCTTTTTCTTTCTGTAAATCCGAATGCCAATAGAGTCCATCTACATTTACAAATATATTTTCAGAGAGTTTAAAATCTGGTTTATACGCTTTTGCTAGCGCCTCGACTCGCTTATTATAATGTTTAGAATTAAAAATACCTTCAGAATAAATTTCCAATGATGTCTTTTTTTCATTAAATTGTAAAAGTATCTGCTCTAATTGCCCTTTTCTAATTTCATTTTCCCCTTTAAAATGCTTTAGAATCCATCCATAAGAAGGCTTAATACCCTCTTGACATTGATACCAATCTTTAATTGATGTATTTGTTTCAATAATAATTTTAGTAGGTTTTAACCAAGAATTGGTAGTGCCATATTTCTCAATCATGGTTTGATTTTTTTTTTCAACAACACCAGATAAAGCAAATGGATGCTCAACTTTATATTTTTCTAAAAATGTATTTTTTTTACGATTTTTTATCGTTTCATTTTTACTAGGATGTTCAACATTATATTTTTCCATACTAGTATTTTTAAATTTTTCTTTTACTTCCGATGCTTGCATGTGATGCGAAACACCGTAATTCCTAAAAGCAGTTTCTCTTTTTTTGTTTTTTATTTCATCTAATTGTGAGATATGTTCAACTCCATATTTTTCTCTCAATTTGTTAGATATCTTTTCCTTTATTTCTTCTGATTTAAATGGATTATCTACACCATATTTTTCTACTAATGTTTTTTTAACTTTTTCCTGAATTTTTATCGCTCCATCCGTATCACCGTGCAATGAGCAATTGTTTCCATATTTTTCTATATTAGTATTTTTTCTATTTTCTATAGATCTTTCAGGATGGCATGATTTTTGAACATAAACATTTTTTGGTATAGCCCAAAACCAATCTTTAATAATTTTATCCCAAAATTTAGATTTCTCTTTCCAGCCATTGTAACCATCTTCACATAAAATGATATCGCCTCTTCCCTGTATTTGAAAACGTTCTGCTGCTTTTTCATAACTTATTTTTTTCACTATATACCTATACAAAATGTTCAAAATTAAAAATTCTTCATACTTAATGAAATAGAATGTTGTACCATAATTATACAACAGGATTATTACAAAGGATAACGAACAGTGGGATTTTTACAAGGCGATACCAATAACATTATTTTAGATGCAGTTCTAACAGATCAAGGTAGACAGTTTCTTTCCCGAAACGACGGCAGTTTTAGTGTAGTAAAATTTGCCCTTGGGGATGATGAAGTTGATTATTCGATTATCCAAAAATATGGAAGAACTGTAGGTAAAGAAAAAATTGAAAAAAATACCCCAATTTTTGAAGCCCTCACAAATGGTTCACTAGCACAAAAATATCGCTGCATTTCTATATCAAATCCAAACCTTATTCGTTTACCAAATATTACTTTCACGGGCGAAGGAGTGGATTTGACAAACAACATTCTTTCTATTGGAAATACAACTCAAAAACGACGTACAATTACAGTTTCACAAGATATATTAAATGAAACAAGTATCGATGTTGAATTACGAGATCAATCATTTATTGTTGAGATGAATAATCAATTCTTGCAAGTAATTGGAACTGCACCAGATAATATCGATGGTCAACAAAAAGCAACCTACATTATTGCTCGTGATGCCGGAGAAACATCTCTTGGTGGATCAAAGCTTACTATCACTATTGCTACAAAGTCTATTACTGAAAGTCAGTTCCAAGTTTATGGCGCAGCATTCAATAAAAATTTAATAACAACTTATGTAAAAGTTTCCGGCGTCCAATCCGGTGCCGTATTGGAATTCCAAACTCAAATTAATAAAACAATTTGAAAACATTACTGAAATAATATTTAGACTATAAAGAAAATAGGTAAACCGTGGCAATATTTAAAGAGTTCAGCGCCGATGATGTTAAAAGTAATCGCTCATATCTAAATCAATTAGTCGATATACTAGGATCAGATATCTCCAGTTCAGCTACTAGAAGACAATATCAAGTTTTCGTTACCGGCGGATTGGGTCCAGGGGTCACCTCCTCTTTATTCCAAACAGTATTCGATCAAGATTTTACTCTGCAAACGGCAAATGCAGTATTCGATGTTACATTTGGACTACATAAAGATTCGGGTGTTGTCACTGGAGCAAATCCAACAATTGATTCAAATGGAAAATATATCTTTGGATCAAATTATCTAATGATGAGAGAAAAGATGGACATATATCGTCTTTTTGCTCAAAACCTTCTAGGTGATTCTACTTCGAAATTTACAACGCAAGTTTCAGGTTCTACCGGATTCGAAATAAAAGAAGCACTTTTCTTTTGCTTTAAACGTCTTTTTGCGCGTGATGCAGTAAAAAGAGAAACATTCGCACTAAGATTTGCTTCTACGGGTGCAAACTTTACATCACCAGCTTCAAATTTAAACTTAATAAGTTCAACAGGGTCTATAATCATTACAGATATAAATTCCAGTACAAATAAATTTTTTGCTGCCGGTGGACAAGTCTCTACCTTAGTAGATTCCGCTAACGTAAATAATCCATTAGGATTGCTATTTCTAGATAAAGGAATCGCTGTTATAGATATGCAAAAAAGTTTTGATGATCGTGGACCGCTAACCGGAGCAATCAGTAGCGTTCAATTTGCAACAGGTATTCAAGCAAACTTTACCGGATCCTTCAAAAGCTTAATGGCTTCAGCATCAATTGATGATTTCTTAGACCATGTATGTTCAACAAGATTTACTCGCTCTAATGAGACTTCAATAACTTTCCAGAATATAACAAATATCAATAGTACTCTATTCTTCTGTCGGGCAGCAGCAGATGAATTCAATTATTCGTCAAATCCAACATTCACCGATGCTAATAATAGAATAACTGTAATCGATGAAGGTCAAGAAGAAGTTCAAAGAACATTTACTTTTGTAAGCAGTATAGGATTATATGACGCAAATGACAATCTTCTGGCAGTAGCAAAAGTAAGTCGTCCGGTTCTAAAAGATGATGAACGCGATTTAACTTTCAAAGTTCGACTTGATTTTTCTAAGAAAAAAGCGGCAAATATACTGCAAAAAAACAGAAATATATAAAATAGTCTAAATGTTATATCTCTTGTTCTATATTAAATCATTAGACAAGATGTTATAATATGAAAAAATATGATTATGTGTATATAACTTGCAAATCTGGTCCTAAAAATAGGAAACCAGATCGAAAATATTGTTCTGTTGTATCTCTTAGAGAAGATAAAAAATTCTTATGAATTTTGTAAAAATAATAATATATCACATGTAATATTAGATTTAATCAATATTAATCAGTACAAAACATATTAAAAGTATCGTAATATGATAAAGCAAATAAAAATAGGGGCTCGCACATATACAATTCATGAACAAGATGCAGAAGAAAATTCTGTGTTTAAAGAACATGAAGAAGCATATGGATATATTGAATATCCGACATCACAAATTTATATAAGAGCGGATTTGGAAACAACATTTCAAAATGAGACATTAATTCATGAGATCTTGCATGGATTATTAGACAATACCGGAATTGATGAGATTAATACGGATCAAGTTACAAAAGCATTAGCTCCTCGGCTTCATGCACTATTAGTGGACAATCCAGATTTTCAAAAAAAGATTTTAGAATTTGAAAAAAAATAGTGTAATACTTAATATACACGTAATATGTCGATTCAGAAAATAAGTCCAGATGATATTGAGAGTTTTACATTAGAGACAAATCCGTATAGAACGTATGTAAGTTCAGCTAGTGGTATTACTGGTTCTGTTAACCTATTTGCTCGGCGTTCATCTTATGAAAAAGAAATTTTTCCGTTATCTCTTTTTAAGAAGAGCGAATATAATGATGATAATTTAGAAAATTTAAGAAAATTAGTATTATCAAATACATCTAGCAATGTAAAAGATTCTATTTCCGGGTATTTGTCTGCTGTAACAGCACAACAATCTTCTGTTAGAAAAGAACAGAAATTAGACATTTACAGATTTGAACCGCCGTTTGTTTTTAATTCTAACACATTAAGAAAAAAAATAACAACAGAAATTTTAATGCCATATTATAGGATAACATATCCTAATGCACAATTTGCGATATCAAATTATCATTGTTTAAATTTTTATACTGCAAGTAATGTACCTTCTGACTCTGTTTTATTATATGCAAATCCTAGCAGAACAGGTACTAATCCAGATGATTTATCTATATATGGATTTTCCGGTTCTTTTTCATTTGATTTTTGGATTAAGCCCAAATATACTTCATATGACTACAAAGCAGGAGCTATTGCTCATTTAACTGGCTCCTACTGCCTATCTTTGCATAGTGGTTCTTCAAAAGATGTTAACGGATATCCAGATGCATTTAAACTAGTTTTACAATTAACTGACTCAGCGAATATTCCTCCATCGTTAATAACTTCTAGTCAATATATATTTTCTTCTTCTGATAATGCTATAAAAAGAGACGAATGGAGTCATGTTAGTGTTCGATGGGGTGGTGCATTATACAATAATGGCACAGGTTCATTTTTAATTAATTCTGTTGAAAATTCACAATTTACAATTACAAATTCGTTAATTTTTGGTGATTATTTAAACGGCAATCCTTCTGTATTGTGTATTGGAAATTATTACGAAGGCGGTAACTACGGATACAGTTCAACAGATTTTTTCTTTACACAAGAAGTAGCTGCAAGAGAAGGATTAATTACAATTACTACCAGCAGTGATCCAGGTGTTTTTTATCCTCCATCTGGTACTTTTGGTTTTACTCATCCATTAAATGCAGAGGTGCAAGAATTTAAAATTTATGATCGTTATTTGTTTTCAAATGAGATTCAACAATTAAACGTTTCTGCACCAACTACGGATACTTCCAACTTATTGTTTTATTTACCTCCTTTCTTCACAGAAGAATCTCCATATAGAAAATATTATCTTGGAGATGGAGGAATACCTATAACACCATTCCAGAGTCAAGATGGCGCTTCTAGGCATCCTTTTTCCGTTGACATGGCATTTTCTGTTGGTGGTTTATACATGAATTTAGAAAATTATGTGAGAGATTTTGCTACAGGCAACTATCCAAGATTGTGGTCTTTGACTTGCTCTCTTATAAATGATAATTTTCAAACACCAGAATCTGCAAATACAATATTATATAATACAGGATCAAACAGAAAAAGATTGTTTACAATATTACCATCTGACAATGGTAAAACTTTTCCAAATTATAGTTTCTTAACATCGCTTTCAAGATCTCAATTTGTAACAGATGCTGGTTCATATGCTCCTGGATACATTACTTTAAAAAATCTTGTACCAGAGCCAGAATCGACAAAATATTTCCCATATGAATCTGGTTCATTTTTCGAACAATTAGTTGGACCCAATCCAGGATCTTATGCTGCACAGAATTTTTCTAGTAGTAGTTTAGCGATAGTAAGACGAACAAAAGACAATTCCTCTAACCAAATAGCAATTTTTGATATAAGTAATTTATTCTATGGAAAGCAAATTAAACCAGGTAGTTTTACTATAACAGATACCGGAATATCAGGATCGAACGGAACACAAAAAATAACTCTAAAAGATGATGGCATAGGAAATCTTTATAGAGCAAATGCTATTGGCGCACATCCAACATGGGCAAGTGTAGGAAATATATTCTACAATGAAGGAATTGCCATAATAAAAAGTCCACAACTAACTTTTTTTGGTAGCGAACAATTTGAAATAAATTTTCAAGGCGTTCAAGATATTCATGTATTAACAATTAATGCATTCGCTAGAAGTCTACAATTAATCTCTTCCTCAAATACATCTTATACGACTCAAAGTATCGATACAAATGCAAACAATACAGATACGAGATATGTGTATATTACAAGTTTATTAATTCATGACGATAATTTAAATGTAATTGCTAGAACAAATATAGCACAACCAATTGTAAAATACAGTGCAGACAAATATCTTTTTAAATACAAGATGGATTTTTAAAAATGCCTAGAAGATATTATATGTGTTCTTCTTATTAGGGTAGGGTTCCACCCGTGACGGCAACACAGCAAAAAAAAAGAAAAAAAAGAAAAAGAAAATCTAGATATAAAACTGGAATTTACAAATCTACGAAATGTCAAAATGAAATTCGTTACCGTTCTTCTTGGGAATATTATGTTTGTAAATTTCTCGATGAACAAATAGATGTTATTTCGTATGAATACGAGTCTTTAAAAATACCTTATATTTCAAATATACGGAGTAAAAAAATTAGAAATTATATTCCTGATTTTATTGTAAATTATACTGATGGGACCACAAAAATAATTGAAGTCAAAAGGAAAAGTGCGCTCAATAATAACATTGTAGTAAAGAAAGCAGAAGCAGCAACAGAATGGTCAAAAAAGTTAACTCAAGAAGGAAATCCAACAATTTACGAGATGTGGACGGAAGCAATAATATTTCCGATTCGTCGCCGGTTTCTTCTTCTGGAGGAACAGAAGAAACAAAAAAAGAAGAGAAAAACGAAAGAATAGTTGATTTCTTAGATAGATTTATATTTCCAAACGTATCCTGCTGCGGTTTTTTGTTTTCCTCTACAGCAATCGCTTATTGAACATGCACTTATTTGAACTGCAATTGAAGCAGATTGTATTGAAGAATACGTTTTCATTAATATTCCATCCTTATATTGCTCTACTTCTTTTCTTTTAGCTGCAAGAGCTTTCTCAAGAGCAGCTAACACTTTTTGTTTTGTTTCGGGATTATCGTGATAAGCTTTTTTATTTGATATTTTTCTTTTTTCATTTGCAGCATTTTTTTCTTCTAAGCTTATTTTTCTATTCTTTTGAGCCATGGAAATCTTTTTTATATAATCCGGATTTGAACAACGTTCTGCAACTTTTTTTCGTTGCATCTCTTTCATGCCTTCGGTCCATTTATTGCCATAATTTGAGTTTTTATCGCCGGTTCTTTTCTTTGCCAACTCTGATAAAATTTTCTTTGTTTCATTATTGTGTTTATAAAAAGCATCCGACATTAATACTTCTTTTTTAATATTATAGCATTCTTTTTGTTTATCGTAGTATTTGTCAACATAATATTGTTCTTTTAGTGTTCTTTGGCGTTTATCTCCATCCAATAGTTCTAATATTTCAAAAACTAAAAAGTCATGATTTCCGTTAAGAAGATAATATTTGTTGAAATCATTTTGCAGATATTTATTTTGATGCTTGTTGTTTATGAGTGATCGCTGATGATTTTTCCATCTTTCTTTAAATTCTCTTGCAGATCCTATATAAACTCTATTGTTTAGAATGTTAGTTATTTTATATATACCAGATTTAAGTGAGTGCCCATCGTATATAAATTTCATACATTTAGCTCCTTAAATATAAATATACATCAGGGGAGGTTTTACATGGAAAAAGAAGAGAAAACATTAGAAAATAAGCGTTTAGTAGACTTGGCGTTTGATATTTCCACATCTGTAGTTGGCATATGTGTGTTAGATAGTAAAACTGGGGAGCTTGTAAAGCTTACTCATAAGAAGCTTGTTAAGTTTAAAGATGAATATGAGAAGGCAGACAACTTCCTTTCAGATTGGGTAGAACCATCTTGGAAAGTTCGTCGCATATACATTGAGGAAGCCGCCAAAAAGTTTACACCAGGGTTTTCTTCTGCTGACACAATAATGACATTAGGACGTTTCAACGGTATTCTCTCTTATATGGTTTATCAGTTATTTGGCGTTAAACCTATTATGGTTAATGTTCGCTCTGCACGCTCTAAACTTAACATTAAGATAGATTATAAAGATAAAACTTCATCCACAAAGGATAAGGTATTTCTTATTGTAAGAACTTTAAATCCCAATTTTCCATGGATAATCCGCGAAGCAAAGAGTGGACAGTTTAAAGGGCAAATGATATATGATAAAGTAGGGGAAGATATGTCCGATGCGTGGGTTATTTGTCGGGGCGGTATGTTATTGAATCCTTGAGGAATTATGTCATCTACAAAAAGAAAGAAAAAGGGTCCAGCATTCGATTATTATCCAACGCCAAAATGGTGCGTAACAAGATTATTGGAAAAGGTAAACTTTAGAACTTCTAATATTCATTGGCTTGAACCTGCTGTGGGCGATTGTTCGATTGTTGATGCAGTAAACGAGTATTGCAGTATAAAGAATCAACCAAGTCCTATTTGGACTGGACTGGAAATTCAATCAGGATTCGAGGAGGCGATTAAACAAAGAAATATAAATTATCAAATTGGAGATTTCTTTAATCGTTCCTTAAACTTAGGAAATCCTAATATCATTATAACTAATCCACCATTTAGTTCCGCATTAGAATTTATTAAAAGGGCAATAGAGCTTCAACCTGAGTATGTATGCATGTTGCTGCGATTGAACTTCCTGGGCTCTGAGGAGCGTTCTAGCTACCTTAGAGAGCATACTCCAGATATATATGTCATTCCGAATAGACCTTCTTTCAATGGAGGCAAGACGGATAGTATTGAATATGCATGGCTGGTATGGTCCTCTAGAAACAACTATGGTTTAAATCAAAATGGTTCTTTGTGTATTCTCGATTCTACAAACAAGAATGAGAGAAAAAAGAAGTAATGCATACCAGAGGACAAGTTATTGAATTTCTTGAAAAAATTTTTGGAAATGGGATTCAATCTAATCAAGGATTGAACATTTCCGTTGTTTGTCCTATCTGCAAAAAAACAAAAGATTCTACATATGATAAGAAAAAATTAGTAATACGCACTGATAATTTCTTAACTCATTGTTGGATTTGCGGCTATAAATCTAAAAACATATTAGAGCTGCTACAAAAATTTCACAAAGTATATACAGAAGAATATATCAAAGGATTTTTAAAATCAGAAGAATTATTTGCTGAAATAAAAGAAAATGTAGAAGAAGATAAATCTATTAGATTACCTCTTGATTTTGAATTATTAGCTACAGCAGATAGACAGGATCCATTGGTTCGAAGATATATCGGGTATCTAAAATCCAGAGGTATTAAAAATATAAATTTAGAGAGTTCTCTGTGGTATTGGAGATTTGGATTTAGCAGAAATGATACAAGATACAAGGATCGAATTATTTTTCCTTCATTTGATGAAAATGGTAATTTAAATTATTTTACTGCAAGAAGCATAAATAAGTTTATAAAACCAAAATATGTAAATCCTCCAATTAATCGCAATTCAATCATTTTTAATGAAATTATCCTTGATTGGAAAAAACCTTTAGTACTTGTTGAAGGTCCATTTGATTTGATAAAGTGTACTCAAAATGCAACTTGCATTTTAGGTTCTGAATTGAATAATGATTATTTATTATTTCAAAAAATTATTAGAAATAATACTCCTGTAATATTAGCATTAGATCCAGATGCGGCAGTAAAGCAAAATAAAATTGCTAAAGAATTATATTCTTGGAATATTGACGTAAGAGTATTAGAAATACCAAAAAAATATTCTGATGTAGGCGAAATGGAATCAGAGCAGTTTATATCTATTTTAGGAAATGCTATCCCATTCAGTGTAGAGTATTCGCTGAAAAGTAAAATTGCAAGGATAATATAATGTGTAAAATAGTTCAAATAAGCGATATTCATTGGCGAGGAATATCAAGACACGAAGAATATACAGAAGCTTTTACTCGTCTTTATAAACAGATAAAAGATTTAAATCCAGATTTAATCATAAATACTGGCGATTCATTTCATACAAAGACACAGGGGATTACGCCAGAAGTAATTGAAAAATTAACTTGGATGTTTAGAAGTTTAGATGAAATTGCACCATCAATTACGATACTTGGAAATCATGATGGAAATCTATCTAATAACGATAGGCAAGATATCATTTCCCCTATCTTCGATGCAATAAGACCTCCTAGATCTGTTCTTTGTAAACAATCTTTGAGTTTTAACTTGGAAGACAAGTTTCCACAGTTGCCAAATGCATCAAAATTTAGATTTCATATCTATTCCCCTTTTGATCAGGATAATTGGGATAAGATACAAATAGATTCAAGAAGAATAAATATTGGGTTATTTCATGGTTCAATGCTAGGATGCGAAACAGACCAGGAATATGTTTTGATTGAAGCAGAAGCCGATCTGTCTTATTTTAAAAACATTGATTTCTTATTATTGGGAGATATACATAAACATCAATGGATTTCCAAAAGAATGGATAAGGACGAAGTGTTAAAGCCATGGGCAGCATATCCTGGTTCCCTTATTCAGCAAAATTTTGGAGAAATAGAAACTAAAGGATTTTTAGTTTGGGATATAAGAGAAAAAAATGATTGGGATGTCAATTTTCATCAATTAGAAAATAGAATGCCTTTCATTACAATTCCATGGATGAATAACATTTTTGATACAATACAAAATATTGCTGTTGAAAGAAAAGAAAATGCATTCTTACCAGGAACCAGATATCGTATAAGCTCTTCTCAAGCTCTATCTCAGATAGAAACTAAACAATTAATAAATGAATTAAAAGAAAATAGAAAAGCTGATGAAGTTACTTTTAAATATGAATTTATTAATCGACTTGATACCATTAATACAGAAGGTGGATTATCGTTATCAAAAACAAATCTAAAAACAAATGTAGATGGTATACAAGAATTATTTCTTCAGTATCTAGATGCACACAAAGAGAATCTTACTTTAACTAAAGAACAATTAGCTATTGCTCAAGAAAAAATTAAGGATTACTTAAAGCAAGTTAATTTACAAGAACCAGATCTTTTACATAGAAACGTATCCTGGACTGTTAAATCTCTGGAGTTTAATAATATTTTCAGATATGGTGAAAAAAATTCTATAGATTTTAAAAATTTAGAAGGTATCGTTGGTATTTTTGGACCTAATAAAACAGGTAAAAGTTCTATTATTGGATCGTTAATGTATGGGCTATTCAACACCACTGATCGTGGTCCAGTAAAAGCTTCATATATTATTAATAAAAATAAAACTAATTGCTCTGTTGATGTTACATTTAATGTAGATAATACGAATTATCTTGCAAGAAGACAAACATCTAGAGTAATAAGTAAAAAACAAAAAGATGATGATAAAACAGTAACAACGCTAAATCTTTATCGTTTAGAAAATGATAAAAAAATTGAATGTAATTCGATTTCTAGAGAAGAAACAGATAGAGAAATTAAAAAGTTAATAGGCACATCAAATGATTTCCTATTAACAGCCTTGTCTTCTCAAGGAGATATGAATAAATTCATTAACGAAGGAGCAACGCAACGAAAAGCAATATTATCTAAATTTCTTAATTTAGATTTATTTGAAAAATTGCATTCTTTGTGCAAAGAAGATTATTCGATAATAAATGATAGAACTAAAGAATATAATTCTAAAGATTGGTCTTTAACGTTAAATAAAATATTTGAAGAAATAGACTTCTTGGAGAAATTAGTAGAGGATCAAGAAAAAGAAATACTAAATTCTAAAGAAACTATTGAATTGCATAAGTTATGGTTTGCAAAAAATCAACAACAAATAGAAAATGTTGATCTTGTAAAATTACAAAATAATATAACTAAATTGTCTTCTGAAATTTCTTCATTAGAAACAAATGAAGAATTGTTGTTGAAAAAAACAACATCTATGAAGCAACAAATTAAAGATCTTAAAAAGTCTAATTCAGAAATTAATATAGAAGAGTTGGCAGAAAAGGCTTCTAAACTTGATGAATTAAAAAAGTTATTACTTGAGAATAAGCCGAAATTATCAAGAGAAACTTTAATTTTAGAAAATCAAACAAAATCTATTAAAAAATTAGAAATAGTTCCTTGCGGTGATTCGTTTCCAACATGTCACTTTATCAAAGATTCCCACGAAGACAAGAAAAACGTTAAGAAACAGTTAAAAGAAGTAGAAAAAATAAAAACAACCATTCAAGAGCTTGATTCTACTCTCCAACTTCTCCTACAAGAAAAAATTAATGAAAAGCTAAATGAATTTAATTTAAATGAGCAGAGAATAAAGTCAATAGAAAGCGATCTTAATTCGAATTTATCAAAATTAGATTTGATAGCAGATCAAAAAAGTTTTATTTCATTGAAACTGGCAGAAGACAAAGTAAAATTACAGGATATAAGATCGAGAACAACTGAAGAAATGCAAGCAGAAGCTGAGAGACGACAAGAAATTGTCAGTTCTTTATATACCAAAATAAAACTATTAGAATCTTCTATAAAGCAAAATCTAATAAAGATTGGTGCTAAATCTGAATTTTTAGAAAAAACAAAAAAAGAACAAAATGAAGGAAGAGTGTTAATCGAAAGACTTAAAACTTACGATGCAATATTAAGTGCATTTAGCAAAACAGGAATACCTTCTATTGTATTGAAAACGCAATTACCCACTTTAAATTCTGAATTAGAAAAAATATTAAGTGGAGTTGTTAACTTCAAGATTATTTTAGAGATGGATGTAAACAGCAATGCTATGGATGTCTTTATTCAAGATGAACATTCTAAAAGAGTAATAGAACTTGCTTCTGGCATGGAAAAAATGATTTGTTCAATAGCCTTGAGGGTAGCATTATTAAACATTTCTAGTCTTCCTCGTCCTGATATGTTTATTGTTGACGAAGGATGGGGTACATTAGACGAAGACAATATAAATCGATGCATGGAATTGTTTATTTCGCTAAAAAACCACTTTAGAACAATTCTATTGATTTCTCATGTGAATCAAGTAAAAGAAATTGTGGATAAAATAATAGAAATTAAAAATGACGGTCTTGAATCTCATGTAAGGATTTGATATGAAAAAAACAGAAGAAATACAAATAAAGCAAAAACCAAAAAAACCTCCAACTAAAACTTTAGTTAAAAAACAATTACCAATTGTTAAAGAAGAACAAGTTGCGGTAGACCTAGATCCATCAACAAATAAGTTTATTATTGAAACTAACATTTGCGAGCCTTGGGCAGTATGTAATGTTACAATGCCAAAATTACTTTTTACAAAAAGTATTAATTCTAATGAGCAAAAAATAAAAGACAAAAGTTCAATTGCTTTTGATTTACATTATGTAACGAAGCCTAATGAACCATTATCTATTGTAAAAGCTGCTAAAAATGGTATTGAAAAATTAAATCTACATCATATAGATGCTGAAGGGCAGGTTCAGTCTACGTGGACTTTTCTGAACGCAAGGATTGCTGGAATTGATTTTGGTACACTATCATACGAAGCAGATGGAACGGAAGAAAATCCATGGAATCAAATTAAAGTAGAAGTTGAATATGAGAAACTTTTGATTGATGGATTTGAAGTTTAAATCTAATCTTTGACAGGCTACAATATATATTAAACCTTTAACACACAAAATTGAGAATAAAATGGGAAAAAAGAAGAAAGTAACGGCTGTAAAAAATTATAATAATTCACCAAATCCAATCGTATTGAAAATGATCAATCATTTTTCAGACCTAGTAAAACTAGGTTACACTAATGATACATGGACCGAGGCTTCAATGGTTCTGAGGGACATTTCTAGAAATGTTTCCCAAGAAACAATGAATGATCTTGGAGAACTATGGTCAGAAGCCTATGTGACTACAGATCTGGAAGAGTTAGACCGAAAGATAGAAAAAGTAATAAACAGTTTAAGTTATCAATGATACAAAAGAAAAGCCCTGTAAAATGGGCTTTTTTTATTTTTATAGGACAAATAATGGAAAAAAGACCCATAATTTTAATTGATGGTTTTAATTTTTTTTTGCGCCATTTTATGGCAAATGAAGAAATAAACGACAAAGGAGAACCGATAGGTGGAGTTATTGGATTTTTAAAAGGAATTAACATTTTTTTAGAAAAATTTTCTCCACAAAAAATTTTTGTCATATGGGAGGCAGGCGGACCTTCCCCAAGAAGAAAAAAAATATATTCAGAATATAAATGCAATCGTGGTAAAGTAAAAGAATTTACCAAATATAAATCTGGTATGGGAGACATGAAAGATGTCTTAAGATTAGATGAAGAAACGAAACTAAATCAACTTTTGTTATTATCAAAATTATTAAAAACAACGCCAATACATCAAATTTTTGTTTCTGAAACTGAATGCGATGATATCATAGGGTATCTAATTCGAGGAAAATTAGTAAATGAAAGCGCCAAAAAGATAATAGTATCCTCAGACAAGGATTTTATTCAGCTTTTAGACGATTGTTCAGTAGAAATATATGATCTGGTAACCAAATCACTGATCAATGAAGAGAAAATATTGAAAAAATATTCCATTTCACCTAAAAATTTTTGTTTGGCAAAAACTTTGGTGGGAGATGAAAGCGATAATATAAAAGGTATTATGGGTGCAGGATGGAAGACCATAGCTAAAAGATTTCCAATTCTTGCAGAAAAAGATAGAGATATAATGATCTCAGATTTATTAGAAATTTCAAAACTTAATTTAAACTCTAAAAAGCAAATTAAAATATATAACGATATCATTATTAATGAAGAATTAATAAAAAGAAATTGGAGTTTGATGTACCTCAATATATCTACATTATCAGCTAGTCAAATCAATAAAATTGATAATGCGATAGATAACCACGAGTATAAAATGGATAAATTATCATTCATAAAAATCTTACTAGAAGCGGGTGTTGCTACCAATTTAGACATAGATGGATTTTGTTCTGATTTAAGAAACTTATTACATTAAATTGAAGAATAGTTTATTCAACATTTTTAATATGCTAGGTTCAAAGAAGTTCCTCAACTGGAGTAGTTATGAATACAATGAGTGCGGTAGCAGAGAAACAAATTCTTGAAAAAGAAATCCAACAGCAATCACAGCAAAACAAAGTCTTTTCTTTCGATAAAAGCTTCCAGGAAAAAATAGTACAGGCTTGTCTCGTAGATCGGCTTTGGGCTTCTCAGTTCTCAGAAGTTCTAGATGTAAATTATTTTCAATTTCCATATCTTAAATTAATTGCTTTCGAATATTTTCAATATCATACAAAATACAAAGAATTTCCTTCTTTTGAATTATTGCTTAATATTCTTAAGGATAAACTAAAATCAGACAAAGATTCCCTTCTACGAGAACAGATAAAATCCTTTCTTGTAAAAGTTCAAGATAATGAAGATTTAGGGGATCTAGGATATGTGAAAGATAAATCTCTAGACTTTTGTAAGAAAGTTGGATTACAAAAGGCGTTAGAACAATCTGTAGACCTTCTTGAAACAGAAAAATATGAAAAGATTGTTGACCTAATCAAAAATGCTATTACTGCCGGTAATAGCAATACTCCAGGTCTTGATCTTTTTTCAGATGTTGATGCAAGATACAGTGAAACGTTCCGTAAAACAGTAGCTACCGGTGTCATGGAACTAGATCAAAGAAAAATTCTTAATGGTGGTCTTGGAGCCGGTGAATTAGGAGTAGTCATAGCACCTACAGGGTGTCATGCAAAAGGAACATTAATTCTTATGCATGATGGTTCAACTAAAAAAGTAGAAGACGTTGTTGTGGGAGATCGGTTAATGGGACCAGATAGCAAACCAAGAACTGTTTTGCAATTAGCCCGTGGCAAAGAGAAAATGTATCAAATAACACCGACAAAAGGAGAAAGCTTTGTAGTTAATGAGAACCACATTCTTTCACTTAAAAGAACAAATGATGGAACTTCTTTAGCTGGCTCTACAATCAATATAACTGTAAAGGATTATATAACTGAAAGTAAAACATTCAAACATTGCCACAAGTTATGGAGAACTGGAGTAGAGTTTGAACGCCCATCACCAACTGGCATTTCCCCTTACGTATTAGGATTATTGCTTGGCGATGGATGGGTATCGGAAAAACGTATTGAATTAACCACTGCCGATGCAGAAATTGCTTCAGAATTTATAAATGAAGTACAAAAAATGGGAAATGAAGTATCCGTTCATACGAAAAAAGACAGCAAAGCTATTGGTTATTATGTAATAAAAGGAGAAAAGGAACTTGGAACCACAGGGGAAAACCATGTAAAAAATGCTTTAAATTTACTTGGATTGATAGATGCGAATTCAGGGAATAAATTCATTCCATATGTTTATAAGTGTGCTCCAAGAAAAGATCGTCTTGAGCTTCTTGCAGGCTTGATTGATACAGATGGGCACCGTAGCCATAATTGTTATGAATATGTTTCGAAATCAAAACAGTTAGCTGAAGACGTTCAATTCATTACTAGAAGTCTTGGGCTTGTGGCAAATATTGCCAATAAAGTTGTAAATGATGAACAATATTGGCGAGTGACCATCTCTGGAAATACCCACATTATTCCTTCAAGACTTTCAAGGAAACAATGCCACGATAGAAATCAAAAGAAAAATGTACTCTTAACTGGATTCTTGATTCAAGAATTGCCAGAAGATAATTTTTATGGTTTTGCACTTACTGATGATCACTTATATCTTACCGGAGATTTTATGGTTCATCATAATACAGGAAAATCACATGTATTAGTTCATTTAGGTGCTCAAGCCTTAAAACAAGGTAAGAATGTGCTTTATTACAGCTATGAATTGAACGAAAGAGCAATAGGTGTTCGTTTTGATTCTCATTTACTAGAAATAAATTCTACAGATTGCTACGAACAAAGAGAAAAAATCAAGAAGTTTTATGAAGGAAATGTAGAAAATATTGGTAGATTAAAAGTGAAATATTATCCAACCGGTTCTGCAACAGTAAATACAATTAGATCGCACGTAGAAAAATTAGGTATTCAAGAAAAATTCCGTCCAGATTTGATCCTTATTGATTACGCTGGTATCATGCGATCAACAGAAAAGTATGAACTTCTTCGTCTTGAATTGAAAAAGGTTTACGAAGAATTGCGTTCATTAGCTAATGAATTAGATGTTCCAATTTGGACCGCTTCTCAATCTAATAAAGAAGGTGCAGATAAAGATGTAGTAGATTTGACCAATATGGCTGAAGCCTATGGACAAGCTCACGTAGCGGATTTTATTCTTGGTCTTTCAAGGAAGTCTGTTGATAAATCAACTGGTTATGGAAATATTTTCGTGGCTAAAAATCGTGCCGGTGTGGATGGAGTAAAATATCATATTCATCTTGATACAGGCAAATCAATACTAAGGGTAATATCAGAAGATGAAATAAGAAATATTTCCACAGAAGACGAAGAGGTTTCAGAAGATTCTATGAAATTCTTAAGAAGAAGATTCAAAGAAATGCAGAGAAAAAATGATCGTTGAAATACTTTTAATATCAGGCACTTAATAATCACACGAATAAGGTAAATTATGACTCTACTAGAACGTCGCATCAATTATAGACCATTCTTATATCAACCAGCTTATGACTATTGGTTAAAACAACAGCAAGCACATTGGCTCTCTTCTGAGGTTACTCTTAATCAAGACCTTCTTGATTGGAATATGAACCTTACTCCCTCAGAGAAATCAATCATTGGCGGCATTCTAAAGGGATTTACTCAAACCGAAATATTTGTTAATGATTATTGGTCAGGTAAAGTTGCTCGTTGGTTCCAGCATCCAGAAGTTGTAATGGCTGCTACAACTATGGCTTCTTTTGAAACCATCCACACTCAAGCCTATTCCCTACTTGACGAAACTCTTGGATTTGCCGATTATGAAGCTTTTCTTGCAGAGCCAACCATTAAGGCAAAGATTGATCGTCTTGTAGAAACTGGTAATATTGATACAACGGATATGACCACAGAAAAGAAGATGACGATGGCTAAGTCTCTTGCCGTATTCTCTGCTTTTACAGAAGGCGTTTCTCTTTTCTCTTCATTTGCTGTTCTCCTGCATTTCTCTCGTTATAATAAGATGAAAGGCATGAGCCAAATTGTTACATGGAGCATAAAGGATGAAACCTTACATTCGGAGTTTGGTTGTTATTTGTTTAGAACATTTGTTGAAGAAAATCCGGAAATCTGGACCGACGAGTTCAAAAAAGAAATCTATCAAGCAGCAAGAGATACTGTGGCTTTAGAAGATAACTTTATTGATAGAGTTTTTGAACATGGTAATATTGAAGGTCTTACCAAGGAAGATTTAAAAGATTTCATTCGTCACCGTGCAAATATGCAACTTGGAAAACTCGGTTTAAAACAAAACTGGAAGAATGTAGATAAGGAAGCATTGAAGCGTATGGAATGGTTTGATGCTATCGGCGCTGGAGTTAGACTTGATGATTTCTTCGCCATTAAACCAACTGATTATAGCCGTGGCGTTGTAAATTTTGATGATATGTTCTGATCTAACAAGTTTAATCAATTTTTTTCAACTGTTAAGATATGTAATAGAATAAACAGGATATTAAAGTAATATATGAAGACATTAGAAGAATTAAAAGCAGAAGGCGAAGCACCGGAATGGTTGTCAAATGATGCATTTCAAATGTTGCAAGGCGGTTATTTGTGGAATGACGAAACTCCTAAACAGATGTATCGTCGTGTAGCAGCTTCTGTTGCCCAATCTCTAAAGAAGCCAGAATTAGAAGATAAGTTCTTTAACATTATGTGGAAGAACTGGTTGTGCCCTTCTACTCCAGTATTATGCAACACTGGAACAACTCGTGGTTTACCCATAAGCTGTTTAACTGGCGATTCTTGGGTTAATACAAAATCTGGCGGAAAACAAATTAAAGATATTCAAATTGGAGATCAGGTTCTTACTCACAAAGGTCGTTGGCGTAATGTTATCTCAAAAACATCACAACAGTCCAAAGATCCAATTTATATCCTAAAAGTTCGAACAAGAATGACTCCAGTTAAGATAACTGGTAATCACTTGGTCCTAACTAATTTAGGATGGGTCCGTGTTGATGAACTCGACATTAGCAAACATTGGATTGCCGTTAATAAAGATATAGAATACGAAGAGAAAGACTACGCCATTTCATTGAAAGAATATTGTCCATATGCTCACATAGAGCATGATGGAAAAATATGCAAAATTCAAGAAACAAAATCAAATAAAAAGCGAGATATGAGAAAAGATCAAATCTTGTCATATTATTCGCAACCATATGCAACTATACCTGTTGATGAAGAGGTAGCTTGGGCTCTTGGGTTATGGTTCGCAGAAGGTAGCAGAAGTCAAAATCATAAAAAATTAGCAAATGGTATACGTATTACAATAGGATCACATGAAGAACACTATGCAAAACGTTTTCTTCATATAATGAAAGAAAAATTTAATTTAAATGGAAATTATTACTTTTCTGAAAGTCCAAATCCAAATAAATCTGGATATATGAATTCTTGGATCTCAGTAAATGTAAATGGAAGATTAATAGGAGAATTCTTTGATAAAGAATTTGGAATTGGTTGCAAAAATAAAAAAATTCCTCAATGGATCATTGATTTACCAAGACCAATATTAAAATCCTTTATTCAAGGAGTATTGGATGGAGATGGAAGCCGAAGTGCATCAGGAACCGATAAAATTACATTAACAAATGGACCAATGATTTTGGGAATGTATAATTCTTTATTAAAACTCAAGGTTCCATGCTCTTTGCAAATGCAGACTAAAGCATCTAAGTTATCTAAAGATTCCTTTGTATATACGATTGACATGTATGATGGATACGACATGTCAAAAGCAAGAAAAAGACCAGCCGTAGGTATTCAATTTGAAAATAATCTTTATGCCCCAATAGCAAGTTTAATAAAAACTGATATGAAAGAAGAGGTTTTTGATATCGGAGTTGAAGAAGATCATTCTTTTTCGGTTAGCGGAGTTGTTGTACATAACTGTTTCTCTTCCTATATGGCCGATGATACTTATGAAATTTTAGAAACCCTACAGGAAGTAGCAATGCTATCCAAGTATGGTGGTGGAACAGCTATCCACGTTAATGATGTTCGTGCTAAAGGAACACCAATCTCCAAAGGTGGACACTCAGATGGTGTAGTTCCATTCCTTAAAATGGCAGATAGCGTTATTCTTGGTATCTCTCAGGGTTCTACTCGTCGTGGTGCTTGTGCCGCCTACATTGATATTGAACATGGTGATTTTGACGAGTTCCTTCAGTCTCGCAGACCAACCGGCGATACCAATCGTCAATGCCTTAATCTTCATCATGGTGTTTGCGTCTCAAATGCCTTTATAGACAAGGTAAAAGCTGGTGACACAGAAGCCCGTAGACGCTGGAAAGAGCTGATTAAGAGCCGCGTAGAGACAGGAGAGCCCTATGTTTTCTTTACGGACAACGCTAATGATCAAGCGCCGCCTGTTTTAAAAGAAACTGGTATTAAACTTAAAGGCTCAAACCTTTGCGTAACCGGAGATCAGATGGTTGTAACTTCAAAAGGATTACGTAATGTCATTGATCTTGTTTCTTCTGGCGAGGAATTGACTTTATTTGATGGAAGTAAAAAAGTAAATGCTTCTCCAATGAAGCTAATAGAAAAAAATGCTCCTGTATATCGTATTACTACAAAATCTGGACGAACACATGACGTTACATCATATCATAAAGTAAAAACAATTCGTGGAATGATTGCTTGCGAGGAGCTTAAAGCTGGAGATAAAATCTTTGTTCAACGCAATGAAGGTTTGTTTGGCAATATACACAAGCCGGAAATGGCATTCTTATTAGGTCTTTATCATGCAGATGGCACACAGACCGACAAATATGTTTATATTGACATTTGGGAAAATGATTTTGAACTTCGTTCAGAGATAGAAAATTCAATACAGAAAGTTTATTCTGAAGAGAATTGGCTTGAATATGATATTAAAAATCAAACTGGCGTAAGTGTTGGTAAAAGAAAAACAAAAATTCCAACTTTTATTAAACAAAATACTGGATCATCATCTGTTCAAAAAATCCGTCTTGGATCACATAAGTTAAAACAATTTGGTTTTAAAAAAGGTGTAATACCAGACTGGATTTATCAAGGTGATAAAGAAACTATTTCTCAATATCTAAGAGGGCTTTATATCGCAGATGGAACAATAAACATCAGCAAATCACATGGAAATCCTCTATATCTTTCACTAGCTTCAATTGATCGTGATTTTCTTGGAAAGATACAGATAATTCTTTCTAATCTCGGAATTGAATCAAAAATATATATGATGAGAAAAGCGGGTAAAAGTTTATTGCCTGACGGAAAGGGCGGTAGTAAATATTATGATACGAAAGACTGCTGGCGGTTAAATATTAGCAATAAAACTGATGCAATAAAGTTTGATAAACTTACAGGATTTCTTGCATATAAAGGAAAATCTCTTCAAGAAAGAAAGTATAGAGATAATACAAAAAAATATGACGAAGTGAAGTCAGTAACTTACTTAAACAATCAAGATGTATATTGCACAACGGTTGATTCAAAAGAACATGTTTGGGTTTGTAATTCTTTTATAACTTCAAATTGTTCAGAAATTTTTCTTCCAACAGATAAGGATCATACCTTTGTTTGCTGCCTTTCTTCCCTTAATCTTGCAAGATGGGATGAATGGAAAGACACGGATACGGTTCAACTATCTGTATGGTTCCTTGATGGTATTATGGAGGAGTTTATTCAAAAGGCGGCTAACTTGAGAGGATTTGAAAGAGCACTAAATTTTGCTCGTAAATCCCGTGCTCTCGGTCTTGGTGTCCTCGGTCTACACTCATACTTCCAAAAGAATATGATTGCATTTGACAGCCTACAGGCTTATCTCCAGAATAAGATCATATTCAAGAAGATTAGAGAAGAAGCTGAGTTGGCTACAACGGCTCTTGCTGCTGAATATGGTGAGCCAGAGTGGTGTCGGGGTCATGGTAGAAGAAATGCTACTCTTATGGCTATAGCTCCAACTGTATCAAACTCCCTTATTGCTTCTAACGTATCTCAGGGTATTGAACCATGGATTGCCAATGCATTTGCTCAAAAGAGTGCAAAGGGAACATTCGTAAGAAGAAATCCAGAATTTGAGAAGCTTCTCAAGAGCATTGGACAGGATACCGATGAAGTTTGGGGCTCTATTCTTAAGCATGATGGAAGTGTTCAGCATTTAGAATGTTTAACCGCTGAACAGAAAGAAGTGTTTCTTACTGCAAGAGAGCTAAATCAATTTGCTATTGTTAAGTTAGCCGCCGAAAGACAGAAGTTTATTGATCAAGGTCAGAGCATCAATATTTTCTTCCCAGCTAACAGCGATCCAAAGTATATCAATCAAGTTCATTTGGAAGCAGCCAATAGCGGTCTTAAGAGCCTTTATTATCTTCGTTCTACATCTGTTCTTAAGGCAGAACAAAATAGTAATGCGGTATATAAGAGAGAGTTAACAGAATGCACATGGTGCGAAGGATGAACATATGACAATAAGATTAATAGATTTAAGAGCACAACAAACAAATCCATTTCCAAGAAAGAAAAGCTCGGATGGTAAAATCATTAACACTTCAAAAGTTGTTAAAGGTAAGACAGTAGCAAGAGATCCTAAATCTGTAACTGGAATAGGAATACATCAGACCGCCTGTGTATTCGGTCCTCTTGATGACAGAGAAAAGGCATATCGTAGAGCAGCAGGAATACCAGCTCATGTTACTGCATTTAGAGATGGTGTATATGTTGCAGCAGCACCATTAGATTGGTTTCTCTATCATGGTAATGAACTAAACTCTTTCTCTCTTGGTTTAGAGTGTGAAGGTCATTACTCTGGTTTATTAGATGATCCAAGAACACCCATTAGAGAAGATATTAAAACAACCTGGGGTGGTAAAGAACCAACTCCATTGGATGATAAGGCTATAGAGACGTTTAGAGCCGCCCTCAAATGGCTTGTAGATAATGGTAGAGCCGCTGGTATGCCAATAGAGTTTATCTGGGCACATAGACAGTCTAATGGTCAGAAACCATCAGATCCAGGTATGGGTATTTGGAAACACGTTGTATTGGAATATGGTGTTCCGGTATTAGGTCTTAAAACCCAGACAGATAAATGCTGGAGAGATGGTAAGAAGATACCAGTTGAATGGGATCCAGCCGGTGTCGGCAAATATTGATGCTTAAATAAAGTATAAAATATATGTTATTTAATATAAAAAGATTACAAAAATTATCTGGAATTCTGTCTGAGACAGAGCAAGAGAATGAAAAAAAATTAAGTAATATATCATATACTGGTATTGTTTTGACTGAAGCTTCACACAATGAATTGATTGAGAAAATCCGCAATAAGATACCAAAAAATTGGAAAATTGTTGCTCATCATGTTACGGTTAATTTAGGACCATATAAAGGCGATATAAATTTACTAAATTCCGTACAGAAATTAAATGTAAATTCTTTTGCAATCAATAATAGAATATGTGCTGTTGGAGTTATTATGCCGCTTGGAATTCCAAGTAAAAATATCAACCCTCACATAACAATTGCTTTGAATTTAAATCCAGAATCTGAAGTTGAAGTAACTGCTAAAGAATCAAATAATTTACAATGGGAAACAGCGGAAGCTCTTGAGCCATTTCCAATTAGTGGAAAATTGATTGAAGTTGTTAAGGATGACAATTCATTTGCATCTGCTTAGTCAAAGCATCAAACTATTGATAATATATAAACTGTAATATAATGGAACCAATATATTTTTTAGTAATTGCTAGCTATTTTGTAGTTTTTTCTATGGGATTTATTATAGCTCGTTTAAGCGGCACCGCTGTAACTAATTCTATTCCACAAATTCAGCATGAAAATCCAATCAGTCAAACAACAAAAGCAGTTATCGAAGAAAAAAAAGCAAATAAAAAAATAGAGATTGATGAAAAAAAGTTTATAACTGAAATACAAACTGATACCCTAGAAAAAAAGTTTAATGATTTAGGTAAGAAAACTGTTGCACAAGATGAGTCTTTAGGTGCGAATGTATCAAAACTTGCTTCATTAAAAAAAAATAAAGAGGGCTAATCGTGGGTTTTAAAATACCAGAAACAGAAGAAAAAAAACAAAAGAGGAGTAAGAAGATGGCTAAATTAGGAAAAGGTTTAGATGTAGGTACATCTTTCATTGTACTAGCGTCTGAACATGATAAAGGTGCAGTTGAGTATAAAGATTTTCGTGATGCATTCTATGTAATAAAACCAGCAACACCAATTGCTGCAAAGATGATTGAAAAGGGTTTGACAGGTAAAACCTTCGTTAAAGATACGGATGGTTCATTCATCCTACTTGGTAAGGATGCTATTGAAAAAGCCATAGAACGCAATGATAGCGCCAAGCGTCCTATGTATCGTGGTGTTGTTTCCTCCAAAGAAAAGGATGCACGCAGAGTTTTGTCATATATTCTTAAAGAGGTAGCAGGAGAGCCAGCGGAAAAGGGAGAAAAGCTTGTATTCTGTATTCCTGCTCAACCAATTGATCAGGAAGATGATGAATTTGACGTTGGTTATCATGAAGACGTTGTAAAGAAGGTTCTATCTGATGTTGGTTATGCTCCCCGAGCTATCAACGAGGCAGAAGCCCTGTGCTATTCAGAGCTTGAAAATGATGATTATACGGGAATTTCGCTATCTTGCTTAATTCCAGGTACTAAAGTATATACTAAAAATGGCATTGTCAATATAGAAAATGTAAAGATTGGGGATTTGGTTTTTACTCATAAGGGTCGATGGCGTCCTGTAACAAATGTAATAACAAAACATTTTGAGGGAACGGCTACAAAATTGCAATTGCAAGGTTATTCGAATACATGCGAAGATTACAAATTTGTTGACAATCACGAATTATATGTGTGCCGCAATAATAAATGGCAATGGATCGGTTGCGAAGAAATTGAGGTTGGTGACATTGTAGGTGAACCCATACAGCAGCAAGATCGTTTTGGAAAAGGAGAGCCTGGAATTACTATATGTGAGCGCACAACAAGCTCAAATACATATTCAAAAACTAGGATTGCAGCAACTCCAAATGTTCAAAGATTAGTTGGATATTTTCTTGGAGATGGAAGCGTTAATGAAGCAGAAGGTTGTATTCAATTTGATTTTTCAAAAAATGAAGAAAACAACATTAAAGATGTTCAGGATATCTTGTTGCGAAATTTTAATAAAAATTCCTCAGTTGTTTCAAAAGATGAAAACTGTGTAAGAGTCAAATGTTATTCTAGAGGAATTTTAAATTGGTTTAAGAACCATTTGTATGATGCCGCTGGAAATAAATGTTATCCATGGGATTTGGATCGCATTTCAAAAAATGACTGTATAAATCTTCTTACCGGTCTAATAAGATCAGATGGTACATGGAATGAAAATGTATTTTCATTTTCAAATACAAATACTCATCTTATCTGGTTAGCAAAACAATTGTGCGCTAGATTAGGCTTGGCTGCTTCTATACATTATCGAGAACCAAGAATCGGTGGTACAATTGATAATCGTACAATTGTTGGCAAAAAACAAGAATGGACCATATCGGTTGGTGCAAAACTAGGTTCACTTTCTGTTAAAGATTACATAGAAAATGTAAACTGTGAAAATAGTAAATTTATTGAAAAAATGTACATTGATAATAATTTTATTTGTACTCATGTTCAAAAAATTGAAAATGAAGAATATTCTGGAATTGTATATGATCTACAGGTAGAAGAAGATCATTCATTTACTGGGCCATTTTTAACAATACATAATTGCGGCGCGGGAATGGTGAACATTTGTGTAATGCTTAATGGTGAGCCTGTATTAACTTTCTCCACCACAAAGAGTGGTGACTGGATTGATCGTATGGCAGCGGTTGCTACTGGTCAAACAGATAGCATTGTCCAGGCTGAGAAAGAAGGTGGAGATTTCACCATTGGAGAGCCTAATGATAATCAAATTCTTGCTGCTGTTTCTTCTTATTATGAACGTCTTATTGATTATACCACCAAGCAACTTGCTGCTGCTTTAGCTGATCACAAGGATCTTCCAAAGTTTAAGGATCCTTTGCCGGTTGTAGTGGGTGGCGGAACAACGCAGGCTAAGGGTTTCGTAGCTACATTTGCAAAGAAGCTTGAAGCTAATGGTTTCCCTGTTGCAGTTAAGGAAGTAAGACACGCCGCAGATCCTCTTCATGCTGTTGCTAGAGGATGTTTAATTGCGAGTCAAATACTTTGATTTAAACTAGAATTTGAAATAAAGGACCGCGAAAGCGGTCCTTTTTCATTTGTAGAAAATATTTATTGAACATGAATAATGATTCTTTAAAAGAAATTATTAAAGAAATAATTGTCAAAGAATTCATGGCAATTAGTTTAGGTGCCGGGAGCATGATACCTTCGGGTCAAATTGCTGGAGGACCGGCATTGCCATTGGGTGTGCCAAATAAAATTCCATCTGATATAGCATCGCCCGCCGGTAGGAAAAAAAGAAAAAGGAAAAAGAGAAAAAGCGGATTAAATGAAGCAAACTCTGTAATTGGCATGAATTTGGCTGCGTGGGGGGTAGATACACCTGAACAATTATTTGGAAGCAATTATCTAACTGATACAGATACGGAAATGTATACAGATGGAGATGAAACAAATATTCCGAATAATAAAAATACAAAAACAAGTAAATATAAAAGCAATGCACATAAAGTAAATCCATCAAAAGATAGATTTTCTTCTAAAAAACAAAATTTCTCTTCTGGTAGAGATAGTAAAATATTAAAAACTAGTTCGCAAAAAGCTTTACACTTGAAAAGTAAAAATCCATTTCATGAATTAATGTGGGCAGGAGATGCCTCTGTTCCAAACATCTTAAAAGTAAGATACGTTATTTTAGAAGAATATTTGAAAGAAAATTCTGGATATGTAAAAATATCAAACGAAGGACATCCTTATGTTTCTACAGCAATCATTCATCTAGACAAAGATATAACAGAAGAAACAAAAGATGCACTAACTAATTTTTTGCAATTCTGTCAAGCAATGTTAGGAATTCAAGTTTTTCCAGAGATATATATCGTATCTGAACGTATGCCAGGGATGACTACCGGAGCATATCTTCCAAGCCGAAAAATTGTTCTTGCATTATCTGAAAATAGATTGATGATAGATGTATTCAGAACAATTGCTCATGAATTAACTCATTGCAAGCAACATGAGCGCGGCGAGCTTGACAATCTCCCAGAACGAAAAGGCGAAGACGATATGGGCGACGTTAATACGCCATATGAAAATGAAGCCTATATGAATTCAGGAAATTTTTCAAAAGCTTGGGCAAGGCTATATAAAGGCATGACAAGAGATGAAATCTTTTCAGCAACAATGTGAATTGTAAAACAATAAATCTTTATCCATATATTTATGAATATGGAGTAAAAAAATATAAATGAGATTTATTATTGATTTATCATTGAAATTATTAACACTCGTTTACATTACGTTTTTAGCCTCCTGCAATCAAAATCAAAGAACCTTAAATCGAATCGGTAGTTCTGAATTAAATCTTGCTCTAGATTCTACAATAGCTTTTATTTCAGAAAGAAACTCCACAGAAATAAGTCGAGCAGTAGATATTACTTGTTCTGGATTTTTCATTGAGGATCGACTTATTTTAAGTGCTCTACACTGTTTTCAAAGTACAAGAGTTTTTGTTTTACCTACAGGGGAAATGGTACAAATACCCACAGTACTAGATCCTACAGGAATAGAATTCCAGTTCGTATATCGCAATCAAATTGATCAAAGCTCTCTCATTCTTCTTAGAGAAGAAATAAATATTGCATCTGTAGTTGCAGTTGATTTAGATATGGATTTAGCAATATTATCTCTTACAGAGGATACAAATTCTAGCAATGCATATCTATCTATCTCTGATTTTGAGCCACAAATAATAGACACAGTATATACAATAGGACATCCGGTTGAATTAGCTTGGTCTATCTCTGATGGAATTATCTCTAGAATTTTATTAGATAGAAATGTAATGCAAACAAATATTACAATTGTTGGCGGATATTCTGGTGGTCCTTTACTAAATATTAGAGGTGAAGTTATTGGAGTTGCAGATTCATACATAAGAAATGTTTCGCAAGTCTCTTTCTTTGTCGGTAGACAAAGAATTCAAAATTTCTTAAGAACCTATCGTTCACATGACTCAAGATAAACAAATATTAAAAGAATTTATTAAATTGATTATAGAGAATGTTTTGGACAAGATGGGTGCCCAGCATGTTAGTACCTCTATTCGTGGCTCCTGGTTCCCTGTATACGCCTACAGAGGGGATCCTGGAATTGCTCGTCACAGAGAAGTTATGGGAAAAGTAAGAAAAAATTTACAGAGAAAAGCTTATTCTCATGATCCTCCAAGGATGGGGCTTGGAGAAGGAATTATTAAACTTCTTGAAAGTAAAATTGAAGATACAATCAATCAATATGCAGGAAAAGATCCGCAGATATTGCAATATCTTGAATATCTTAAAAAAAATAAAATAAACTCAAAGTATGTTCCATGGGCTACTAAAATTGGAAAAGAATTTATAGAAAAAAATAAAGAATCAATAGATGGAGATGTCCTATGGAATCTTTCTGGCATTGTAGTCAATGTAACTTCTAGATTTGAAGATTTATCTAAAAAAAATTTAATTCCAGCAGATAAAAAAGATCATACAAAATATAAAACATTAAAAGATTTAGAAGATAGTGTACTTGACACTGAAGATACTGCTAGAGAAAAGAAAACAAAAAATATAGCTAAAAAAAATGTCAAAAAAATTTATGAAAATGATACATATATCATTTTAGAACCAGCCTCCCAAGAGGCTTCTTGTGTATATGGAAAAGGAACTAAGTGGTGCATATCATCTACTGATGATCGGAATTATTTTGATGACTACGTGAAACGAGACGTTAGATTTTTATTTATTATCAATAAAAAAACTGAAGATAAAGATGCAATTTCATTTTCTGGAGATATTCCTACAATAGAAATACATTCCGCTAATGATTATTCGCAAGATATAAATTATATTGAAGAAAAATATGATGAAAATATTCTCAAAGCTCTCAATAAATTCCTAACTCCAATTATTGACACAACTCCATTTTTCACCCTTACAGAAAATGATATAAAAGAAGATCCATATTCTATTGTAAATGATTGGCAATTATTCGAAAGAATAATGAAAGAAAAACCGAAGTTTGGATATAGCATAATCCAAGCATTATCTACTGATGGGGCTTTTAAAGAATTATTGATAAATGAAAAAAAACCTATAAAAATTGCAAATCGAATCACTAAAGGTATAGAAAGTTTATTTTATACAGATATTGTTAACGATACTGAAAAAGTACGCAATTTATTAAAATTTATTGAAAATAATAAATTACAGATATCTGAACGAATTCTGCAAATGATGATTGCGAAAATAATATCCGATAAAGAAAAAATTAAATTTGCCTTGATTCTTCTTATTGTGGCAGGGCAGTCTATTGCAAAAAGTACTATAGAAAGTTATTTAAAAAATTCAAATTTAAAAGAAAAGTTCGAAGAACTTCAAAAACTTCAAAATTTTTTTATGAGGATACATTTTTTCCTTCCCGAACGATTAAAGCGTTCCGTGGAAGACGACTGGGAATCTTTTATGAACAAAAAAGAAAATCTTAATCAAGGACTAGAAACCTTATTAAAAATCGGTGATAAATATAAATGGAATTTTACAGGCGCAGTAAAAGAGCTAGTAAAGTAATTGATACAAACCAACAGATATAAAAGAATAATTTCATGTGCTACTCTTAACAGATGCTAAATTGGTTTAAAAGTCTGTTTGATAAACAAGATTCTAAAAAAGATAAAAATTTAAAATCAATTCAAAAAATTGCTAGCGAATTAGTTGTTGGCGATGAAGTTCTTGTATCTTTCAAAGATCCTAATAAAATATTTTCTCCGCATCCACCTTCTAGATGGAATTTGAGCGAAGAAGAAAATAATAGGGGTTCTTTAAAAGGCACTATAACATTAATTTTAGAAGAATCTAATAGTATAACCGGGTTAGAGTTATCTTGTATTTGTCTAGGAAATGGACAAAACAAGTGGAGAAGTACAATTTTTTTCCTAGATGAAATCCGGGATATAAAACTGTTGAAATTTGATAAGGAATGATATGAAAAAATTACACATTTATTCTCAATATCAACAGCATGATGATGCAGTAATAATCGGAACAAGAGAAGCTTTAGAAGCTCTGCAAAAGGCGCTTAATCAACTTATTTCTTCTGGCAAATCAGAAAAAGATGTTAAAGTTGAATTCGAATGCCATGATGGAGAAAGTTATGATTTGTTTATTCAAATGAAGCCAGATCTTGGAGATGATAATCTTCCTTATATTTCTTGGAAAAATGGGATGGAGAAAGTGTATGAAAAAAGAATTTGATATCAAACAATTATTTCGTAAAGAAACAGTTTTAGACAAAGGACATGTTGAATTAATGGATGGCATGATAACGCATCCTATGTTGAAAGTTGTTAATTCTGCAAGAGTTTCTTTCTTGAAAGAAGCAAAAGAATTAACAGAACGTGATGCTAAACTTATAAAATTTTTAATTGATCATGAACATTTTTCAACTTTGCGTCATTCTTATTTTTCTTTTAGAATAAAAGCACCTCTCTGTGTTTTCCGTCAATGGTGGAAATATCAGATAGGTTCTCAATGGCTTGAAAATGAAAATGTTGGTTCAATTGAAATTCAAGATACTTCATGGAATGAAGCCTCCGGAAGATATGTGGAATTTGAACCAGAATTTTATATTCCAGAAATAATTCGAATTCAATCCAAAGACAATAAGCAGGGCAGTCATGGCAAGCTTGAAGCTTTGGAAAGCGGTGTTGATCCAGTAGATTTCTTTAGAAATGTTTGTGATTTTCAATATCAAAACTATAAAGCAATCGTGAGTGCTGGCGGAGCAAAAGAACAAGCAAGAATGCTTCTTCCGCAAAATATTTATTCCGAATGTATCTGGACTTGTTCTTTGCAAACAATTCTATTTTTTCTTCATCAACGTCTTAAAGAAGATGCTCAATGGGAAATTAGAGAATATGCAAAAGCTATTAAAAATTTAGTACAACCAATTCTTATTGATGATATCATTAAGTGATATAACCGTAGATGTTCGCTTATGATTGAAGCTGATTATATTGATCAGAATATTTCACGCCAAGATAGGGAACCATAGTAATCCCTTGTGCCGGAACCAAGATGCATAACAGCCAATACAAGCTGATCTGAAATATTATTTATATCTGTACCAATCAAAAGAGAACTTCTTATATCTCCTATTGTAGCAGCATTAACCGATACACCTTGTCCAGAAACATGCCCGCTCTTAATAACTGTTCCACCTGTTAAGGTGTTGCTTATGGTTCTTGATATATCATATTCTATTGCGGAATTTGTGATAGGAACCCATGATGCTGCATCTAATCCAGCAACAGTTGGATTTAATATAAGCGCCCAAAGAAAGGTATCTGCTGATGTAGGAACCATTGATATGTCGATGGGATATATTGTTGCACCAATATAAGTATTTTTAAGTCTAATACTGATTAAAGGACAGAAAACACCGTTTGGTGCGTTTAATAATCTACTTGTTCCACGATTGGCTGAATGCAGAGTTCCTAATATTTCTAAACCACCCTCAGAAAGAACGGTAGAGCATATTTCTGTAAGTGAACCTACCGATCCTGCTGCTGAACTTCTTATTTCATATCTTACAGGAAGATTTGGCGTTGACATATATACGCCAGTTAGAGTATTTGCCCTATTGAACTCATGAACGTATACTGGCAATCCATTTAAAACAAATCCAGTTCTAACCCTTCCAACGCCAAGCCATTCAAGATCAATAAAACAAATTTGTGCTTTTGTTATATCAAGTGCTATTCCACTTGAGCCGCTACCATCTAATTTATCTAAATTCCACGCACTTTGACTAACTTGTGTTGTGGCCGGAGTGCTTGTGTAGTTGGAACGTAAGCAGAAATTTAAATTGCTCCCGCTTTGCTCAAAGAATATACCATTTTTATCATCATAATACCCGGTTCTCCTAATGATGTTTGAAACCGGCGAACCAAAGACAAATGATGATATAAAAACTAAAGACTTTCCTGGTTGATAATTTATTCTTTGTTTAGATTGTTTAATAGCTAATGCACCGGCTGTACCACTAACTGACATAAGGGTGGCAGCTTGATTTTGATTATAATTTAATTGTCCATTTGATGCGCTTGTAGACCAAAACAAGTCTTGGTTATCAAATATTTGTTTACTTTCAAAAAGAGTAACTGGATTGCTAACTCTTAGCCGACCAAATGCATCAAGCCCTGGATTATCTCTAAACCCTGCGATTGTTACGCTGCCAGACATAGCTACTGTCCAAGGATTTGTTCCTTGAGCAGCGGTTACGCTATCAGAGCCGGAATTTAAATTACGTATGTCTACGTCGCCAGAATTTAATTCATTGAATATGGCAGCAAGACTATTTGATAAAACATTTTGAGAAGCAACTATTGAACTGGAAACGTCACTATCTGCAACAATAAGCTTATTATTTACATCTTGCTGTAGTGCAATTCCATTGTCGCCATAAACTGTTACATCATCAGTAGTATAATCTAAATCTCTGATATCAAGATTAACAGCACTAACACTTTGAGTTAATGGAAAGTTTGTTATTCCGACAGAACCGGTGACAAATAAATCTCTTGAAGGGGCTTGTCTTAATACACCAACATCACCACTTGAAGTTACAGCAGCCGGGATATTAATCGTTGACCCTGATATTACTACGTTAACATCACTTTGAATTGGTATATTAAATGGCATATGAATCTCTCTTATATCCTATAAATATATAATGATTTGAGATAAGCTAACAGCTTGCATTACAAGAGGAACGAATGGGAAAATATAAAGAACTTGCAGAACAAATCGGAAATTTAGTTGATCAGAAAAATGCTGCTTACGGCTCAAGTTTTGATCAAGCTGGAGATTTTTTAAAACTATTATATCCAGATGGTATTCCGGTAGATTCGTATACAGATGCACTATGCATAGTTCGTATTTTTGACAAACTTAAACGATTAGGAAATGCTAGTAATTTACCTGCAAATGAAGGAAAAATTGATGCATGGAAAGACATAATTGGCTATGGCTTACTTGGTCTTTATAAAGACACGGCAACAAAAAAAGAATAACTATATTTTAATACTAAAATATGCTATTGTAAGTTATTCTCTAACGAAAGATATAAAATGCTAGGCTTATGTTGTCAAATCATTGAACCTGTTCACAAGAGAACAGGTAATATTACCTATGTCAATATTTTAGAAGAAAAAACTTTACAGTTAGGTGCTTTCCAGAGTGGAAAGTATACGAGAGAAAAAATATCTCAAACCTATCATCATAATGTTGATCAACACATTAAGACGTTTCCCTATCTCATTAGGAACAAAATTAATTCTTTTCGTTTAACATCTGGATTATTTCCACTTTGGGAATTTAATCATGAAATGGTTAAGGCTGATGAAATTTTGCTTTCTAAATTGAAAACTCTAGGTAAATTGTTTACCGATAATAACATTCGTGTTACTTGTCATCCTGGACAATTTACCGTGCTGTCTAGTGATAGCGTCAATGTAGTAAACAATTCTATTCGCGAGCTTGAATATCATGCATGGGTTTTTGATGTTATGGGTCTACCCCTTTCAAGCTATGCAGCTATAAATATTCATGGCGGTAAAGCGGATCGATCATCGAATATCATAAATGTATATCGTTCTCTTCCAGATAATATTCGTTTGCGTCTTACTCTAGAGAATGATGAACGATGCTATAATGTCGGTCAGCTATTGGATATCCATGATCGTTGTGGTGTTTCTGTAGTGTTTGATAGTCACCATTTTACTTTCAATACCGGCAATATGTCATTTGCTGAAGCTTTTGATGATACTCGTGCTACCTGGGGTTCTATCAAACCATTGCAGCATATCAGCAATACCGAGCCTGGTATGGAGGATGCTCCATTCAATCAACGGCGGGCTCATTCGCAATATATTCACTATATTCCGGATATGCAGCTAGAAGCCATGCGGGATGATACGATTGATGTAGATGTTGAAGCTAAACACAAAAATCTTGCCATTTTTGCTTTACGAGAAAGATATAATCTTATATAAAAGATAAGAAAATCTATTTTCTTGAATTATGCTTTCCGTATATGAAAGCAAAAAGAAAAGCTGGTCAAAATAAGTTAGTCAAAGATAAATGTGAGATATGTGGTTTTAATAAGAGTGCCGCATTAAATCTCCATCACATTATTCCTCGATGCGATCCAAGATGCACAAATGACAATCACAATCTTGCTGTAGTATGTCATTCATGTCATGATCTTGTACACGCTTCGCCGCCAGAGATAACAATTGTAGGAGTATACAGTTCTACTGCTGGCAGAAAATTATTTTTCTATTATGGAGATAGCCCACCTCCAGATTTTCTTCCACGAGAATTTTGGAAGATTAAACCAGAAGAAAATCTATTGCTTGCTCGTGGTAAGCGTAACATTTGACATACACGACTACTAGTTTAAATTGCCATAATATTTATCATCATGGAACAAAATAAAAAAGACAAAGTTTGTAAAGTCTGTCTACAAAAAAAGTCATTTAATTTATTTTCATAGGTTGGTTATGGAAATATTGTTATTTTGTATTTTATTCTTATTAGAATTACCGGCAGTTTGGTTTCTGTGGACACTTGCACATGAAGCTTCACATGTAATCGTTGCCAACATAGTAGCCGAAATAACAGACGTTAAATGGTGGCTCTATCCACATAAGGATGAAGCTGGAAACTTTTATTTTGCAAAAGTTCAATGGTTATGGGATCCAAATGAAGTCAAACCAAATGAACTGGCTTTAATATACTTAGCTCCAAGACTAATGAATATTGTAGCCGCATTAGCTTTGCCTTTTGCGGCTTTATTTCCATTACCTTGGATGATTGCATGGATAATTTTTTGGGGAGCAGGTATTGTAGATTTCTTTGTTGGTTCTATGGGAATTAATGAATATTCTGATTTAAAAAGAGCTGCCGCAGCTTTGAATATAGAACCTAATATTATACGTATAACAGGATTCTCTGTTATTGGGTTATCCGTAATATTGTGCTTTCTTTTAATTGGATTAAGTTATTGAACATGAACATTTGTTCAATAAACTATTTATAATTTGATATTTAAACTTGCAATTAAGTAAAATTTTATGAATAAAGAACAACACGTTAATCAGATTACAGAAAATGTCCTTAGAGATTTAATATCTTCAACAAGAAAAAAACATAAAGAATTAACTTCACAAGAAACTGTGGAAGAAATAAAGTATAAAGATACTGACATTTCTCATTGGCATATTTCTGTTGAAAACGTTACAAAAAAAGGATTAAAATTTTTACAATCAAATACTGATAAAATTTTATCTGAAGAAATAAGAATAAATTTTGATATAAAGTTGCCAACTGATTTAGAAGTATTATCAAATATTTTTAAAAATTCGGGAAAAGAATTCTATCTAGTAGGTGGTTCCGTAAGAGATGCCTTGCTAGGAAAAACTCCAAAAGATTTTGACGTAACTACAAACGCTACTCCAGAAGAAATAGAAACTATTTTAAGTCGTTATCCAGAATATAAAATTCTGGAATTAGGTCGTGCCTTCGGTATTATAAAAATAATAACCCCAGAGAGAAATGAATATGAAATTGCTACTTTTAGAACCGATATAGGAAAAGGCAGAAGACCTGAACGTGTTGAATTTGCAACGATTGAAAAAGATGTTGCCCGTCGTGATTTAACGATGAATGCTCTTTTTTATGATATCTCAAATAAAGAGATTGTTGACTATGTAGGCGGTATACAAGACATAGAAAATAAAGTTGTAAAAACCGTAGGTAATGCAAAAGAAAGATTTGATGAAGATAGATTAAGAATATTAAGAGCATTAAGATTTGCTGCTCGTTTTGGGACTAAATTAGATAAAGAAGCAGATAAAGCAATATCCGATGATAATTCTTTAGAAGGAGTATCAGGCGAAAGAATAAGAGATGAATTCTTAAAAGGAATAAAATCTGCAATTAGTCCTATTAGTTTTTATCAACTGATAGAACGTTACAATCTATGGGAGCAAATATTCCCAGGACTGGTTGTTAACAAAGAATATTCAGAAACAAACGATATCCCAGTAGCTTTAGCACTTTTATTACAAAACAATGATGCAAAAGCTGTGGCGATAAAACTAAATAAAGCAAAATATACTGTAGATGAAATCAGACAGGTTCAATTTTTACTCGACTTCAAAAACATTTCTCCAGAAACAGCTTTAAAATTGAAAAAAATATATAAGATTAGTGGATTAAAAGATTCTTCTCTTGAAGAATTTTCAGATGCAATAGGATTACCAAGCAAAATTACAAATGCATTTATAAATTATAATCCTAGTGTTTCTAGAGAAGATTTCCCAGAATTATCAGGAAAAGAATTAGGTCTTGCAATAATAAAAAAAGAAAAAGAAAATTTCGAAAAATTAATTTCTGAAAATAAAAGAAATTTAGAAAAAATTTTAGAAAATATAAGCATAGTTGATGAAATGGCAATTAGCAGTTTAAAACTGTCGGAAATTGGAACCGTAGATCTTCTTTTGGAGATATTGATAGAAGATTATTGACTTCTCCACGGGCAATAGAAAAGATCAAACGTCAATGGGAAAAAACTCCATTTGATTTTGACATATATCTTGTTAACGATCCAAGAGTCAATAAGTCTAAATTTAGAGAAATTGGTCTAGTCAACATGGACTTTGGAAGAAAAAAAATGAAACTTACTCCCGAAGAAATTCCGGATCCTGATGGCAATACAATAACGATTATATACACCAGCAACACGGGCGCAGAGCGTTATATGGCATCTGGTTGGATACTTGCACATCGTTTGGGACATGCATTTGCAAGAAACGGTGGAATCCCAGCGGAAAAATGGAATGTTTTTCGTGAAAGTTTACGTAATCGTTTTGCTGCTATTTTAAAAGAAGTTTATGGAATTGATGTTTATAGTAAAACATATGATTTTGCAGGAAATGCCGAAAAAGATAAAATATTAAAATATGTAGCTCAAGAGCTTGGCACGATGAAAAGTGCTCGTGATAAAAAAATGCGTAGTTGGTATGAGTTTGCTTATGAATTATTGGCTCAATATCTTTTAACTGGTAAGATTAAGTTTAATCCATTGCCACAGTCTATCATTACTGGAATTGCAGGATGGGGTCGCAAAAAAACAAGATATAGCCAAAACGAAGAAGCCCGACAAGCAATTAACTTAGAAGAATTAGATTCTATTGCTTCAGAAATAGAAGCAGATTTAGAAATCGTTCTTGGCTCATCTGTTGGTAAAGTTTTTGTGATGTGATTATTTTATTTTTTCTTCTTTGAGATAAAAATTTATATCTTCAA